GTTCGCCTCACTCCCCGAAGTCGTTGCCCCCAACACGATGTGGGTGGTGCTGGACCCAGGGTCCCTCAACCCCGAAATCGTGCTCGTCACCGCACATGCGGCTGGTGCCACGACCATCACCATCACCCGAGGCCAGCAGCAGTCCCTCGGCGGCTACCCGGCGCGTGGTCACGCCTCCGGTACCACGTGGGCGCACGGCCCCACGGCTGACGACTTCCTTCACCCCCCGACTGGTCCTACTGGCCCTGCTGGACCGACCGGTCCTACTGGTGCTGGTAGCCAGGTAACAGGGCCGACTGGTGCCACTGGTCCGTCCGGGCCGACAGGGCCGACAGGACCCGCTGGCCCGACCGGTGCCCAAGGGCCGACTGGCCCCACCGGTTCGACCGGCGCAGCAAGTACGGTCACCGGCCCCACGGGTCCGACCGGCCCTTTGGGACCAACAGGCCCCACGGGTGCTACCGGTGCCTCCGGTGCCACCGGACCCACAGGTGCTAGCGGCCCCACCGGCCCCACCGGCCCCACAGGTGCTAGCGGTGCCGCATCCACCGTTACTGGTCCCACTGGTCCGACCGGTCCCACTGGCCCGAAAGGTGAGTTCGGCGGGGCGTCGTTCCGGTACCACTATCTCACCGACATCGTTGACTCGGACCCCGGTTCCGGTCACCTCAAGTTCGACGGCCCCCTGAGCGGCGCATCCCAGTTGTTCATCTCGTTCACGGATGGCGACGGCATTGATGTCCAGTCCTATTTGGACACGATTGACGACTCCACCTCGTCCATCAAGGGCCATTTCAAGATGTACGAGGTGGCCAACCCCGACAACTACGTCTACTACGCCATCATCGGGAACCACTACCACCACGCCCCGTACTACGAGGTGCCGATTGCCTACAACGCAGGCAACATCGCCACTCTTCCCGACGAGACTCCGGTAGCCATCACGTTCGCCCGTACCGGGGACATCGGTGACGTGGGTCCGACCGGGCCGGAGGGTCCGACCGGGCCGGAAGGCCCCACGGGACCAACTGGTTCGACTGGCCCGACCGGTGCGGCATCGACCGTCACAGGTCCAACTGGTCCGCAGGGTGCCACGGGTGCCACCGGACCTACCGGGGCCACTGGTGCTGCAAGCACCGTCACCGGTCCCACCGGTCCGACCGGGGCTACCGGCCCCACAGGTGCTACCGGAGCGGCGTCCACCGTGACCGGTCCGACTGGGCCTACCGGTGCTACCGGTGCTGCGTCGACTGTCACTGGACCCACCGGACCTACCGGGGCTACCGGTGCCGCCAGCACGGTGACCGGTCCTACTGGTGCCACTGGTGCCACTGGGCCAACCGGGCCGACCGGTGCTGCGTCCACAGTCACGGGACCGACTGGCCCTACTGGCGCAGCATCAACCGTCACCGGCCCCACAGGTGCCACAGGGCCAACTGGAGCAGCCAGCACCGTGACCGGCCCGACCGGTCCGACTGGGGCGACCGGGGCCAGTATCACCGGACCGACCGGACCAACAGGTGCGGCATCAACCGTCACCGGCCCTACTGGCCCGACCGGCCCAACCGGTGCAGCGAGCACGGTGACCGGCCCGACCGGTTCCCAAGGGCCTACCGGCCCCACCGGGCCGACCGGAGCAACCGGGGCGGCGAGCACTGTCACCGGGCCTACCGGGCCAACTGGGGCGACCGGAGCAACCGGGGCCGCTTCGACCGTCACTGGGCCTACCGGCCCAACCGGCCCAGCCAGCACCGTTACCGGACCAACGGGTCCGACTGGCCCAGCATCCACAGTGACTGGCCCGACCGGTGCCACCGGAGCAACCGGACCGACCGGCCCGACAGGTGCTGCCTCAACGGTGACCGGTCCCACTGGCCCCACCGGTGCAGCCTCAACTGTGACCGGCCCCACCGGTCCGACCGGTGCCGCATCAACCGTCACCGGACCCACAGGACCGACCGGTCCCACCGGACCCGGTGTCACCGGGCCTACCGGGCCTACCGGGCCAGCCGGGTCTGCCTCCGCAGGTGGGTCACCCGGTGATGTCCAGTACAACAGTGCTGGTTCGCTCGCAGGTGCGGTGGGCCTCACCGTCACCGCCGAGGGCCTGCTGAACATCGAAGAGGGCATCACCGCCTCCGCCCCGGCGACCGGGTACACACTGTTCACCCGAGTGCTGGCGGAACGCCGACTCCCCGCCTACGAGCCGCCGTCAGGGATCGACTCGGCTCTCCAGCCGTTCCTCGCCCGCAACGGCGTGAGCATTTTCCGTGCCCATCCCGGTAGCAACGCTTTGACCGGCATGGGCTTTACGTTGCAAGCGACCGGTACCGCTGCGGCTCTGGCACCGACCACTACGAACCTCGCCCAGTCGACAGTGGGACTGAACATCACGGCTACGGCTTCCACCTCCGCTGTGGTGGGTTTCCGTACCTCCAATGCCGCTTCTGGCCTGACGATGTGGCGCGGTAACGCAGCGGGGCTGGGAGGGTTCTTCTTCCTCTGCCGGTTCCGTACCACCTCGGCATGGCCCGCCAACGCCCGTTGCTTCGTCGGCCTGTCCAGCATCTCTCCCGCCACTGCCCCCGCCGATGCCCAGCCGTCCACGTTGGCCACCTTGGCGCACTGCCTCGGCGTGGGGCTGGACGGTGGTGGCACGAACGACGCCAACTGGCAGTTCATGATAAACGACAACGTCGGCACGGCCACCAAGGTCAACACCGGTATCGCTCGTCCCACATCGGACAACCAGTTGCTGGAAATCATGATCTTCGCCAAGCCGAACGACTCGTTCGTGTACTTCGCCTTCAACGAGTTGGTGAGTGGGTCGACCGTTACCTACACGGCGAGCACCGACCTGCCAGCCAACACGCAGTTCCTCGCCCCCCGTGGTTTCCGCAGCGTCGGCGGCACCAACTCCGCCATCGGTCTGGCCATCGTTTCCCTCTACACGGAGTCCGACAACTGAAGTAGGGGTTCCGTTCCCTTTACATGGCTACACTCCCCCGTATGCCGAGTTATCCCAACTGGTTCAAGCAGGTCGGGGCTGACCTCAACTTCTCCCAGTTCCTGACGGAGATGCCCGCACAGCCTCGCTTCTTGCAGATCGGTGCCTTCGTCGGCCACGCTTCCGAGTGGCTGTTGCGGCAGTTCCCCGAGGGTGTCATCTTCGACGTGGACACGTGGGAAGGCTCTGCCGAAGAGGCCCATGAGGTGTTCGATTGGGCCGATGTGGAACGCTCCTACGACGAGCGGATGGCCCCCTACAGCGACCGGGTCATCAAGTGCAAGACCACGTCAGACGACTTCTTCGCCCACAACGAGGCCCTGTTCGACTTCATCTACATCGACGGAGCGCACACCGCCGCCCAGGTTCTCACTGACGGCATCCACGCCGCCCGCTCCCTCAAGCCAGGAGGGATCATCGCCTTCGATGACTACACCTGGGGCCTGTCCCTGCCGGTGGCTGACCGCCCCCAAGCGGGCATCGACATCTTCCTCTCCCAGTACCGGACCCAGTGCACGCTGCTGGAGATGGGCTTGCAGGTGTGGGTCAGGTGGACCGTCTGATGCCGTGGTCCTACTCATCCCATCGCCAAGCGGCGCAGGATTACCTCTCTGCACTGTGCCCTCGTACCGCTCTGGACGTGGGTGTCGGGGCCGGGGTGTGGCAGGAGGTGTACCCCGCCGCCGACTGGACAGGCATCGAAGTGTGGGAGCCGTACGTCGAACGCTTCGGGCTGGAAGCCCGGTATCGGATGATCGTGGGCGACGCCACCAAAGTGGACCTCGGTGGCCCCTACGACGTAGCCATCCTGGGTGACGTGCTGGAGCACACCGACAATCCACTCGCCCTCTACGAGCGAGTGCGAGAGGTGGCCTGCAAGGTCATCGTCCAGGTGCCCCTCGGTGAGTGGCCCCAGGGGGAGGAGGAGGGCAACCCCTATGAGACGCATCGGGTCACGCTCACTGCCGAAGAAGTCCAGGGGTGGCCGGGGGTGGACTCCTTCGTTGAGAAGGATCGCATTGGGCTGATGTTCTGCTCCGGTCTGGCCCCCGCACGGCGACACAAGGTCGCCGTCTACTGCATCACCAAGAACGAAGAGCAGTTCATCGCTCGCTGGGCCGAAAGTGCTGCCCAGGCTGACTACCGGGTGGTGGTCGACACCGGCTCCACCGACAACACCATCGAAGTGGCACGTGCCGTTGGCTGCATCGTCCACCAGATCACCGTCTCGCCATGGCGTTTCGATGACGCCCGCAACGCCTCACTCGCCCTGCTTCCGAGCGATACCGACTGGTGCATCGCCCTGGATGCTGACGAGGTGCTGGTACCGGGGTGGCGTCCCTACATGGACAACATCCCCGAGGGTGTCACCCGACCTCGGTACCGCTATGTGTGGTCGTGGACGGGGGATGGTTCCCCAGGTGTCACCTACTTCGGGGACAAGGTCCACACCCGGCACAACTACCGGTGGGTCCACCCGGTCCACGAAGTGCTGACCCCCTCCGTACCGGAGTTGCAGGCCATCATTGGTCTGGAGATTCACCACCACCCCGACCCGACCAAGTCCCGTGGCCAGTACTTCCCGCTGCTGGAACTGGCGGCGAAGGAGCGGCCCAACGACGACCGCAACGCTCACTACCTGGCTAGGGAGTACTTCTTCACCGGCCAGTACGAGGAGGCTGCTGCGGAGTTCAAGCGTCACCTGGCCCTGCCCACCGCTCAGTGGGCGGCAGAACGCGCCCGCAGCATGCTGTACCTCAGCCGCATCCCCGGCGAGGACCGGGGGAAGTGGGTCTTCTCTGCCCTGTCCACCGACATGAGCCGACGTGAGAACTGGGTGGAGTTGGCCAAGTACTGGTATGAGCAGCAGGACTGGAAGCAGTGCCTCGCCGCCGCAGAGCACGCACTCTCCAGGGACACGCCGTCCCTCGACTACATGACTGACCCCGAGGCGTGGGGATACCTCCCTTACGATCTGGCAGCCATTGCTGCCTGGAACCTGGAGAACCCCGAACTGGCGATGTCCTACGGTGAGGAAGCGGTGAAGTTGGCCCCCGACGATGAGCGGCTCCAGCGAAACTTGGCCTGGTACCGTGGGGATGTCTCGGAGGACACATGAACACCCCCTGGTCACTCGGCTCGTTCCAGTTCGGTCGACACCCTTTCGCCGGGTGGTCGATTGGCACGGACATCGCAGCCGACGTGGCCGAGGCCCTGGCCGAAGCCTTCCTCCCCGAGACTCGGGGTGGTGGCCGGGTCTATCCCTTCACGGCGTTCGCCCTTGCCAGGATGTTCGACCCCGAGATTGAAACTCGGTTCACGAACTATCACACTGTCTGGCGGCTGGACGGCTCCTATACCACCAAGCAATGGGATGGGTCGCAGTGGGTCACGTTCTCCCCGCTGAGGATCGGCCCGTACTCGGTCGAAGGACAGTGGGTCACCGAGAAGCAGTGGGACGGAACCACCTGGACTGAATCTCCCGTGGTGACCTCTCCCCCCACGACCACCACCGGGCAATGGGCTGTTCGGCGGGTGTGGAACGGCACGGAATGGGTGTTGCTGGGCCAGGAGTGGGTTGCGTAGTAACCTTGCCGCATAGGAGGGTATGACAATGCCTGGAGCAACACTCCCGAGTTCCGACACGCTGGCCGTCTGGACGGACAACACCGACAACTGGCGTGCGGAAGATGCCGACTACCTCCAGCGGCGATCCATCCTCCGGTTCTCCACCACGGGGTTGAAGATCACGGCCCTGGGGCCGTCCCTCTCCATCCCCTCGCCCACCGCAGGCCAGGCTGCGTACGTCACGCAGACCGACAGCATCGAATACATCGACTCCACCGGGGCGTGGCGGCAGGTCAACGCCTTCAAGCACGCCGACTTCGATGACAGTGCTGCCGGGTTCGGCATGCGGATCAGCACTGACTCTTCGAACGCCATCACCCTGGAGACGGGGCAGGCGGTCCTCGGTGCCAACCGGAACCTCATCGTCACCGGGTCCTCCGTGCTGCTCAAGACCGGTGCAGCCACCGCCACGCTGACCACCAACAGCACCCATCTCCTCTCCAGCCTCCCGCTCTCTGCCTCAGCGGCCTCGCTGGGTGCGATCACCGCCACCAGCGTCGATGCCGGTGCGGGCCTGGTGGAGTCCGGTTCGCTGCACGTGACTGGGCAGGCCACGGTCGGCACTCTGGCTGGCGGTGCCTCCTCCCTCGGTGCGGTCACCGCCACGTCCGTCAACACCGGCAGCGGTGCCATCACGGGCGGTGCTCTCACCGGCACCACCGTGCGCGGCGGTGTGGCCGTCCTCGGCACCGGAACCAACGCTTCCCGGCTCTCGCTGTTCGGCTCCACGACGGCCTACGTCGACCTGTACAACAGCGCGACGACGGTGGCAGGTGACTCCATCACCCTGGCCCCCACCAGTGACACCACCGCCGTGATGCACAGCGTCGGACTCCCCTTCGCCACCGTGCTGGTGTCCTCCGGTACCCCGGTCGCCGCTGACTACCCCGAAGGGACCCTCTGGGTGAAGCCGTGACCACCCTCTACCGCAACACCGGGTCGGCCTGGGTCGAAGTCGCAGACGGGAGCCTCAAGTTCCGGTCGGTCACCACCATCCCCCAAGCATGGCTGCGGACGACCACTGCGGTACCCAGCGGTCCCTCCCTGGTGGACTTCTTGGAGCCTTCCGAGGCGTCCGTCCGTACGACTGACTCGGCGGGGAACCCGGTCTGGCTGAATGTCGGGTATCAGCAGGTGCTGGCCGCTCCCGGTGCCCCGGTGGTCAGTTCATTCGATTTCAACTACAACCGCACGCTGACCGACCCGACCTCCAAGTTGGTCGTGTCCTGGTCCGACCCCACCAGTGGGCACCTCCCCACCAAGTACTGGGTCACCGTCTACAAGCAGGACGGATCGCTTCTCCAGCGGAAAGAGGTCCCCTTCGTCACCACGAAGTCGTATGTCCTCCCTCCCGTGGGCCTCGTGGGGTCCAACTTCTCGGTAGCGGACAACTACGCCTCGTTCGACGCCTCCCCGCCCCTGGCGTGGAACTCCACGCTGCCGCCGCCCGTCTTCCTGCACCCCGACACGAACTACTACGTGCAGGTGGAGAGCGTCCGCACCGGGTTCGCCAACACCAAGAGCAGCATCCTCAAGTTCCGCATGGGCCACGCCGCCACGGTGGTGACCCAGTCGGTGTACGGGTGGCTGCCCAAGGAAGAGTCGGTCCACCCGGTCGCGTCGTCGTATACGTCACGATTGGACGCTTCGCACTCTGTAACGGCGGTTACGGATGACGGGCCAGCGGGTGGAGGCCCGTTGGCACCGTTCACCACGCAGTGGATTTCCGACTACCACGACGCCAGTACCGGTGCTGCCGCCATCGACACCTACTGGGAAGGCATCAGCCTGACCATGCCCACCGGGAAGCGGCTGCTCACGAAAGTGCAGGTGGTGACGGAGCCTCAGCACACCCTGCTCCTGGGCATCAACAAGAACGGCACGTGGCTCGGGTCGGCCACCGCTTCATCCCTGGGTATCGCCGCCACGGGGTACCGCACAGCGGCGTATGCGCCCCTGCTGGTGCACAACTACGCCGCACGTCACACCGACCACACCACGAACCTCAAGGTCATCAACACCCTGCCCTTGAACGTGGAGTTCGCTGACATCGACCAACTGGTCCTGGCGGTCAAGGACTTCATCGCCATCGGATCGGTCGGCGGCTCGGCTGGCACGCAGGTGCTGGTGTCCCCTGCTGTCGCCGCCGTGCCTGGGTTCAGCCTGCTGGGCAGCGGCTACAACCGCATGGAACTGACCGTCGACAACGGCGGCAGCATCTTCTCCACGATCATGCAGTTCAAGAACGGGTCGGGCGTCCTCGCTCGGTACCCCGATGGGACGCTCGTCACCAGGAAGGTGTACCCGCCTGCGGGGTTCCGCCCCTGGATCGTCGGTGTCGCCCCGAACCAGACCATGTACTACCGGTACTTGAAGTCCCCGTACCCGGCCAATGACCCCTCCATCAACCCGTCCACCGGGTACCTGCTGTACTCCGATGGGTCGCCCCACCACATCTCCATGTCGGCGTTCGACGCCATCCTCTCCCTGCCAGGTACCCCAGGGTCCCCGGCTGTGTACAAGACGGTGGGCGGGTCCCCTCCGACCCCAGCGTGGCGTGCCCGAATCTCGGATGTGACCCTCTTCTACAAGCCCTGGGGTGTCACCGGGACGCAGCGTGTCACCACAGTCGCAGAGGTCAAGCCGGTATTCGGCGCATCCGCCTGGTAATGACACACCACTGAGGATGGTTGGGGTACGATGGCCCCACATCGGACGAGCGTCTGGTGTCACATCTGCTCAGGAGGAACGTGGTGGCCGAAGGCTTCCGCATCGAAGCGTCATGGCTTGATGCGCTCGACCGCTACGTCGAGGGCCTCCAGCAAGATGTCACGGACGCCGCCGAATCCGCAGCGGAACTGACCCACGACGCCGTGATCGACTACGCCCGGTCCAAGCCTGCCTGGGTCGGCCTGGCCGACAGCATCCAGAAGTGGTCGGCAGACGGTCGCCTGGTCATCGGCTTCCTCGGCAACGAGATGGCCTCCCAGGCCGAGGCCCTGGAGTACGGGGACCTCACCAACCCGCCCGACTCCCTGTTCCGCACCATGGACCACATCGCCTTCCTGGCGCAGGAGCACTTCACCACTGCGATGCAGGCGCGTCGTCCCATCGTCATCCCAGGGGTGAAGGTGTGACCGGCCAGCGCACTCCGTACCTGGGCGAGCCTGACCTCGTCAACCACACCGGGTTCATCCTGGCTGAGGACGAGGCACTCCATAAGTATCTCACTGGCATGACCGTGCCCGACCGCCCAGGTTCCAACAAGGCCGTCGAAGTCGGCGTCTGGTTCAGGTTCCCCGAGGGTGAGCGGAACATCAAGTACCCGTTCATCACCATCGACCTCATCAACGTGGCCCCGGCGTACGAATTGTGGACCAGCGATCACGTGAACACGGCGACGTACCAGCCGTCGGTCAGTCCCTCCATCCCCTCGGCTGACCCCGGTATGAACCTGGACATCCGCAACTTCCTGGCGTTCAAACTGACGTATCAGGTGTCGGTGCACTGCCGCTCCTCGCTGCACGACCGGTTCCTCATGAGTCGATTTTTCACCGACGTGTTCCCGCCCCGCCCGTTCTGGATGGGTGTCGACGCCGACAACACGTGGCGGCGCACCGAACTGCTGGACTCCGCACAGGCCGACCTCATGGAAACCACGGAGAGCGGTAACAAGCGCATCTTCCGCAAGGTCTACACGGTCAGCATGCTGGCCGAGGTCCCGCAGGACACCATTCGCCAGGTCTGGCAGGTGCTGCGGGTCTACATGCCCATCGTGGATCGGGACTACGTGGACGACTTCCTCTACAACGTCCTCAACGACCCGGCAGGCGAGAGCGTGCTGGGCCTGCCCGACTCGGTTCCCGCCGAGGTTCGCCAGCAGCACGGCGAGTACGCCACCGCTGTGGTCGACTTCGCCAACGTCAACCCTTCCACTGCGACCGCCACCGCCTCGGCGGCGAACGCAGCCCCTTCGTAACGCCGTCTGGCTCGTCTCACTCCCTCGTTCACCCCATCGTCACCACGTCTACCAAGGGAGTTCCCAATGCCGCTTCTGTACCGCCGCCCCGGTGTCTACCTGGAGGAGAGCCTGCTCAACAGCGCAGGCGATGTCTCCAACGCCACCAGTGTCGCCATGTTCGTGGGTGCCGCCCCCAAGGGTCCGGTCAACCCCAACAACGTCCCCAACCCCGTCCGCATCGAAACCTGGGGCGACTTCGTCTCCCAGTTCGGCGGCTTCGACCCGGTCCCGACCGGCACGACCGGCGTGTGGGCCAAGTCCTACCTGCCGTACGCCGTGTACTCGTACCTCCAGAACGGTGGCCGCACGGCCTACATCGTCCGTTCGGTCGACTCGGCGGTCGACGGTGACGCCTCCACCAAGGTGGTCACCGGCTTCCAGTTCAATAACGGCTCCACCGCAGGCAACGCCTTCACCATCACCGCCAAGAGTGCCGGTGTGTGGGGCGACCGCCTGTCGTACACGCTCCGCATCCAAGAAGTGGTGTACGTCACCGGCTCGGTGGCCCCCATCGAAGACGTGGTGTACTCGCTCCAGGTGCTGCTCACCACCAACGGTGTGGCCGAGGTCGTGGACACGTTCAACGTCTGTGCCGCAGGCACCGTGTCGGGCGTGTCGCTCCTGGCCGACGCCGTCAACGACCCGGTGCGTGGCAGCACCTACATCCAGGTCAGCAACGTCCGCACGGACATCATCCCCGCCGAGGCCCTGTCCCCGGTGTCGCTGACCGCTGGTGCCGACCCGCACCTGCCCATCTCCTCGGACCTGCGGGACTCGGCCATCGCCGCCATCCCGATGGTGGAGGGGCCGGTCGTCCTCAACATCGCCGGGTACGTCTCGGACCAGAACAGCGTCAACACCACCGACTGGGCCACCGACTTCGTCGGCGCGACCTGCTCCAGCACCGACTTCTCGGACCGCCAGGACGTGTTCATCGTCAACGACAACTGCGCCCCGCGCCTCGCTGGCGTGTCGTCGTCGTCGTACCTCACGGCGATGCAGTCGACCAACGCCCTCGGGGCCAACGCAGGCGACTCGTACTGCGCCTCCTACGGCCCGTGGGTGCTGGTCAACGACCCGGTGAAGACCTCCACCGTCGTGGCCATCCCGCCCGGTGGTGCCGTGATGGGCATGATGGCCCGCATCGACGCCACCATCGGCGTGTTCCGTGCACCGGCTGGCGTCATCGCTGGCCTCAACAACGTCATCGGTGTGCAGACCAAGTTCACCGACACCGAGTTGGGCACGCTGAACAACTCCAACATCAACGCCATCCGCTCGGTGGTGGGTGCCGGTATCGCCGTCATGGGTGCCCGTACCCGCAAGTCGTACAACGCCGACCGCTACGTGTCGGCCCGCCGCACGCTCATCTACATCCGTGAGGTGCTGCGTCGCTCCACCCAGTTCGCCGTGTTCGAGAACAACGACGCCCGCCTGTGGTCGTCGCTGCGGATGTCGGCGGAACGCATCCTCCGTCCCCTGTGGGAGGCCGGTGGGTTGCGTGGGTCCAGCGCAGCGGAGGCGTACTTCATCCGCTGCGACGACAGCGTCAACACCCCTTCGGTCATCGCCGCTGGCGAGGTCCGCATGGAAATCGGCGTGGCCCTGGAGTATCCCGCCGAGTTCGTGGTGATCCGTGTGTCGCAGTTCGACCGCACCCAGACCACGACCGAAGTCACCACCACCAACTGATCTGGAGGATCACCATGCCCGTTCTCATCGACTCTCGGACCCGTCAGCACGCTGACCCGGTTCGCAACTTCAAGTTCCAGGTCGACCTGTTCAATCCGAACGGGGCTTTCGACCAGGGCATCGCCTCCATGGGCTTCATGACCGTCGAAGGTCTGGCCATGAACACGGAGATGGTCCCGTACCGCGAAGGCGGCTGGAACACCAACCCGCACAAGTTGCCGGGCCAGACCGACTTCGCCCCGCTCACGCTGAACGCTGGCGTGTTCTGGGACAAGACGGCCATGTGGGACCGCGCCAAGCAGATGTTCGCCGTGCAGTGGGGCCAGGGCACCCTGGACATGGGCGAGGAGTACCGCTACGACATGGCGGTCCGCATCCTCGACCACCCGGTGACCCACGGTTCCGCCTCCGGCAGCAGCAAGAGCGCACCCCACGACGGGGCCATCCTGGCCTTCGTCTTCTACAACTGCTGGACCGCCAGCATCGGCTTCAACGGCCTCAACGCCATGGACAACGCCATCCTCGTGCACCAGATGACGGTGCACCACGAGGGGTTCGACGTGTTCTTCGGCAACGAGGAAGCGAAGCGTCTGGACCACACCACCAGCAGTGGTGGCGGCGGCAGTCTCTCCCGCCGGTTCTAACCACAACAACCCACTGAAACGGAGTACACAACGTGACGACCCAAGAGATGAATCTCTCGGACCTGGAGAACGAACTGGACCCCAATGTCACCCGCCAGGAGAAGTTGGCGGCGGCAAAGGCGGCTATCGCAGGGTCAACACCGCTCATCCCCGATGCACCCGATTGCATCGTGCACCTGCCCCGTGGACTGCACCAGGGCGGGGCGTGGAAGAAGGAAGCCGAGGTACGGGAACTCACGGGGGCCGATGAAGAGGCCCTCGCCCGTACCAAGGAGGCCAACGACTTCTTCGACCTCGTCCTGGCCCACGGGGTGGTGAAGATCGAAGATGTCGACCTGGCCAGCCTCGCCATCGGGCAGCGTCAGGCTGCCCTGCGGGAACTGCTGGTGGGCGAGCGGTCGCAGTTGCTGCTCGCCATCCTCGCCGCCACCTACGGCAACGAGAAGGTGCTGAACGTCACCTGCCCCCACTGCGACATGGAGCAGGAAGCCACCCTCGTCCTCACCAAGGACTTCATCCCGAAGACCGTGGAGGGGCTGGACCAGCAGACGTTCACCTACACGACGAGCAAGGGTGAAGAGGTCACCTTCCGCCTCGTCACGGGGGCCGACCAACTGGAAGCACTCAAGCGCAAGGGTGCGACCACCGCAGAACAGAACACCCTCATCCTGAGCCGGTGCATCACCCTGGTGAACGGCACCTTCGTCGTCAACCCGATGGGCTTCGCCCGAGGGATGGGCATGAAGGACCGCACGGCGTTGCTCCAGGCGATGGTGGACAAGCAGCCCGACATCGACCTCTCGGTGCAGATGCGCTGTCTGGGCTGCGGGGGTGAAATCATCCTCGCCCTCGGGTGGGGGGACTTGTTTCGTCCCTGACCTACAGACCCTCTACCTGGAGTACGACATGCTCGCCATGACGTACTCGGGGTGGGGCCTCAACGAATTGAAGACGCTCTCGTACCGGGAGCGGCAGTACTGGAAACGCTTGATCGCCTGGAGGAGGGAACGGAATGGCCTTGGAGCCTGATGCCGCAGGGGCTGGTGCCTTCTCGTCGTCGTCCGTCCGTGGCGGCAAGTCGGGCAAGGCCAACGTGGTGAAGCCGGGGAACGCCTCCTTCGCTTTCGAGTTCCCCGGCCTGGACGAGTCGACCAAGAAGTTCCACGCACTGTCCCAGGCCATCCAGGGCTTCAAGCAGACCGTGCAGAGCGTGTCCTCCGGCTTCGCTGGCGGCGGCATGGTCAACATGCTGTCGCAGATCAGCCGTACCGCCCAGGTCGCCACTCAGAACCTCCAGGGCCTCTCCGGTGCCGCACGGGGTGTCGGCGGTGGCGGCGGCGGCGGTGGTCGTGTCGGCATGGCCGGTGGCGGTGGTGGGGGAGGCTGGGGTGGGTTTGCCCCCAGCACCTCTTCAAACGCCGCTTTCGCCACCAACCTGTCCCGGTCGGCAGGTGCCAGCAACAACGCCTCGGTCGGCGGATCGACCATGGCGGACATGGGTTCTTCCATCGGTGGGGCCATGGGTGGTGCCGTGAGGGGCATTACCGACTCCATCGGCAGCATCCCGATCCTCGGTGGTGTCGCCAAGGGCATCTTGGACCTGGCTGGTGATACGGCGATGGCCCCGCTCCGCTTCATGCGCGAGCGCATCCAGACCAACCGAGTGTCCTCGCTGGCGATGTCGCAGGAGTTGACGCCCTACCAGTGGCAGGGCGGCGGTAACGCCGGTATCGGGTCGATCATGGGTGCCCTCAAGAACATCCCCGGCAACATGAAGGGCGATGTCAACGACATCCTTTCTGCCATGACCTCCGGTCGCCTGAGCGGTGCGATGGCCTCGTTGGGCGGTAACCCTGGTCAGGCGAGGGCCGATCAGTTCTACAACATGGTCGGCCAGTTCCAGCAGATCACCCCTGGCCTCGGTGCTGGCAAGGTCGCCAACATCGTCGGCTCGCAGTTGCAGAACACCCGTGGCAACCAGGCAGCGGCGTTCTACACAGGCGGGTCCTTCTCCCTGCTCAAGACCGGTGGCGGCATGAAGTCGGCGTCCGAGTGGGCGCAGGGCATCTACAACTGGTTGAAGAACCAGCGTCCCGGCAAGTTCCGTGGGCAGAACTTCGAATACGGCGACCTGCTGGCGCAGAACTTCCCTGGCAGCAACATCAACGCCTGGTTCGACACCGCTGGTGTCTCCCCTGAGATGCGGGACTACTGGTGGTCGTGGGCACTCGCCCAGGCAGGCACCGGCCAGACCGACATCTTCGCTGACATGGACAAGAAGTTGGGGTCGAACCAGGCGTGGCGCAAGGCATCCGCAGCCACCGCCCTGACCCGCAACGAGTTCGGTCTGGCGGGGAAGATGCAGGGCCAGTACGCCACCCGTGAGCGGTCGAACCAGTGGTTCAACCAGACGATGGGCGCAGCCGTCAACCGCCTCGTCCCCGCCATGGCCAAGGGTCCCCTCGGCTTCATGCAGTACGCGCCCGACGAGGTGGAGAACTTCCTCTGGAACATGATGGAGTCCGCTGGTCCCCTCGGCCAGATCATCGGCGGCGGCATCGGCTGGGGGTCCGTGGCAGGTGCTACGGCAACGATGGCCGCTGGCAGTTCCGGTGCGGCGGGCGACATCGGTGACTACGGCTCCTTCGGGGGCACCAGCACCGCTGGCCTGAACCCCGACGTTCGGAAGAAGGTCGAAGCGATGATGCGGGCCAACCCCCGCCTCAAGGTCACTTCGGGCCTCCGTGACGGCTACACCCAGGCCAAGTTGCAGAAGAAGGGCATCGGCCACTTCGGTTCGGGTAGCCCCTTCATCGGGGACATCGGCAGCATCGGTGTGAACGGCCACAGCCAGCACTCGGCAGGATGGGCTGCTGACCTCGGCCCTCGTTCGGAGTACGGCTGGATCGCCAAGAACGCCCACAAGTTCGGCCTGGAGACTGGCGGTCGTCACGGTGAGCCGTGGCACGTGCAGAACGCTGGGACCGTTGGTGGCTTCGTGCGTCCAAACCGCCGTAAGGGGATGGGTGACATCGGGGACACCGGCCCCGACGTGGGCGGATGGTGGTCCGGTATCCCGCTCGTCGGTGCCGCAGGTGACGCCATTGCCGGTATCTGGGACGCCGCCACTGGCGCATGGGACGGCATCAAGATGATCGGCAAGATGCTGGGTGGCCTGTTCAACGCCTTCGACAAGGTCAAGAGCATGGTCGGGACCGACTCCCAGGGCACCCCCGGCATCCTCAACATGTCGGGCCTCGGCCCCAACTCGGTGGCCACCAAGTCCACCCAGTACATGAGCATGATGTTCGGTGATGAACTGAGCCAGATTCTCGCCAAGGGCGGCGGGGACGACTCCTTCACCACCCAGTACGACACCGCCTTCGCCGCTGGGCTTCCCTCCGACATCAACCTGTCCAACTCCTTCTCCGGCACCGGGGGCAGGACAGGGGTCGGGTACACCTCGCCCACTATGGGCGGCGGCATGCCGGGTGCGGGCGGTGCGGGCAGCGTCTCCCCGGCCAGCGTGCAGCGCATTCTCCAGAAGTACGCAGGCGGTAAGACGAACGTCACCGGCAAGGCCGTGGACGCCGCCACGAAGCAGCGCATGGGTGTCGCCCTGCAAGCCGCCATGTCCGCAGGGTTCTCGGGCGACGAACTGGTCACCATCGTGTCCCTGGCTGGCCGTGAGTCGAACTTCCGTCCCGAGGCGTACAACGGCAACCTGGGCACGGGGGACAACTCCTACGGCCTGTGGCAGATCAACACCCTCAACGGCATGTGGGAGAACATGAAGGGTCCGCTGGGGCTGACCAGCAAGGACCAGTTGAAGGACCCCATGGTCAACGCCAAGGCGGCGAGGTACCTGTTCGACCAGAGCAAGCAGCCGTTCTTCGCCTGGGGTCCCTACCGTGGTGACGCCCCGCTGCACGGCGGTGCCGAAGACTGGGTGCCCACCGTGTACTCGGTCGCCAAGGAAGCCGGGTACGTGGGTGACCTCGGTGACTACGGCTACAGCGGGGGCGGGGGTGGCGGTGGCCGCAACATCACCCTGCACTTCAACAACAACTTCAACATCCCCACCCAGGGGACCAACGGGCTGGATGTATCCCGTGTGGTGCCGATTCTGGCTGACCGCCTGGAGGAAGAGATGAACAAGCGTCTGGTGAGGAACCGCTGATGGCCACCACGAACAACGGCAACACCAACAACTACGTGGCCCTGGTGTCCGCTCCCTACGGGTTCTCAGGCGCAGCCCCTCGTACGCAGTCGGATGTCCCCGCTCACTGGGCGACCAACAACGCCCTGTCCCCCGAGCAACTCACGCAGAAGTTGGCCTACGAGTGGCTGAACAGCCATGAGATCAACGGCCAGCAGGCTAACCCCCCTTTCACGACGGGTGCTGCCGGTCGCCTGATCCCTGGCTTGAACGGCAACCAGCGCATCGTCCGTGGGTACATCCGTCGTGCCAACTACGAAGCCAGTGACTCCACCAGCAAGAGCCGCCTGTACTTCATGTACAACCCCGAAACCATCGTGCGTGACTACGTCTCGTACCTGGACCAGGCTGCGCTGGACCCCTTCAACACGGTGTACGGATCGGGCAACCTCGTCGCCCCGCCGTCGTTCATGAACTTCCGGTTCGACCTCTTCTTCGACCGCCAGGACGAAGTGGCCATGAACCCGAACAACCCTGGCGTGTTCGCTGACTACCAGTTCTTCGACCTCGTGGTCCGCAACGTCATCCCCTCGGACCCCAACTCGGTGAGCACCCAGATTCCCGACAACGGCGTGATGATGGTCAACCCGAGGGACATCACCGTGGTGTTCAGTCCGCAGTTGACCGTGCAGGGTCGCCCGATCAACGCCCAGGTGGTGTTTGAGAAGTTCTCCAGCCGCATGACGCCCATCCGCATGCGGATCGCCCTGGAGATGCGCGTCGTCTACATCGGCCCCATGCGTCCCTTCTCCGAGTACACCATGGAGACGACGGTGGCCAGCACCACCGACACCGTGTCGGCAGATGAGACGGCCAGCCCCACGTTCAGTTACGCCGATCTGGTGGCAGCCGATGGTGCTATCACCGACATCACGGCCTACCTGGGGAGTGCCAACCCCCTGGCTCAGTCCGGCCTCGGTGGCGTGTACGGCCTGGCTAACACCGGTAACACGGCGGATGGGTCCGGTGGCGTCTCCAGTTCACCGAACGGCGTGCTGCGGAGCAACGCCCTCCAGTGGGCCATCACGCACGTGAAGGAGGGTTACACCCAGTACGACCCTGGCTCTCGGCGGGGGAACGGTGTCGACCCGACAGGGTTCCTGCACTACGCCGACTGCTCCTCGTTGGTGTGGTGGGCGTACCGCAGCATCAACCAGTCGAAGAAGATGGGTTGGGGTGATGCCTACCCGAGCCACGTCACGGCCATGTTGGACGCCATGTTGAAGAACAAAACCGGTGAGGTGCTGCTGTCGTGGAGTCCCGCCACCGCCTCGCAGGCCACTACCTGGCTCTCGGTCAAGGCCAACCGGGACAAGATGCTCCCTGGTGACCTGCTCATCCGAGACAAGCGCATCGCCGGGACCACCAACAGCCACGTGCAGTTCTTCCTCGGGTGGGAGGACGCTGACGGCAAGTTCTTCCGAGTGTTCGACGCCGCTTCCACCTCATCGTCCCCGCAGGTCGGTGGTCGCAAGAAGGGCCACCTGGGCTGGCGGCACAGTGCCCTGACCGGGTTCTTCAACGATGGCGGGGTCACCCACATCATCCGGCCCGTCCCGCTGGGTTCGACCTCGTACGCCTCCACGGTCACGAACAACCCCTACGCAGGAAAGGCGTACTGATGATCACCCCCGATTCTCGCTACCAGGACGCCGCCAAGACCTTCACCGTGGGCCACACCTACGACGAGTTCGGTCGCATCTACCTCAACGGCGACGAGCCGACCCCTGTGGCTCGCACCGTCTCCCACGAGACGCTGTTCCGCCTGACGACCCCCTCCCCGCCGCAGGTGTCTCCGGTGGAGTACATGGCCAAGAGCGGCGAGTCGATGTCCTTCATCGCCTGGAAGATGACCTCGGCCCACAGCAACTGGTGGAAGGTCGCTGAGTCGAACCCCGCCGTCTGGTACCCCCTGGACCTCACTCCCGGTACCGCCTTGAAGGTGCCCATCTGACATGGCCGTCAACGCCTCCTTCGATGCCCAGTTCCTCAACATCCCGATCCGTGCGCTGTTCATCAACGGCGCACTGTTCCCCGTTGTGGTGCGCGAAGTGACGGTGTCCCGGTCGGCAGGGGCGCACGACGCCATCTCCATGTCGGTCCTCATCCAGGGTGAGTTGACCTTCGACGGCAACCTCCGTCTCCCGGTGGACGAACCCACAGCCCTCTCCCGCACCAGGGACGTGTCGCCCCAGTCCCTCCCCGGCCAGCCGGTGAACTTCACCTACGGCGTCGCCCCGCAGGTGGAGCAGTTCTACGGCTACGTCGTGAGCATCACCCCTGACCAGCAGTTCAAGCAGGGCCTCAACTTCGTCATCACCATGGTCGGGGCCACGCTGGCCCTCCAACAGGTGAACCGCCGCTTCTATACGAACGTGTCCATCCCCCAGTTGGTGAAGAAGTGCGTGGACCGAGCCGGTCTGGGCTTCGACCTGGCAGTCTCCGATTCGATAGTCGGGTATCAGTGGCCCTCCCTGGGGGTCACGACCGAGACGGACTGGTCACTGATCAATGGGCTGGCGAACTGGGCAGGATGCCTGGTCTTCAACTGGAACGGTGTGGTGCGCCTGGCTGATGCCGCCGAGTTGTTCCGCATGTATCCGTTCACCAGCCTCGTGAGCAGCGACGACGTGCTGGAGTCCGACCGGAAGTTGATGGACTTCAAGCCCACGGAGCAGACCGCAGAGCAGGTCAGCAAGGCTCCCCAGGTGTTCTACTTCTTCGATGGGTCGGGCACGGTGGTGTCGCACAAGCAGCCGACCACCGACTCCAATCCGCAGCACGTCCCCTTCTACAACTCCCCGGTGAAGAACCGCCAAGAGGCAGAGTTGTACTCCAACGCCTCGGCCAAGAGCATGTCCCGCTGGCTCCAGAACGCCACGGCCCGCATCAAGGGCGACGCTTCGATCTACCCCGGTGTGACCGTGGAGATCAACACCGGCACCCGGTCGGCCACTGCCAAGTACAACGGTCGCTGGCTGGTGGTGTCCGTCAAGCACTCCATGAAGCGTGACGCCTTCGCCACCGAACTGGCCCTCGTTCGCCCTGGTGCCAGCATCCCCACGCTGGTCAAGTCCTCGTTCGAACACTTCTGGCGCAACTCTCCCAAGGCCCGCCCTGCGCTGGCACTCCGCAGCGACAAGTGGATGTCCTCTTGGGCCGAACCCTACGTGGAGGTAGCAGTCTGATGCAGGCGATCAAGTTCCCGTTCTCCGTGTCCAACGGTCGCACCGTGCAGGGCACCTCTTCCTATGACGAAATCGTCCGTGGCCAGGTCATCGACGCTCTGATGACCAACCAGGGCGACCGGGTGTTCCGTGCCGACTACGGCTGTGACATCCAGGCTGCGTTGTTCGACCCCTCCGACGAACTGGTGCGGGCCGATGCCGCCACGTACATCAAGGAGAAGTTGCAGCGGTACGTCCCCCGCTGCGTTGTGTCAACAATCCGCATTGAGTCACCCGACGACGAGCCTGGGGTAATCTACATCTCGGTGGTCTACCGCACGTCGGTGTACCAGAGTGATCAGACGTTGAAGGTGCCCGTGAGCAGCGAGTTCATCCAGCGCAACGTAGGAAGTGCGGTGTAGCCATGTCGGACACGGGCGTCATCATCACATCAGAGGATTACCGCAAGACCCGCAGCCGGGTCGTGCTGGACTACACCTCCAGGGACTTCGCCGCCATCCGGTCGCAGTTGATCGGCCTCGCCAAGGGCTTCATGCCCGAGTGGGAGACTGCCGGTGAGTCGGGTGACTTCGGCACCCTGCTGCTGGAACTGTTCGCCTACATGGGCGACGTGATGCACTTCTACATCGACCGCACCGCCAGCGAAGCCTTCCTGGGCACCGCCGTGCGCCGCCAGAGTGTGCTGTACATCGCTGACATGCTGGGCTACAAGCCCATCGGCCAGCAGGCCGCATCGGCCATCCTCACCTTCACGATGGTCGACGCCACCTCGTTGGAGAACGCCCTGGGCCTGACGCCCGCAGAAGCGGCGGATTACAGCGTCACGATCCCGGCTGGAACCAGGGTTACGAACAGCACGAACACCGCTGCCTCGCAAGCGATCTTCGAAACCGATGTCGATTTCACGATCACCCCTGGTCAGACGGTCGAAGTGTTCGCCACCGAGGGTGTCACCGTGTCCAGCGATGGCCTGGGCAACTCCAAGGGGACGCCGAACGCCACGTACATGGTGCCCAGCACCGGGGTCATCTCGGGCACGGTGGAAGTGACCAGTCGTGAGGGCGGCAACGTCATCCGGTGGTCGTCCGTCTCGGACATCGCCCTGGCACGCCCCACCCAGTCGGCGTTCACCACCTACCTGGACGACGAGGGCCGCACGTTCATCGTGTTCGGTGACAATGCCTCGGGCCGCATCCCGCCCTATGGCAGCGAGTTGTTCGTGTCCTACCGCTACGGCGTGGGTGCCTCGGCCAACGACCTGGCTCTGGGCACGCTCACCGTGTTGGTCCCCCCGACTGGCGTGGAGACGTACGGCATCACCGTGACGAACGGTGCCCCTCCGGTGGGTGGTGCCGACCCCGAGTCCGTGGAGTCGATGCGTTTCTCCATCCCCCGCTCCTCCGGTCGGCTCAAGAGTCGTGCCGTCACCCTCAATGACTACGCCGACCTGGCCCTCCAGGTCCCCGGCGTGGCCAAGGCCGTGTCGTACGGAACGCTGTACACCGCTGTCCACGTGCGTGTCGCTCCGGTCGGCGGTGCGGCAAACGACGCTTACATGGAGCGACTGAACGCCGCTGTCGAGGATCACTTGAGCGACAAGGTGCTGGTCGGGACTCACGTCTACTCGGAGCCTTCGACGGTCGATGACCTCTGGCTCAACGCATACCTGCGTATCACCGTCCATGTGCAGCCCGCCTACAACCGCACCCAGGTCCGCAAGACCGTGGAGTCCGCAGTTCGTGCGCTGTTCGCCTTCGACAACGTCGACTTCGGGACGCGCATCTCGCTGGGCCAGGTGTACCGAGCCTGCCTGGCAGTGCAGGGCGTGGAGTGGGCTGAGATTCGCTGGCTGGACCCGGCTGCCCCCTCCAACACCACGGTGGAGGTCGACCTGGACATCACCGAGGACGTGCGGAAGATTCAGACGCAGGGCATCGTCCCCGACGACCTGCACATCCCCCGCATCTATCAGTACCCCGCAGCCGACGCTGGCACGCAGGTGCTGTACCCCGACACCCCCATCGGGGCCAACTACATCGTGGAGTCGTCCACCTACTGGCCGACCCTCACGCTGGACGAGCGCAGCCACGATGGCCTGTGGGTGAAGGCTGACGGCGGTTTGGTCGGCACCTGATGAGCAACGTCTGGGATACCGAGACGCCCCCGGCGTTCACCGTCCAGCGAATCACCGAGGACGGTGCAGGCGGTGACTTCGTGCGTGGCATGCCTGCCACCCGACAGAACGCCCTGCGGTACCACGCCAAGAGCATCACCACGAACACGGCGAGTGACAAGATCGCCGTCAAGTCGTCCATGACAGCGGTCCCCGTCGACTACGGCGTGGTCGAACTGTCGTGGGCCTGGCCCGACGCCTACTCCGCTTGGGAGGAGGTGGCCATCGTCCGGTCGGGCATGGGTCACCCCAGCACCGTGAACGACGGGGTCGTGATCTTCCGCACCACGCAGGCTGACTACGAGTTCTACGACGATGACGGGAACCCTCTGACCATCACCATCGAAGACCCGGTGCTCCAGCCGGGCCGCTGGTACTACTACACGCTGTTCTTCCATACCACCGTATGGGAGCCGGTGATGTACACCGAGGCCCTGACGCCCAGGAACTTCTCCCACGCTGATCACCTGTGGGACAGCATCCCCGAGTACTACCGCTGGGTGGACAGCCGCTTCCGTGGTGAGCAGGGGCACCTCCACCAGTTCCTCCACATGTTCGGATTCGAATTGGACCTGACCAGGGAGTACGTGGAGTCCTGGCAGGACGTGTACCACTTCGACAACAGCCCCTGGCCGTTGCTGTACCAAGTGGGCCTGAACCTGGGTATCGGCAAGGACGATGGCCTGGGGGAGATCAGAACCCGATCCTTGATCTCGCAGATCAACACCCTCTACGACCAGCGGGGCACCTCCGCTGGCATCGTCGGCCTCGTGCAGGCATCGTCCAAGTACGAGACGACCGTCACGTCGGGAAGGAATCTGCTTCTCCTTCCCGACGATTCGGAGTTCATCACCGGCCACGGGAACTGGCTGCTGAGTGAGGTCGGGTATGCCGTTCCTGTCTATGAGTGGGTCGGAGAAGGGCTGGGCCGTGCCTTCAACGCATCGGTCACCGCCACCCACGCCACCTTCACGGTGTCCAACAAGGCGTTGACCAGCGGCGTGGCCACCCTCACGACCACTGCCAGCCACGGCTTCTCTGCGGGGAACACCATCGTGGTGGAGGGCGTGGACGCCGTGTTCAACGGGACCTACACCGTCGTCGGTACTCCCGCCGCCAACACGGTCACGTACGCTGTCAGCGCATCCAACGTGGTATCCGTTGCGACGACCGGGTCGGTCTACGCCGAGCGGAACGCTCTGGGGACTCGAACAGCCGACATCGGTGGCGCACGGGGCCACGCATACGGGGCTTACCTTTCGACCAGTGCTGCTGACTGGAACCGTGTGACCGGGAGCACCTGGATTCCCAGCCACAATGTGGTGTTCCAGGTTCTGTCGACAGTGGCCACGGCCACCAGCGGCATCACTACCTCCGACTACGCCCCCGACTCGGGGCACAACGTGCTGAACGTGCTGGTGGCCGACGACTACGGCACCGATGCGGTGACGCTCACCTGCGGACTGGGTACCAACGAGGTCGGCACTGAACTGACTCCGCAGAACAACGGGGTCCCGGTGGAGCCGAACATGCGCTACGGGTTCACCTGCCAGTTCAAGGCCCTCAACACGCACGCCAGTGCTGTCGTGGGCATCCTCTGGTACGACCGTGACCAACTCCTGCTGGCCGACGACTTCACCAACGTCCCGGTCACCGGGGGCTGGCAGGAACTGGTGGTCTACGGCCTCACCGAGCCGACCGCCCTGTACGGCATCCCCTACATCTCCATGCTGAACCGCAACAATGGTGACGACTTCAAGGTGATGGGCTGCATGTTCTACGAGGCTGGAGACGCTGGCACGGCCACCCCGCTGGCCCCCGACTACTACCTGACCCTGGGCACGGATGAACTGATCGGTGTCGCCTCTGGAAAGGTGATCGGCGGCTGATGGGCTTCTTCTGGACGAACCAACTCGCTGACGCTGTGACCGCCACCGCACCCATCACCACGGGGCCGGTGGACGTGACCATCATGTTGCTGGCACGCTCCCCGCAAATGCTGTCCCCCGACACCCGATTCTCGTTCCAGAACGTCACGACCCCGCAGTCTCTGGTCGCCATGGATGGTTGGGAGGAGGTGTCTGACCCCAGTTACACCCGCCAGGTCAACGCCAACTGCACCATCTACACGAGCGGCGTCAACCAGTACCTCGTGCTGGGCGACCCCACCACCTCGTTCACCCTGAGCGCAGACACCCAGGTGGAAGCCATGGCCCTGCTGGTGGACGGGACCGAGTTGGGTGTGGAGGCTGGCCCCCAGGTCATCTTCGCCACCACCTCCCCCTTCGCTCGTCACCCGATCTTCCGTAACGGCGACTCCATCACCGCCCTGGTCGACACCGTCACCACGAAGAAGTGGTTTCTCGGGTGGTCGACCGTCTCCGTGGCCCTCCCCTCTCCGCATGACGTGTTCTCGTCCGCAGCAGAAGGCACCTCCGTCCTGTGGCACGGCCCGCCGAAGTTCGAATCGACCCGGCTCCAGCACGTGTGGCTGATGCCCCAGCGAGTCAACTACATCGCCAACCCCTCGTTCGAACACGCCGCCAAGATCGCTGAGTACGTCCCGCCGCAGGTGGGACGTGGCGTGGGCACCGCCCTGAACGCCCAGGTCCGCATCTCCAACGCTGCCGCCAACGCTCCCAAGGCCCCGTCCTCGCAGGCATTCGGTACCGCCTTCGATGCCGCCATCACCCCCAAGCCCGACTTCGCCGGGTTCTGGCAGACCAACGCTGACCTTCCGTTGGTGCGCCAGGCTGGGACCGCTGGGTCCTCCGACTGGGTCGGCTTCGCTGGCAAGACCACGTGGTCCCCCACGCTCCCGCAGTACGACCACGACTCGCGCCTGTACATCCGGTCGGCGGCGTTCTACCCGCTCAAGCGGAACCTGACGTTCCAGTTGCTCGCCAAGGGCACCGGCATCGCCCGAGTTGCCGTGGCCTACTACCCGAAGGACTACGGGGCGCAGGTGGCTGACTGGGGCCTGCGGGAGAACCTGCTGTTCGAAGAGTGGACGCTGGCGTCCGACCACTTCACCAACATCCGTGGCCTCCGGTTCACGGAGGATCAGTGCTACGAGGCCGCTCTGCTGATCGAAGTCCGTGGGTACCTGGCTGACCCCGACGACACCGGCACCTACGTGCCCCCCTCGGTGGCCATCGACCAGTGCCTCATCGAAGAGGGCGAACTGCTGGACTGGACCTACTTCGACGGCGACACGCACTTCGCTGCAACCGGTGACTACTCCTGGTACGGCGGTGCCTCCCAGGTGGGCAAGTCGTACAGCCTCTGGTACAACAACCGCAATGCCATCGCCGGTCGCCTGTTCGGCAGGTTCGTGGACGACGACTCGCTCTACACGAACCGTGACGAGCAGTTGGATAGCCTGCTTTCGAACTGGGTCCCCTCTGGCACGGCCATCGTTCCGCACTGGGACGTTCTCAAGCCGAACGACACCCAGTTGCTCCCGCAGGACCGGCACCCCGCTCCGCTGTCTCTGGACATCCTCCCCGAGGACTTCCTGCCCTTCGAGATTTTCTCGGTGTCCGAGGCCAGCACCACCTCAGCCGTGCTGTCGGTGATCGGTGAAGGCGGGTCCCCGGTGACCCGAGGCTTCGTGTACACCGAGAGCACCGGGACGGTGCAGCCGCTCACCATCGAACCGCGCCCCTGGGAGGCCCCCGGCCTTCGTCAGTACGAGATCGACGCCCTCAAGGCGGAACTGTACGACCTCTCCAAGGCGCAGGAAATCACCATCGACTGGGGCGGCATCCCTGCCTTCTCCACGAACTACCTGTACCTGGAGCGGGGTACCGGCACGTCGCCGCAAGCGTTCGTGACTTTCACGCTGGTGTCGTCGGCCACCGCTGGCTACGACGAATCAACCGGCGTGGCTGAGGATGCCACCGTTGACGTATCACCCAGGGTGTTGGCTGCCGCTGCCACAGGCACGGCGTCGAACGCCGTCGTGACCGTCTCCGCTGCTGCCAGTGCTGCTACCGCCTCCAGCGAGGTGTTCTCGCCCGGTACCAACGCCACGACCCGTGCGCCCGAGACTGCTGCCGCCACTGGCGCAGGCCAGAACGGCACGCTGGACTTCACCTACCGCATCGAAGCAAACGCCGCTGCCGCTACCGGCGCAGGCTCCAATGCTGCTACGAACGCCTCCACCACCGCCACTGACGCCGCCGCCACCGGTACGGCCTCTGATGCCTCGGCCCTGTTGGAGAAGTTCGTTCCCGCCGATGCCGCTACTGCCTCCAGTGCTGCGACCACCAGTACGACCACGGTCGATACCACCGCCAACGCTGCTGCCGCCTCCGGTGCGGCCCCCAACCCCACCGTGTCGATGGGTGCTTTGGCCGAAGCCGCCGCCGCTGTCGGTTCCGCCAGCGATCTGGTGGACGAGACGGTCGAAGAAACGGTGGGAGCGGCGAGTGCCACCGGCGTCGCTTACAACGTGGAAGTGTCGGAGTCCCTTACCACGGTTACAACCGGCCTCGGTACCGGCGGGGGCCTCGACGCCTCGTGCGACATCACCAGCGCAGTCTCCGGCCTCATTGCCACCAGTGTTACCTCTACCACTGCCACCATCGACTGGACCGATGCAGTGGTTACCTTCCCGGCTGCATCGGGTGCTCGCTACGAGGTCCAGGTCGGTACCTGGACTGGCCCCGATGCGAACGGTGATTACACTCCGCTTTCCACTACGGCAGTGGGGTACGCCACCGGGACCGACTCGTTCATCAACGTCAGCGGCCTGGACGAGAACATCTCGTACTCCTACGGCGTGCGGACCCACAACGCCAACGGGGTCCTGTCTGCCTGGAAGGTCGTCACCTTCACCGCTTCCAACGCCAACCCGACGTTCACCGGCCCGTCGCTGTCGGTGGCCAGCCTGACGACCATCAACGTGTCGTGGACCACGACGGAGACGGACATCGCCAGTTGGGATGTGGCCTGCACCGGCCAGACCACTCAGACGGGCCTGGCCTCGGGCACCCGCTCCACCTCGTTCACCGGCCTGGCCTACAGCACCTCCTACACGGTGACGGTGACCACCGTCGATTCAGGCGGGTTGACCACGTCGCAGAACGCCAGCATCACGACCGGGGCCAACCCCGACGTGACGGCCCCCCAGAACCCCACGCTCGTCTCCTTCCAGCCGGAAACGAGTTACGGGCGCATGGTGTTCCGGTGGACGTACCCCGCTGACACCGACCTCACCACCATGGTCATCCAGCGTTCCACCAATGGGACCACCTGGGTGCAAGACGGCGCAGCCATCAACGCCATCGGCCTGGAGGGAACGGCAGGCTCCCGTGCCATCAACGGGGGCACGGCCTACACCTCGGGCCAGACGGTCTACGTCCGCACCATCGTGTACGACAACGCCAACGGCAACACCGGGGGCGGGACTCTCGGCAACAGCCGAACCAGTGGCACCCTGTCGACCTACACGCTCATTGCCGCCCAAGTGTTCGTCGCCGCCACCGGCATCTCGTCGTGGCGCAATACCAGCGGTGGCCAGTGGAACGCCGCTGGCAACAGCCGCGCCTACCAGGGCTACTTCTCGGACCCCAACTGGAACTACCGCGGGTTCTACTTCTACAGCAACGGCATCTCGGCGTACTACAACAGCGGTCGACGCACCTGCACGAGCATGCGGCAGTTGCTCATCCGTGCGGGTGACACCGGCTCGTCGGCGGCTCACACGGCAGTCATGGCCCTGCACAAGACGGTCAGTCGCCCAGCGGACGCCACTGGCGTGGCTTCGCCCGCCCTGTTCGGGTCGCAGACCAGCACCGGTTTGTCGCTGGGATTCAGTGCCTCGTCGTACTGGACTCTGCCCACCGCCTGGCGGGACGGCCTGCTGGACGGCACCTACGAGGGCCTGCTGCACTACGACAGCAGCAGCCCGGTGTACGCCGCCTACGCCTCGCTGGCCGAAAACGGCTTCTCGGGCCTCATCGAAATCAACACCCTGGGCTGACAACGGTTACAGTCCCTTTGACATGGACTACGTACTCGCCAGTTTCGGTGTCTTCTTCATCTACTCCCTGCTGAACTCATACCTGGCTTTGCCGGGGTGGGCGTGGACCCTGTGTCAGATTCTTCTGAGTGCCGGTGCCTGGTGGGTGGTCGGTGCCGAAGAGTGGTGGCGCATCCCCATGATTGCCGGTATCACAACGCTGATCAAAGGAACGGAAGCGTTGTTGCTAGTAACTCGGGATCGTGCTACAGTCGACCTTCTTCGCAGTCAGCGGAGGTAGTAACACAACACTGGAGAACGAATCGTGCTGTACGTGATCGTTGGCGACGGCGAGATGCCCGCCAAGGAAGTGACCCACCAACTGGACGACCTGTGGAAGAAGGCCGAAGAGGCCAACACGGACTTCTGGTTCGTCGTGGAGGGCAAGTCTGCCCCCAACGACACCGACCGCGCCTTGGTCGCCTTCTTCAACAAGTTCGGCATCCACTACGGTGTGCTGGTCGAACCGAACGTCAAGGTGAGCGACGAGTACACCGATGTGGCCGAGTACATCGACGTGGACAGCATCCAGAACGGGGCCGTGGGCATGATGGAGATGGTCCTGGGCGAAGAGGATTCCGCTCTCCTGGCCCTGTTCGTCAACGTGGCCGAGGACGACCCGGCTGACTCCCTGCTCATCGCCACCATCACGGACGCCATCAACGAGGGCTTCAAGGTGTACGGCCTCAACGACTCCATGGAACCGGTGGAGGTCATCACCGAAGAGGTCACCCCGATGCCCGAAGGCACGGTGGAGTTGAAGCCGACCCCGCTCCCCACCCCCGAAGAGATGGAGGGCGAAGAGGTCCCCGACCCCGAGGAACTGCCTCCGCTGGACAAGGAGTACCTGTCGGGCCTGACGGCTGCCGAGTTGAAGGAACTGTGCAAGGGGATGGGCCTGACCTACCCCGGTACCAAGTCCGACGCCATCATCATGATCTTGCAGCACACCGAGGCCAACGAGCGGGTCGATGCGATCATCGGTGCCGAAGTCGTGGACAAGGGCATCACCGGCACGCCGATCAGCGACGAGGACGACGCCCTGGAGGTCGACACCCCGTACACGACGCAGGGAATCCCCCCGATGGGTGCCACGCTGCCCGACTTCGGGACCGAGACGGTCACCCACGCCGAGGTGTACGACGCCAGCATCGCCCCCATCGTGGACGCCCCGTGGGTCCCGACCGTCGTGGAGCACGACGAAGAGCACGCCCTGGTGGTCATCCACCGTAAGTCCGGTATGCAGACGATCTACGCCCCCGTGGCCAAGATCGACGGCTGGCTGCGGGAGGTGGCATCGTGACGTACGACGACCAGTACCGCCCCCAACCGGAGTCCTGACGTGGGGTACAACACCACCATCCTCATCCTCAACGATGGCCTGCACGAACTGGTCAAGTACCCCGAGCAGGCCATCGAAGGCATCTGGAACAAGATCGCCAGCAGCAAGGAAGGCGACGTGCGGGTTGGCAACCACGCCAACCCGATCTACGTCATGAAGACCGCCCACGCCGACGTGCCCCGGCTGTACTTCACCCACGGCAACGGCATCACCGAACTGAGCCGGTGGAACGGCGAGACGATGCGGATGGTCGCTAACCCTGGTTACCTCCGTGATCACGTCGTCAGCAGCATCAAGCGTGCCGAGTCCGAACTGCGGGAGTTGAAGAAGGCCATCAAGGAGCAGGTCGACAAGGAGAAATGACCCCGATGGCTCGCCTCCCCTTCCCGCCGCCCACTCCGAAGGAGATGGAGCAGGCGTCATGCAAGTGGCCGAACACGCCGGGGAGTTCCGGCAAGGTTCGCTGCCCTGACTGCGGTTGCACCGGTTACCCAGGCATGCCCTGGACCCACAAGCACGCCTACCACACCACCGCCCCGTGCGGGAAGGTCGTCTCCGTCAGGGGCTACCGCAACCACACTTGTCGATGCAGGAAGTGCACACCATGATCATCCACATGGACGACCCTTTCCCTGGCCGCTGCAAGAACCTTCGCCCCCATGGGCTGGAGATGCTGCGCTGCCTGGACTACGAGCACGCCCTTCATCGGTGCACGTTCCCCGAGCCGAAGTACCCCCAGGAGCGTTCGGATTCGTACGCCCACCACATCGCATCCCACCCACTCAAACCGCAACCATGGAGAAAGCCCGAAATGAGCCAAGAGTCCGCACCCTGGACCGAGGCGCAGGTGCAGAGCCTGGTGGCCTGGCAGGAGTCGGACTACGTCCACTCGTTCACCTGCCCGAACCGCAGCGACGTGCTGCACGGCTGGCAGTACGGCGACATCGGGGGCCTCAAGCCCACGACCGATGGCTGGGTATGCCTGGACTGCGACTACACCCAGCACTGGGCGCATGACTTCATGCTGGACTGGGTCGACTGACACTGGCGTAGCCACCACAGCGAGTGATAGAAAGCGAAGAGCCGGGGTGGTCACCCCCCGGCTCTTCATAGTTTCCCCGTGAAAGGAAGGTTTCAGTGGCAAACCGTACCATCTCGTCCCATCCCGTTCAAGGCGTGGTCGCATGAGTGTCCAGGCGATGTCGGAGTGCTGGGGACCGAATCTCCCCATGGCCAACGAGTTGGGCCTGCGCCCCGCCACCATCCGACTGGTGGCCCTTGCCGTGGCCGACGTGGTGAACGACGCCCACGACAACGAGTTCTACGGTTCGGTCACCAAGTTGGCGGCGAAAGTGGGACTGTCCCGACAGTGCGTGGGGCAGGTGTTGAAGCACTTGTGCGACGCTGGGGTGTTGTCACAGTTGGAGGAACGCCCCGGTGGAACCACGAAGTACCGCTGGGTGGGGGTGACAACCACGTTGTCAGGTAGTTATCCACAACCTGACAACCACGCCGACAGGTACCTGACAACCACGTTGTCAGGGGGTGACAACCACGTTGTCACTAACCCAATAGAACCCAAGAGTGAACCCAAGAAAACACTTCCGGCTGCGCCGGAGATGTCTCACTTCGGCAGTGATGGCACCGAGAAGGAAGAGAAGAGCGGACCCGCCCCCTCCAGGGTGGTGGTCGACCACTTCGAACTTCGCTGGAGCCAGGTGGTGAACCGCCATAAGGAGTACTGGTCCTTCCCGGTCGTGCCCCTCCGTGCGGCGGCGTACACGTGGGTCAACAGCAACTACTTCCGTCACAAGTCCCTCCCCCCTCGCCCGGTATCACAGGTGGTGGCCCTGGTCGACTCGTTCATGCAGATGGTCGACACCGACCAGATCACCCCAAAGAAGGGTTACAGCATCTGGCAGACCTTCGTGGCCAACATCGCCAAACTGGACAACGAGACGGTCGTGTTGCCCGAACGGGAAATCGTGTATTGACATCCACTCGCCGGTCGACGTATCGTCCACCCCGTCCACTGGACACCTCCTCCCCACGGGGCTACGGGCCTGCCTCTCGGCCCCGTGGGGGAGGTCCCGTGGACGGGACCCAGGGGAGAGTGATCGTGGAGAGTGATTGTGGTTGAGTTCAGCGCACCCCGACAGCGGATCGTGGACGACTTCGTGACCGGCCTCAAGAAGGGCGGGCATCGCTGCCTGTGGCTCTTCGGCCCTCGCCAGTCCGGTACCAGCACCCTGGGCCTCCACGCCGCCCGCACCATCGACATCGCCACCGCCAACGGCGAGTTCGATGAGTTGATGGCCTACGGCAACGGCCAGACCGTCAAGGCCGACGCCTTGGAGCAGTTGCAGCGGGAAATCTGGAAGTCGGAGAACATCTTGCGGGCCAACGGCAACGACCTCGGCCTGTGGGAAGAGGACCGCCTGCTCAACGAACGCTGGGACATCCTGTTGACGAACACCGACATCCTGTTCATCGACCAGTTGATCATGCCCAACGTGGAGTTCTGGAAGAAGCACCTGCTGCTCCCCTTGGACAACCGTGTGAAGTCCGACATGGTCACGATCATCGCCGGGACCACCGCCCCCGAAGCCTTCGGCCCCGACTGGGCTACCGGCTTCAACGCCCAGTGCGCTGTTCACCAGTTCGGTGTCCGTGGAGAGGGGTGACCTTTCCGGCTGGGCCGTACCCCGCATGGTCGCCGTGCTGGAGGGTGTGCTCGTTGACGTGGAAGAGGTCACGTCGAAAGGGCGGTTTGGTCGGGAGAAGGTCACCGGCATCAACTGGTCGTGGCTGGACCTGCCGCTCAAGAACCTCGTCAGCATCAAGCGCAGGTTCCCCGACACCGCCGTGGACGTGGTGACCTTCATGGGTGACGACGCCGCCGAGCGTGCCAGCACCTTCTTCGCCAAGTACGGCATTGACGACTTCAACGAGGTCTACGCTGCCGACTTCAAGGAATGGTGCTGGGCACTCTCCTTCCGGCCCGAGATTGTGCAGGTCTACGACAGCGACATGGAACGCCTCAACCAGTACGGCCAGCGTGGGTTCGCAGTGGTGAAAGGCGGGCCGTTCTAGTGGCTGACATCCAGCACGGTGCCCTCAGCAAGATGATCGTGGAGGGTGACCTCCGCACGTTCATCGACGCCCGCATCACCGTCGACTTCTTCCCCGACGAGAAGTGGCGCAAGGTCTACCTGTGGTTGCAGAACCACTGGAAGAAGTACTCCACCCCTGCCACCGCCGATGAGGTGCAGCGCGCCTACCCGACGTACACGTGGCTGGAAAACGACCCTCAGCCCACGCAGTACTACGTCGATGCCCTGCGTGAGCGGCGGGAGTACTCCATCTTCGTGGAGGCCGTCCAGCAGGCCAGCAACGCCATGCTGGACGACGACGAGCCTGACAAGAACGAGATCATCCGCAGGGTGCTCCACTCTGCCCTGGTGCAGGCCACGACCGAGACGGGGTCCAGCAAGGACATCGACATCGTGTCGGGGTACGCCGACATCCTCTACCGGCTGGGTGAGCGGCGTGAGAACCCCGGCATGCTCCGAGGCATCACCACCGGATTCGACGGTATCGACTTCGTCACAGGTGGGTTACAGCCCGAGCAGTTCATCGTGATCACCGGCGTGCCGAAGTCGGGCAAGTCCTCGTTCCTGCTGTACATGGCCCTCAAGGTGTTCCTGGCAGGGAAGATTCCCCTGTTCATCGGTTTCGAGATGAGCAACCAGGAACAGCAGGACCGCCTGACCTCCCTCATCAGCGGCGTCAGCCTGACCAGCATCCTCAACGGCACCACCTCGCTGCACGAGTGGGGCCGCATCCGGCGTGCGTTCAAGGCCCTCAAGGGCTTGCAGCCGTTCATCCTCTCCGCTGACTCCACCTCCACCACCACGGTGTCGGCGGTGCAGGCCAAGATCGCTGACATCCAGCCCGACGTGGTGTTCGTGGACGGCATCTACATGATGGAGAGCGACCGCCTGAACCCCCGTGACTTCCCCAAGGGCAGTGCCCAGGTGCTCACCGACATCAGCCGGTCCTTCAAGCAGTTGGCCCAGGCGGCGCAACTGCCCATCGTGGTGTCCACGCAGTCGCTGGTGTCCCGTGCCAGGGGTGGTCTGACCCTCGCCTCCATCGGCTACACCTCGGCCTTCGGCCAGGACGCCGACGTGATCCTCGGCGTGGAGCGGCAGGCCGACAGCAACATCAGCAAGTTCCACGTGATGGAGTCCCGCTCCGGTCCCCGCAAGGACGTGTACGTGGAGTGGGACTGGACCCGTGGTCACGTGGGCGAAATCGACTCGTCCGTCTGGACCCCGCAGGCCCGAGCAGCGAGCAAGGGGAAGAACTTTGGCAACCCTTGACGTGGCCTCCATCCTCGCCCAGGCCGGTGTCCGCAACATCCGTGAGGGGCAGAAGGAAATCACCGGGTCGTGCCCGATGCACAAGGAGCGTGTCGGACGCGCTGACGCCCACGCTTCCTGGTCGATGAACCGCCACACGTTCGTCCACCACTGCTTCTCCTGCGGCTACTCGGGCACGCTGTCGATGCTGCTTACCGATCTCCAGGGGTATGCACCGGACGACATCGAAACGATGGTTAGGGAAGCCACGGTCGGCACCAACATGCGGAAGTTGGCCGAGCGTGCTGAGGCGAAGGCCCCCGAACGTCGTGCCGCCACCGAGTGGGAACTGACCCACACCCTCACCGACATGCCTGACCGGTTGCTGGAACTGCGCCACCTTCGCCGGGAGGCTGTCGACGCTTACGGCGTGCGCTGGGACAAGACCACCAAGTCCTGGGTGCTGCCGATCCGTGACCCGAACGGCGTGCTCCTGGGTGCCCAGTACCGCCAGAAGGGGAACGTCCTCAACCTCCCCGAGGGCTTGGAGAAGAGCGTCACCCTGTTCGGCTTCTCCGAGATGCGCCAGTACAACCGGGTCGCACTGGTGGAGTCGCCGCTGGATGCCGTGCGCCTGTTCGGCCTGGGCATCCCCGCCGTGTCGTCCTTCGGTGCGTGGGTGTCGCCCACACAAGTTGAGTTGCTCGCACGCAACTTCACCTCCGTGGTGATGATGCTGGACAACGATAAGGCAGGTAAGGAGGCCACCGCCCACACGGCAGAGGCTCTCCGGCGGCGTCGATGCGTGCCGATCCCCTTCTCATACCGGGGTTTGGACGCCAAGGACCCCGGTGATGTCGAAGACGACAGCATGCTCCTCGCCAACTGGCAGTGGTCCCTCACCAACCCCCGACTCATCGCCCCGCCCCCGAAGAAGGTTCGCACGTGACCCGCTACAGCGAAACTCGCACCGGTAGGCGGTTTGCCCTGGCTGAGAAGTTGGCCGAGTCCGACGACTGCATGGACCTCTGCGCCGCTCAGATAGGGGTAGTCATCTTGGAGTTCTGCGAGAACGCCGGGGTGTCGCACGCTTCCCTGGTGAAGGTGGCACGGAAGATTCCTCATGGAATGGAGTTGCTTCGTGTCGTTTGAGTACCGCCCCTATCAGGTGGAGGGCATCGCCAAGAGCGTGGAGCGGGGCAACCAGTTGCTGGCCATGACCATGGGGTCGGGCAAGACCGCCACGTCTATCGGCACGGTGGTCGAACTGCGCCGTCAGAAGAAGGTGGTCAGCGGGCTGATCCTCGCTCCCAACAGCCTCAAGTTTCAGTGGCAGCGTGAACTCCGCAAGGTCGACCCCACGGCCCGGTCCATCGTCATCGACGGGTCCAAGGCCCAGCGGGCCACGCAGTACCGGCACGCCAAGCGGTTCCACTACGTCATCGCCAACTACGAGTGCGTGGTCAACGACTGGGAGACGTTCACCAAGTTGGTGCCCCTGGACTTCATCATCGCTGACGAGGCCACGGCCATCAAGAGTTTCACCGCCAAGCGCAGCAAGAAGGTGAAGGCCCTGGCCAAGCGATGTAACCACCGTTTCGCCCTGTCGGGCCAGCCGGTGGAGAACCGCCCCGAGGAACTGTTCAGCATCATGGAGTTCGTGGACCCCGAGGTGCTGGGTGACTTCCGCAAGTTCGACCGCACCTTCATCGACCGGGACCACTGGGGCCGACCGAAGAAGTACCGCAACCTCCACCTGCTGCACGACGCTCTCAAGCCCGCCATGTTCCGCAAGAGCCGTGCGGACATTGCAGAGTGGTTGCCGGTGGTCAACTCCATGGAGGTTCCGGTCCCTCTGGACAACTCCATCATGAAGTTGCACGACCTCATCAAGGCCGACCTGCTGGACGCCCTGGACCGGGCGGTGGCTTCGGGCGGTGGCTTCGACATCGCCGCCCACTACGGCAAGGGGATGACCCAGGACCCCACCCTCAAGGGCGAGGTGATGGCTCGCCTGCTCGCCATGCGGATGCTGGCCAGCCACCCGGCCCTGCTGTTGGCATCTGCCAACGACTTCGATGACGAAACCACCAAGAGCGGCAGTAAGTACGCGTCACAGTTGCGACTCTCCGGTGCGTTGGATGGGCTGGGGACCACCTCCCCCAAGATGGACGCCCTCATGGAGATGATCGAAGAGATCGTGTCGGAGGACCCGCTCAACAAGGTGGTCGTGTTCTCGTTCTTCAAACCGATGTTGCAGATCATCGAAGCGGCATTGGCAAAGCGGGGTATCGGGCACACCAAGATCACCGGGGACGTTGCATCGAGCGACCGTGACAAGCGCATTCGGCTGTTCAACGAGAACCCCAACTGCCGGGTGTTCCTGTCGTCCGATGCAGGGGCCTACGGCGTGGACCTCAACCGAGGGTCCCACCTCATCAACTACGACCTGCCGTGGTCGGCAGGCGTGCTCTCCCAGCGGGTCGCTCGCATCGACCGCACGTCCTCGTCGTTCACCAACATCACGCTGACCTACCTCTTCGGCCAGGACACCATCGAAGAGCGGATGCTGCGGATGCTCAAGGACAAGTTGATGGTGGCCGGTGCGTTCTTGGACGGCAAGTACGACCTGGAGTCAGGGTCCTTGCCGTTGGACTTCCAGTCCCTCAAGCAGTTCTTGCTGGAGGGCTAGCCCTTGGTGCTGGCCGTGAGGAACCACGACCACTTCTGATGGCTGTCGATGCGGTCGGCCAGGAAGTTGGCGATGCCCTGCTGCTTCTCCGCAGTGGCCTCATCGAACGCCGTGTTCAGCGTCTCCAGCACACCCTCGTTCAACTTGAGCAACGCCCTGGCCATGGCCTGGGGTTCCTTCTTCGTCGTGGGGAACGCCACCGAACGGTTGTCGATGAAGGTCTGGAGGTTGAACGGTGCGTACTCGCCCATCTTCCGCAGGTTCTCTGCGATGAGGTCGACGCTGCCGTACACGTCGCCGTAGATGTCCCCGAACAGGGAGTGGTACTGCGAGAAGTCCTGGCCCTCCACGTTCCAGTGGTACCCGTGGGCCACGAAGTACATGGTCACCACGTCGGCCAGGAGGGTGTTCAGCGACTTCTTGAGGGCCATGCTCCCAGCGTATCCCATACCTTGGTATGGCCCGAGTTCTTGCCACATGCGAACACGTCGATCAAACGAGCGCAAATGAAAGTTTCCTGAGTTGCTAGGAAGTAGTTGACACGGAGTCAAAGGGACAGTACCTTTGCGTCCGATGGCACGACAGATCAGTCCCCGACCGTCATGGGACACCATGACCCACACGTACGCCCAGTTCCGCACCATGCGGGAGAAGGGCGAATCGCTGGAAGGCGAGGCCAAGAAGAACATCCTGGCCTACCTGTCCGAGATGGGGGAAGAGACGCCGGAAGGCCACCGCACGCTCCCCAGTGAGCGGCTGCGGATCGGGAAGAAGACCATCGTCGGCTTCAAGCGGCAACGCCGTGTGAGCATGGCGTTGGACGCTGACCGGGCCAAGCAGTGGCTGACCGACAACGGCATGCTCCAAGAGGTGATGGTCACCGAGACGGTGACCTACCTCAACGAGGACGCCCTGGTCGGGCTGAACTTCTCGGGTGCCATCCCTGACGCTGTCTTCAAGGACTTCTACACCGAGAAGGAGTCGTTCGCCCTGGTTCTGGAAGAGGGCGACGATGACGAAGACGACGCCGACGACGAGTGACCCTGAACAGGAGACAAGTGACATGACCGACCTGACCAAGATGCCCCCGACCTTTGTGCGTTGCCGTACGTTCGGTCACGCCTGGGACGACGTGGACCCGACCGACGCCGAGCAGGACGACTTCGACCTGCTCTGGAGCGGCAACGACTATGACCTGCTGGTCACGGCCTGCCCTCGCTGCTCCATGCGACGCCTGGACGTGGTGGGCGAGTACGGCGCACTGCGGAGCCGCCGCTACCAGTACCCCGAGGGCTACCTCATGGCCAAGGGCGACACCCGTCCGAAGCGTGCGGAGTTCCGAGTGCAGTTGCTGGCCAACCGGCTGGCGGCGATGAAGGCAAAGCGGGGTAAGAAGTGAACGCCCTCGCACTGGTGGAGCCTTCGATGCCTTCCAACTCCAACCCCACCGTTCGGTACACCGAGCAGGACTTCGTGGCCGTGGCCGAGTTCATGGCCCAGTACGAGGGCCTGCCGATGGAGAAGGTCTACGGCCACGTGGCCGAGTTCCTCAGCGAGCGGCAGGACCGAGTCGTCACCGTCGTGGCCGTGAAGAACATGGTGAACCGCGGTCGCTACCTCGGCCTCATCCCCCACGGTCCCCGCAGCCGCAAGCCCAAGGCCAAGGCGAAGAAGAAGGCGGTGCCCAACGTGGTCGTGTACCCGGCAGACCAGCCCAAGCCCAAGGCCGTCAAGAAGTTCGACCCCGGTATGACTGCCGACGACCTGTTCGACTTCAACGTCCAGGTCATCTACGCCGAACTGGACAAGATGCCGGTGACGCACCTCGGTCCGCTCCACGACTTCCGCAAGGCGTGCGAGGCTCTGCTGGAGGCGTTGAGCAAGTGACCGACGACTGGCTGTCCAAGTTCGACTCCCTGGACTACCCCGGTCGCCGTCAGCCGGTCAACCGTGTCACACCCAAGGTGCAGAATGAGGCAGTGGACTGGGCGGCGAAGCCGCTCAAGTACATGGTCGGTGGGGAAGAGCGCGAGTTCTTCTCCATCGGCCACCTCGCCAAGGCCCTCGGGTACAGCGTCCAAAGCATCCGAGCGTGGGAGAACACGCAGTTGCTTCCGAAATCCCGGTATCGGTCGCCTAACCAGCGTCGTGCCAACCAGCCAGAGCACCTCACCAAGGGCAAGAGGCTCTGGACTCGGGAACAGATCGAAGGTATCCTCCGCATCGCTTCCGAAGAGGGCGTGATCCTCAACAAGAAGCCGCCGACCCCGAGGTTCGCCGCACGGGTCAGAGTCCTGTTCAACGAACTGTTCCAAACCCAGCAACAGCCCTAGACACTGAACCAGAGAGAAGAGAGACATGACCGGTATCACCCGTCGCCCCGCCCGTCCCCGCCCCGCCGAAGAGGATGAGGCAGAGGCCCCCGCCGCTTCCCGGCGTCCCGCCCCTCGTCCCGAGGTGGAAGATGATGACGATGACGCCATGCCCACCCCCGCCCTCCGTGGCGGCTGGACGGCAGGCAAGCAGCAGGCCGAGGCCACCAGCGACTACGCCCAGGCGTTCAAGCCCGACGCCCACATCCAGATCGTCAAGTTCTTGGAGGATGCTCCGTACGTGAACTTCCGCCGCCACTGGATCGAACGCAACGGTGCCAACGGCATCGTGAAGCGTCCGTACGTGTGCCCGCAGACCGTGGGCAAGCCCTGCCCGATCTGCGACGTGGGCGACAAGCCCCAGGCGGTGTCCTCGTTCAACGTGGCCCTCATCGGTGATGACGGTGTGCCCATGCTCAAGACGTGGGACCTCGGCGTCAAGTTGTTCAACGTGCTGGCCGGGTACGCCGAAGACCCGAAGATCGGCCCGCTGACCAAGGGCTACTTCGGGGTGTCCGTGACCTCGTCCGGTAAGGGCGCAGGTAAGGGCGGCACCACGCAGACCAACGTCATCCCGGTCAAGCCCTCCCAGTTGCTGGAGGACTACAACGTGACCCCGCCCAACCCGAAGGAACTGGAGGCCATCGGCGTCTACGCCCCCGACGTGGTCAAGTTCCCGAAGAAGGGCGAACTGGAAGAAATCGCTGCGGAACTGGCGTCGGACTACGACTGACGTGTCCGAAACAGGGGTAACAGACAGCCCGGTGGTTCGCCACCGGGCAGTTCCCCATCTCATCACCACGGTGGAGGAACTTCGGGCAGCGGTCGATGAACTGCTGTCCCACACCCACTTCGTCATCGACGTGGAGACGACCTTCGGCAACCCGCACACCAATGAGGTGTTGTGGGTCGGCCTCGGGAGCAGGGGCTGCGTACACCTCATCCCCATCAACCATCCGCTGGGGTTCGTGGACGTGCCCGAGCACTACGAGATGCGCCTTCCCCCCGAGGAAGAGCGCAAGGTGCTGACCAGCGGTGCCCTCAGCAAGGCCAAGAAGCGGTACCGCGTCCCGACCACCTACACGCCCAGGCCCGAGCAGTTGCCTCCCGACGTGGTGTTCGGTGAGTTGGAGCGGCTGCTGTTCAGCGACCGGCACAAGATCGGGCAGAACACCAAGTTCGACCTCATGTCGGTGAGCAAGTACTACGGCGGGCGCATCCCGCCCGGTCCGTACCACGACACCATCGTGGTCACCCACCTGCTGGATGAGAACCGCATGACCTACGGCCTCAAGGAGGTCGTGATGGACTGGCTGGACGTGCCGCAGGTGAAGCGCAAGACCTTCTACCCCAACCTGGGCAAGTCGGGTGTGGAGGTCGAACCCATCGACGCTGTGGCCCGGTACCTGGCCAAGGACATCCGCTACACCTGGCTGTACTGGTGCAACCAGTTCCCCCGCCTGGCCAAGCAAGACCTCACCGCCGCCTACGACCTGGAGATGGGGTTGTACGGCGTGCTCATGAACATGGAGCGCAATGGTTTCCCCGTGGACCTCGCCCGCCTCAAGACGGTGGGGGCCGAGATGGTCGAAGAAATCCGAGGGATTGAGGGCGAAGCCTGGTCGATAGCGGGGTATCAGTTCGAACTCACCAACCTCAACATCAAGCGTGATCTGCTCTTCAAGCCGAAGAAGCAGGGCGGTCAGGGGCTGGCCCCCCGGTCCTACACCGAGAAGACGCACACCGCTCAGTTGAACAAGGCCACCTTGGAGTACTACGCCGAGCGTGGGAACCGGCTGGCCATGCTGTTCTTGGAGTGGTCGGCCTTGGAGAAGTTGCGTGGCACGTTCATCGAAGGGCTGGGCAAGCACCTCATCAATGGGCGCATCCACACCTCGTTCAAGCAGCACGGCACCGTCACAGGTCGCCTCTCAGCCCATGAGCCGAACCTCCAGCAGATTCCGGCACGTGGTGACGGGGCCATCATCCGAGAGATGTTCGTGCCGCTCCCCGGCCACATCCTCATCGACGCCGACTACGACCAGATCGAACTGCGCTGTGCTGCGTACCTCTCCGGTGACGTGTCGATGATGGACGTGTTCAAGCAGGGCCAGGACATTCACCGTGCCGCTGCCGCCGCCATGTACACCGTGCCGATGGACGAGGTCACCAAGGACCAGCGTCAGGCAGGCAAGGGGCAGAACTTCCTCACCCTCTACGGCGGCGGCGCACCCAAGTTGGCCCGCACCGCTGGCGTGGACATCCCCACCGCCGAACTGTTCATCAAGCGGTACTACCAGCAGTTCCCCCACCTCGCAGCGTGGAAGGAGGGGATCGTGGAAGACGCCAAGAAGTTGGGCAAGCGCAACGACCCGTTCCGATACCCGGCTTACGCTTCGATTCCCCCCTTCAACCGCCGACGCCGCCTGCCCGACCTCCTCTCCATCAACGAGTACGAGCGGTACCGGGGAGAGCGGCAGGCTGTCAACGCTGTCGTCCAGGGCTTTGCCTCTTGCGTGATGAAGTTGGCCCTCATCGAATTGGACCGTGCCCTACCAGCCTTCGGGGCGCAGATGCTGGTCACCGTCCATGACGAAATCGTGGTGATGTGCGCCGAGGAACGTGCCGATGAGGTGCAGGAGACGGTGGAACGGATCATGGGTTCCGTTTCTCTGGCAGGGGTGCCTATTCTTGGTGACGTGCCGCTGGTGGCGTCAGCGAACAGGGGCTACACATGGGCAGAGGCGAAGTGATCGGAGCACACAATGAGCAATGACTGGTACGCCCGTCGACTGGGCCAGCAGCAGGCCCCTCAGCAGCAGCCCCAGGCTCGCCAGCCCTGGACGCCTCCCCCTCCGCAGTACGCCCCGCAGCAGTTCGTGCAGCCTCAGCCCACGCCGGGGCAGCACCAGATGCCCCCGCAGACCCCGCCGCCCGGTTCGGTCAACCACAACAACTTCATGCAGATGGCGGCGATGTGGCGCGGTGGTCCCGCCATGAAGAGCGACCCCGGTGGGTGTCCCGAGTGCGGCAGTCCCCGCTACTACAGCAGGGCGAAGACCGTCAGCCGTGGCCCCGCCCCGGCTCCGCACTGCTTCGACTGCGGGTTCAACGGTCTGTTCGACCAGGGTGACCCCGCCACGTGGGGGGCGATGTGAGCCGCACCGTCTCCACTCAGGTGCTCAACCTCGGCAGCACCAGCCCCCACCGCATCCAGGGTCGCCCCGTCAGTGCCGCCGTAAACCCGGCGACCAACTGCGTGGAGGTGTTCTATGAGACGTCTCACCGCTCGTCGGAGGTGTCCATCGTCCCCCACTTCGGGCAGGTTCCCGATGGGTTTCGATTCCTCGCCACCGCCATCACCAGCCCCTTCGTCGTGGACCAGACGCACCTGTCGGTCAGCGGAACACCCATCACATCGGTTCGGGGGGTAGTCCCCTTCGTGTACCACATTTACTGGAGACAGTGCAGTGACAGCCCTAGATGACCTCATCGCCAAGACCAACAAGAAGGCCGGTGGCGCACTCATCGTGCGTGGCTCCGAACTGCGTGGTGCCATTCCCCGCATCACCTCGGGGAGCCTGGCCTTCGACCTCATGTTGGGCGGCGGCTGGCCGCTCAACTGCTGGAACGAGGTGATCGGCAACGAGAGCAACGGCAAGACGACGATGGTCCTCAAGACCATCGCCGCAGCGCAGGCCCTCAACCCGACCCATGAGACGCTGTGGATCGCTGCCGAGGACTTCGTCCCCGACTGGGCCGAGGCACTGGGCGTCGACCTGACTCGCATCGCCGTGGCCAACACCAAGGTCATGGAAGAGGCGTATCAACTGGTCGTCACCGCCCTGGACGACCGGGCCTGCGATGCCGTGGTGATCGACTCCTACCCCGCCCTCATCCCCACGGTGGAGGACGAGAAGACGATGATGGAGATGAGCGTGGGCCTCGGTGCCCGCCTCACCGGTCAGTTCATGCGGAAGTCCAACAAGGCGCAGATGCGTGACCTCAAGGAAGAGGACCGGGACTGCCTGGGCATCATCATCAACCAGTGGCGGGAGAAGATCGGCGTCATGTACGGCGACCCCCGCACCACCCCTGGCGGCAAGGCCAAGAACTTCTCGTACTTCACCAGGGTGGAAGTGGTCAAGGACGACTGGTTGGAGCGGGGCACTGCGAAGGTGGGCATGGCCATCAAGGCCAAGACCGTCAAGAACAAGACGGCCCCGCCCCACCGCACCGGCTTGGTCGACTTCTACTTCGCTGACGCCAGCCCCTTCCACCAAGGTGACTACGACACCGTCAAGGAGGTGTCGAACATCGCCATCAGCCTGGACGTGGTGGAGCGGCGTGGTGCCTTCTACCGGTTCGACGGCCACCAGTGGCGGGGCAAGGAAGAGTTCTTGGATGCGCTGCGACAAGACTTGGACCTCCAGCGTGCGGTCGATACCCAGGTAAGGGCACTGCTTCTGCCCACCGTGGATCACAGCGATGGATGAACGCATCCTCAAGTCCCGTGCCCAGGAGCGGCGCATCGCCCGCAAGGTCGGGGGGACGCAGAACGCTGGGTCGGGCAACGGCAACAGGAAGAACGACGTACGCCAGCGGAACGAGGTGCTGTGGGAGATGAAGAGGACCGACGCCAGGAGCATCACCATCAAGGCCACCGACCTGCGGGACCTGCGGAAGAATGCCTCCTTGGAGGGGCGTCTCCCCGTCATGCACATCGAACTCGGCGGTCGTCGGTACGTTGTCATCGAAGAGGACGACTTCCTGTCCTCGGACCTGGCTGGGGGCATGCTGTGAACGGTGACCGGCTGGACACGCTGCTGGCCGTCATCATCCTCGCGGTCATGGTCGCCGCCCTGGTGTACCTGGGGCTGACCGTATGAGGCAGGTCGGCAGGAAGACGTTGGACGCCCACCGGGAGTCCTTCAAGGGCAACAAGGGGTACCTGCTGCCTCCGATGCAGCGGTACGTCATCCGCAAGGTGGCTGACGACGAGGCTGAGTCCGAGCGGCGCACGGACATCATGCACCCCAGCGAGATGTGCAAGCCGGGGTGGTGTCAGCGCAAGGACTTCTACCGCATCACCTTCGGCCCCCGTGAAGACATCGAACCGCGGTTCACCAGCGAACTGATCTTCGCTGAGGGCCACACCATCCACGACAAGTACCAGGCGTGGCTGCAAGGCATGGGCCTGCTCTACGGCAGGTGGGTGTGCAAGGAGTGCGGCCACTCGTTCTTCGCTCAGTCACCGCTGGTCTGCCCCAACTGCACCTCGTCCTCCGGTCGCTTCAAGTACCGGGAGGTGCCGCTGGAGAACGTGGAGTACATGATCGCTGGCCATGCCGATGGTGCGGTGAACTTCGGCAACGACTGGTTGGAGGTGGACGAACCCTTCCTCATCGAAGTGAAGTCCATCGGCGTGGGCACCGTGAGGGTGGAGCACCCCGAGTTGCACCGCAAGTACACCGAGGGCGAGTACGACCTGACCCGGCTATGGCAGGAAATCAAACGGCCCTTTCCCGCTCACATCCGCCAGGCCACGCTGTACTGCTGGCTCGCTGGCTACAAGAAGATGGTCTTCATCTACGAGAGCAAGTGGAACCAGCAGACCAAGGAGTTCGTGGTCACACCGGACTTCAAGGTCATCGAATGGATGCTGGAAGCCGCCAAGGATGTGGCGCAGTCCGTCCGTCAGGGGATGGAGCCGTACCGCCCAGGGTGGGCGAAGCAGGAACACCGAACGTGCAAGGCGTGCCCGTTCAAGGGCGAGTGCTGGGGAGTAGCAGATGACACGACAGATCAACCGAAGCCAGTCGCAGTCCGAAAGGCACCTGCTGCCCGACGACGAAAGGCTCTTCGCCCGTCCTAACTTCGACATGCCGATGCTGGACGGCTCCGACCTGACCATGGTCAGCGACTCGGAACTGATGGACAAGTTCACGCAGGCTGTGGCCTGGCAGAACTTCGCTGACACCATCAGCACGGAGGCTGAGATCAAGGAGGCTGACTACGCCTCCCAGTTGGAACATGCCGAGTCCATGGCGGTCATCACTGCCTGGTCCACGGCTGGCACCACGGTCGGCCCCCGTGGCGGGGTGAAGTCCGACTTCACTGCCACCGTGGCAAAGGCGCAAAGGGATACTGACCCTGGTGTAGTGTCACTACGTGAGCAGTACCTCCACGCCAAGGCTGCACGCAAGCGGGCACAGACCGTGCGTGACAACAGCGAGCGGCTGGCCAACCTGCTCTCCAGAGAACTGTCCCGGCGCATCGGCAGGGACAGCGTGCAGCAACGAGCAGGGCGGTTCGTGACGTGATGCGTACCATCAAGTGCAAGCAGTGCGAGACTCGCATGTGGGACGACGAGGACGACAGGTTGTACTGCCCCAACTGTGGGTGGGAAGCCGGGACGACGGTGGAGGACGAGGAGTCCCCTGACGAAGGCGAGTTCTAGTGGCAAACCGGGCTAAGGCCATGGGTACCGGCCACGAATCCGCCATCCGTACCTGGCTACGGGAGCACGGCTGGCCCTACGCCGACCGTCGCACGCAGAACGGTGCCGCCGACCTCGGTGACCTGCAACTGAGCGAGCGCATCCCGTTCGTCATCGAAGCCAAGACCGCCAAGAAGACCACCGAGCGCGCCACGCTGGGCACCTTCGTGAAGGAGTTGGAGGCCGAGGTCATCAACTCCAAGTCCGAGGCCGGGGCTGTGGTGTTCAAGAAGGTTGGCACCACTGACGTGGGCGAGTACTACGCCATCATGCCGGTGAAGTATCTCAACGTCCTGCTGGAGAAGTGCTACGGCGATGCTGTGCAGGAGCCGCTGGTGGTCAAGCGGGTCATCGGCAGACGTGTGGTGTCGCAGACCATACCCCCCACCCGCTGACGTAACCCTGCTATCGTCCCTCCGTATCGTCACATCGGTCGGAGGAATCAATGCAGGGGACTGTCGGTATCACACAGGAAGAGTTCCTGATGAGGGTCAGCGGCAGTAGCCCTGTCCAGGCTGTCGCCAACTCCATCGCCAAGTCCATCTTCGAATCGGGCCACTTCCCGGTCATCCGTGCCATCGGTGCGGGGGCAGTGGCGCAGACCTGCAAGGCCATCGCCGTGGCCAGGGGCATCGTGGCCCCCAAGGGCATGGACCTGGCCTGCGTGGTCGGGTTCGACACCATCCGAGGTGACCAAGGCGAGGACATCAGCGCACAGATTTTCTACTTGTTCGCACGCTGAGGTAACGCATGGGTATCTACAGGGCCAGGGTGGTGCAGGGCTACGCCAATGGTTCCTGTCGCGCTGTCGTCCCTCAGATGTACGGCGACACCCTCATCACGATCACGAGGTTCGCCTCGCCCACCTTCCCGCTGACCCCGCAGTTCGGCTGGGTGTCGTTCGAAGGGGACGAGCCTTCCTACCCGATCTGGCTGGGGGCTGACGCTCAGGCTGACGTATCTCTTGGTGGTGGGGCAACGGGGCCGACCGGCCCTACTGGGCCGACCGGCCCTACTGGGCCGGTAGTGATCGCCTCGGAGGGCTACTACGGGTCCTTCTACGAGGACTCGCAGCAGTCGTTCGTGGCCAACACGCCCAGGGCCATCAAGGTGTCCAAGGAGTACGAGTCCAACGGTGTCTCCCTGGCTGGTGTCGGTGAGATGGTGCTGGAGAACAATGGCACCTTCTCGCTGACGTATTCCCTCCAGTTCGCCAACACCGACAACGTCACTCACCACATCGACGTGTGGTTGAAGTACATGGGCGCGGACTGGCCGAACAGCGCATCCCGCTTCGACATCCCTGTCAGGAAGAACCCATCCACCCCTGGGTTCACCATCGGCACGGTCAACTACGTGGGCACCGCCATCAACGACGGCGACTACGTGGAGTTGTGGGCCAGCACTGACTCGCCCCTGGTCAGCATCCACTCCGAGGCCGCTGCCGGGAGTATCCCAGGTATCCCTGGTGTCATCGTCACCCTCGTCCCGGTGGCCAACCTGTTGCAGGGACCGACCGGCCCGACCGGTGCAGCGGGTCCTGCTGGAGGTCCTACTGGGCCGACCGGTGCAACTGGCCCGCAAAGCACCGTTACCGGTCCCACCGGACCCACCGGACCTACCGGTGCTAGCGGTGCTGCATCCCAGGTCACAGGCCCGACCGGGTCAACAGGCCCCACCGGAGCCACCGGTGCGACAGGTTCGACGGGTCCTACCGGTGCCCAAAGCACGGTTACCGGTCCCACAGGTGCCACGGGGTCTCAAGGCTCAACTGGCCCAACCGGAGCCACTGGGTCGACCGGTCCAACTGGTGCCGCTTCGACCGTGACCGGTCCGACCGGTCCGACCGGTGCTGCCAGTACGGTCACCGGTCCCACCGGAGCGACCGGTGCTACCGGTGCGACCGGTGCTGCTTCGACCGTCACAGGTCCCACCGGGCCTACCGGTGCCACCGGTGCTGCGTCCACCGTCACCGGCCCCACCGGCCCCACCGGGGCTGCTTCGACCGTGACCGGGCCGACCGGGCCGACCGGTGCAACTGGTGCGGCATCCACGGTCACTGGCCCGACCGGCCCAACCGGTGCGACCGGTGCGACCGGAGCCGCAAGTACGGTCACTGGCCCCACTGGCCCCACTGGTGCCACCGGAGCGGCTTCAACGGTCACTGGACCGACCGGCCCGACCGGTGCCACCGGAGCAGCATCGACAGTGACGGGGCCGACTGGACCTACCGGCGCAGCCAGCACTGTTACGGGACCGACCGGCCCAACCGGGGCGCAAGGCCCGACCGGCCCCACAGGGGCAACCGGTGCCGCCTCCACGGTCACCGGTCCAACTGGAGCGACGGGGGCTGCCGGATACAAGGGCGGACCTCGGTACGCCTACAACAACACCACGACCGCGACCGGCATCGCCGCCGGTCAGGTGCGGTTCAACTCGACCACCTCGGCAAGCGTCACTACCGGCTGGTTCCACTACAACACCAACGACGGCACCAACCTCGGTGCCTACCTGCTCGGCATCCCCGTGGGTTCCCGCCTGTACGTCCAGTCAAACAGCGCGGCCTCTGCGGTGTCGATCATGTTCACCGTCACCTCGGTGACCGACAACACCACCTATGTGACGTTCGGGTTGACGTATGTAGCGGGCAGCGTCGGGTTCACCAACGCCGAGTCGGTGGTCGCCCAGTTCTCCGTGATCGGCCCGACCGGTCCGACGGGTGCGACGGGTGCAACTGGTGCTGCTTCGACGGTGACCGGTCCAACCGGCCCAACGGGTGCAACTGGTGCAGCCTCAACGGTCACCGGTCCGACTGGTCCGACCGGTGCCACGGGTGCAGCATCAACAGTGACCGGTCCCACCGGCCCTACCGGAGCCGCCAGTACCGTGACCGGCCCCACCGGACCCACAGGTGCCGCCAGCACTGTCACCGGTCCGACAGGACCGACTGGTGCTGCCAGCACCGTCACCGGTCCGACCGGTCCGACAGGTGCCGCAAGCACGGTCACCGGCCCAACTGGTCCCACCGGCCCGACCGGTGCCACCGGAGCAGCATCGACCGTCACTGGCCCGACCGGCCCCACGGGTGCTGCGTCCACCGTGACTGGTCCCACCGGGCCTACCGGACCCACAGGTGCTGCGTCCACCGTGACCGGGCCGACCGGCCCCACTGGTGCCGCCAGCACTGTCACTGGCCCTACTGGACCCACTGGTGCTGCCAGCACCGTCACCGGTCCGACCGGTCCGACAGGTGCCGCAAGCACGGTCACCGGCCCAACTGGTCCCACTGGTGCCGCCAGCACCGTCACTGGCCCGACCGGTCCCACGGGTCCCACTGGGCCGACTGGGCCGAGGCAGTACGTCACCGGTCCCACCGCACCGACCGGCCCGACCGGCGCAGGCGTTGGAGCCATGTGGCTGAACACGGAGAACGGCAGGGAGTACGTCTCATACGACGGTTACTGGGTGGAGGTCGGGGCCTCGGCGTCGTCCCCCAACTTCACCACCATCTCCACTCCTGCCGGGACCAGCCCTGTTGCCGACGTGGCGGCTGACACGCTGACCCTGACCTCGGGGTCGACCAACCTCACCATCACCGGTAACTCCACCACGGACACCATCGACTTCGACATCGTGGACCCCCCCACGTTCACCGGCGTCACGGTCAACGGCACACTGGCTGTGGGAACAACGGCTCCGACCCGCAACGGTACGGCGGTGAAACTCCCGGTTATCGTGCAGCGTGTCGCCTGCACTGCCACCTACACGACGACGACCTCCACTGCTGTGATCACGGGCTGCACAGCGACTGTCACCCTCCAAACGGGCGACCTCGTCGTGTTCTTCGGGGCGATTGACGCCAACGCCTCGGGTGCCACAGGGACACTTGCCTGCACCCTGTACGCAGCAGGTTCGCCTCTAGGTGGCGCATCGGCATTCGCAGCCGGTGCGGCAACGGACCGCCTGACGCTGGGATTCCACCCTGAGTACTACACGGCAGCGTCCAACGGCAGCGTCACGTTCGACATGCGGGCCATCCACACGAACAGCGCGTTCACCATCCGAACCAACACCTCTTTCACGATGGTCGTCTACAGGTAGGACCAGATGGCAGCAATCGACTTCCCCAACTCACCCGCCGTCAACGACATCCACACGGTCGGCAGCAAGTCCTGGCAGTGGGACGGCATCACTTGGAACCTGCTGTCCACAGTGGTGGTCAACAGCCTCACCGGCACCGCCAGCCAGATTCTGGTCGGAGGCACCAGCGGGACGGCACAGTCCGGTGCGCTCACCCTGACGCTCCCTACTGACGTGACGATCTCGGGCGTACTCCAGGGGTCACGCCTCACATCCACCGTTGCCACTGGAACAGCCCCGCTGTCCGTTACGTCGACCACTGCCGTGACCAACCTGAACGCGGACCTCTTGGACGGTATCCACAGCACCGGGTTCGCTCGCCACTTCACCTCGGGCCAGATCATTGCCCACGGGTCGTTCACCTCGGCGGCGTTCAGTGGTACCCCGGCAACAGTAGGAGGCACTAACGGCATCGCCTTCAACTTTGGCGTGACTTTCGGGGCCACCCCGACCTTGCTACTGACCTGTTCCGCCCTCACGGGTAACACAACGACGGTCGTCAACGTCGGCACCACCCTCAGCACCACGCAGGGTTCCTACCGTGCTGCACTCGTCGCCGGTACATCTACATCCACCGTGACGATCCACTGGGTCGCCATCGGAACGGCCTAACAAGGAGGCATCATGCCTGCTCAGAAGTACCGCAAGGTCCCCGTCACCATCGAAGCCATCCAGTGGACGGGGGAGAACTACGAGGAGATCAGGGAGTGGGCCTGGACCGGGGCTGATACCGAGGTTGCCACCCTGGATACGGAAGTATCACAACTCATGGTGTGGAACTCCGAAGAAGGCCAGTGGATTCGCTGCCCCCTGGACCACTGGGTCATCAAGGGCATCAAGGGCGAGTACTACCCCTGTTCCCCCGATGTGTTCCTCCGCACGTACGAGTCCGTGGAGTAATATCACAGCATGGGCATCTGGTCGACGCTGCGAGGTGGCGCACGTGCTGGTCGTGGCGACTTCCCACACATTCCTCCCGTCAACATCCAGGGGCCGATGAACCCCAAGGACTACACCTGGGAGCAGCAACTCCACCTTCGTGACACCGCTCAGTGGGTCACGGGGGACACCAAGGACTACGGCAGTGGTGACGCAGGGAAGGTGGTGAACTGATGGGTAAGCCCGAGTGCTCCGTCGCTGACTGCTCGCGGTCCAGCGTGAAGCGAGGGTTCTGCCACGCCCACTACAGCCGGTGGAACCGCTACGGCGACCCATCCATCCAGAAGCGGGCCACGTCGAACCCCGGTATGGACCAACCCACCAAGAAGGCGTGGGTCATCTCCTACAAGTTGGAGCACGGCTGTGCCGACTGCGGGTACCGGGGCCACCATGCTGCCCTGGACTTCGATCACCTCCCCGGCACGGCCAAGGTCCGAGACATCAAGAGTGGCCAGCAACTAGGGTGGGCGGCGTTGCAAGAAGAGGTCGCCAAGTGCGATGTCGTGTGTGCCAACTGTCATCGAATCCGCACCTTCGTGCGGCGAGCAGCGGGGGAGGTGATGTCAGATGAGTAAGTCGTTCAACCAGTGGCAAGGTCAGTCGTACCCAGCAGGTGATGCCCCGTTCAGGGCAGCAGAAACCATGGGACCACAACCTGTCGCACATGGTGATCTGGATGCCCTCCGCATGAGTTGGAGGCGCACGCCAGAAGCGACTTACCCAATAGGTACCTGACGGATACCTCGGCACCATCAACACCCGCCGCCAGGACCGACTGCTGGACGGCCTCAAGCAGCGCGAGTCAAACCGCCCTTACACCCGAGGCATTCACAAGGGTGAACGAGTCGATGGCCGTGACTACTTCTGGCCCCCAGAGTTCAACAAGTGGACTGCGCTGGAGACACAGGCCGCAGGCATGCGCTTCACCACGCCCGGTGTCGGGATGGAACTCCAGTACGAGCGGTACCCCACCGACCGCAAGGTCGGGCCGAAGCGTGTCCCGGTGGGCGGGCAGTCCAACGGCACCACGCAGTGGGGTCCCCGGCAGCAACCGGATCGGGCTGCGGTGCTTCGTCACCTCGCTCCTTCTTGGAGTAGCGGCCAGAGAGGAAACCCAGGTATGGCCGTGCCATACGTTCCTGTGGGTCCCGGCGGTGGCTAGAGACGTTTCTGTCTGGATCACTGGCATCGTTTCCCCCGCCCCCTCCACTGAGTACCCGACATGGGTCATCGTGCTCATCATCATCGTCCCCTCCATCGCAGGCATCCTCGGTGGCGTCGCTGCCATCATGGCTGCTCGTCGTGCCCATGCCGTGAAGACCCACCTCACTCAGAAGGAGATGGAAGAGAGGGAGTGGCGGGAGAAGAACATCGGCGTAGCCAACGGCCATGGCACGCTCATGCGCCAGATGACCATGACGATGGAGCACGTCGGCAATCTCAATGAGCACGTGATGGACCTCAAGGACGGTCAGGCCAAGATCATCGGCAAGATGGCCCAGGTGGAAGGCGAGTTGGCGCACCACATCAACGGGTCCACCTCATACCGCGAGTCCGTTCGGCTGGAGATCGGCAGCCTTCACCAAGACATCGGCAGCCTTCACCAAGACATCGGCAGCCTTCACCAAGACCTCAAGGACCATGTGGCCTGGGAGGTGACCCAGTTCCCGTTCCCCTGGGACGGTACCGAGCGGAGGAAGTCTCCCCCGCCCAACGACCCCCCTGCTGGAAAGCAGGAACGTAGAAGGAGATAGACATGCTCTTCCAGAAGTTGTTTGCCGGTGACGGCGGTTCGGCAGTCCGTTCGCTGCTCCGTGCCCTCACCGTGCTGCTCACGGCCTTCGTCCTCAGCCTCAGCCCCGAGCAGATCGGTGCCATCCAGTTGGTGGTGGAGGCCCTCATCGCCGTGCTGGTTCGGCTCGTCCCGAACCCGCCTGCACCTCCCGCCGATCCCGCTGTCTGACCCTGCGGGCGATGTAACATCGTCCCATGGCATACCGTGTGATGCGCGAGGACTGGCAGGCGATGGACCCCGTCGCCAGTGGTTCCACTGCCGGTGGCCCCAACATGTACGACGACGGGGTCCGCACCGTCCCTTGGTACCCCCGTCCCGGCCAGTCCAAGGAGCAGTACATCGTCAGCGAGGCCATGCGCCTCATGACGGTGCCCACTGACCAGATTCGTGCCATCCGTCCGGTCACCGAGCACCCCGACATGCCGGTGGATGGCTACATTCGCGAGCCGCTGACCATCGAAGCCGTGCTGGACACGGACCGCTGGGCACCCCAGCGTCGGTCGTGGATCAGCGGCACACCGACCAAGCCCCGCAAGTCCGACGTGCAGGAAAACATGTTCTCCGGCACCGCCCGAGGGCTTGGCGGCATCGCCAACCCCATGCTGTAGGAGGCCCCGATGCTGGGATCACAGTTCGACCGCACCTACTGGGAGAATCCCGAGACGGGGAAGACCGTCTTCTACGGCCCCGCCGACGCTGACACCCGGTACGGCACCTTCTATGACCCCAAGGGTCAGGTCAGCGGCTGGAGTGCCCCACTCCGTCTCCTTCGTCACCAGCGATCAGAAATCGGGATGGGGAAGGGTGGTGCGACGTGGCTTGGTGCGGCTGGCACTGCCGCTCACCAGGGGTTGCTCTTCCACCCATCCACCGGTACGGGGGCAGGCCGTGACCCGTTGATGGAGGATTCTGCTCCGCTCATCCGCAAGGCCCTTCGTCTGGAGGACAAGGACAATTACGACCGGCGTGCCCGTTTCGAAGGGCCACCTGACTACGACGCAGCGTCCACCGGAGCAGTGAACGCCATCAAGCGGACCAGTATGCCTCCACATGTCCTGAGTCAGTTGAACGCCTCGCTCACCCTTAGCCCGAGTGAAGGGCGCAGCCACGCCAACCCTGTGGACCGGGGTATCACCATCAAGAACCAGTACGGTCGCCCCGACTGGGACGCATTGGTGCACGAAATCGGGCACACGATGCACGGCTGGGACGCACTGGATCAGCACGCTGACTGGGTCAAGGATGCTGATGAGCACGGTCGATACAAGGGTATGGTCGGCAGGCCCGACCCACGCTCCGAGGGACTCGCAGACGGCATTTCCGACCGATTCACCCGCCTCGCCTCTGCCCATGAAGACCTTTCCTCCCTGCACCAGCAGACCGGGTACTCCACGCAATTCAGCGGGTTCAGGGACAACACCGGGCGTGCGCTGTACTCCGCAGCCCGTGCCCACGCTTCCATGTCGGACCTCGGCATCACCGAGGTTCCGGCCAGGGATGACTTGATGAGGGATGCGGGGCTGTACCATCCTGATCACCGGTACGTGCACGTGATCACCAAGTCCGGTAGGTCCGTACGGTCCATGCGCCAGGACGTGGACCTGGCCCGGTCCAAGGTGATCGCAGACTCGTCGGCCAACAGCCTGCTGCTGGGTCATCTGGCCCACCACAACCCAGCCATCGTTCCTCACCTGGAAGCGCAGGGGTTCGGCAAGGTCACGCAGCAGTCGGTGGACATGTACCGCCAGCACTTCCCCCAGCACGCCCCGGCTCCTGAGCCTGCCCCCTCCGAACCTGAATACGAGCAGTTGTCGCTGGACCTGGGGAAGCCGAAGCGTGGGCGCAAGTGAGCGAGTTCGACGCCCTCCACGCCAGGGGGTACCACCTCGGCAGTGCTGAGGTGGCAAGCCTGACCTCCGACCAGTACAAGGAACTGCTCCACAGCGCGGCCATGTACCAGCGTGGTGGACCCGAGGGTGCCATGCTGCACTTCCAGAACCTCGTCGGTGGCAGCCCCCTCAGCCATTCGCTGGAGCATGTGGGCGACCTCACCCACCGCACCGCCGAGAAGGGCGGGGCCTTCGGCACCGAGTTCGTGAAGCCCAAGGTCGAAAGCCAGTTACACCACCTGTTACACCCGTATGGATGGGACCGGGAGTCACACGAGTCGATCTCCGCCAATCGGCAGTTCCGCTCGTCCCGTGGTGAAGCCTTCCCTACCGACGACGAGATTCACGGGCTGCTCCAGGTGTACACCGACGCCCACCGGCAGGTCCCTGTGTACAACCGGCCCATGCAGGCAGGCAGGGACGCTGCCATCGCTGTCGGCCAGCGGGACAGCCGTGGCGCAGCCGGTCACCTCATGTCCCTCAAGTCCATGTTCCCCGACTGGTCACAGCGCATGGGCCAGCAAGATGCAGTCTCCTTCCTCAACGCCCACGGTCGTTGAGAGAGGCCCTCCCGAAAAATCCCCAACAGGTCCGCAGAAATCCGAAGGTCGTGCCCCATGAAAGAGCCACAACGAGGTCGCCTACCAGGGCTTTCACAGGATGACGAGTCCCGCATCGCCGGTGCCGCCCTGGGCGGGCACATCTGGGACCAGATGGAGAGCGTCATGGGTGGGCCGGGTGCCCTCCGTCAGGCGTACGTCACCGAGGCGTGGGCTGGCGCCCACAAGGACTGGCAGGGCCACCAGTTCGATGAAGAGCAGGACTACCCCACCGTGAAACTCCCCGGCTCTGGTGGGTGGGAAGGTCGCTACACCGTGGGTGGCCCGTACCTGGAAGTCCACAGGGGTGGACAACCTGTGGAAGCCCTGCACATGGACAGCGAGGACCGGCACCCCGAGGGTGTGAAGCGGCGTCTCAGCGACTGGATCAACGAGTCCAGCCAGGACTACCTCTGATGAGGTCGGGAGTGAACCCCATCACCTCTGCGATGAGCGAGCAGTTCGTCACGCTCTTCCGTGGGGTGCGTGACCCCGAGGAAATGGGTGACCTGCGCCCCCAGGCCCTCGGCCAGCACTGGTCAGCCGACAAGTCGGTGGCCGAACACTTCGCTTCGTTCGATGAAGAGGGGTACGACACCCCTGGCTGGGTGGTGACTGCACGGGTCCACCGCCGTCACATCGTGGAGCCGGGAACCTGGGAACACCAAGGCATGCAGGCGTCCCACGCTGTGCACAGTGCGAACAGTTACGAGCGTGAACTGCCCGTCCGTAAGGGGGGTATCGTCCACATCCGCAAGGTGGAGCACAGCCAGGAGCCAGAGATGAACTGGACCCCGCAGGAGATTGCCGGGGCGTTCGGCTCACGGAGGACCGGGCGGGCGTAGGGCAAGGTGATACTCTGGTAATGGAGGTATCACCATGGCCGTCAACCAGTCCCGCTCCATGTCCGCCGACTTCGCACAGGGCACCGTCGATTCGTCGTACATCAGCATCATGCCCGACCGCGGTGGCGTCCTCGGGGACATCCCGCACGACCGCCTGTCCTGGCCGTCGTACGGTCAGGCCGAGTCGCACCGTGAGCCGAAGTTCGCCACCGACTGCTCCTGCCACGCTGGCAAGGACGTGGAGCACTACCGGCGATGAGGTCCGGTCAGCGGCAGGCTTCTGAGGAAGGTGGCGGCGGGCCTGCGTACCCGTACCGCCCTCAGAACACTGCATGGACTTCGTCCATGTCGAACACTTCCGCTGCTCGGTCCATCCGCATCGGCGGTGCTGACCAGCACCCGGTGTACTCGCCCCACCAGATGCACGTGGACCGCCTCTACTCCCACATCAAGGGCAGCGGGCACCCCATGAGTGAGGCCCACCTGGCCAACAACTCCCTGCTGGATTGGAACCGCCACATGGACAAGGCGGGCATCTCGGAAGCCGTGCGCCAGCAGTACGGCAAGGACATCATCACAGGTGTCATGCACAAGTTGCGCTCCGAGTATCACAACGTGTCCCCTGGACAAGACCTCGGCCCACGTGGCAACGAGGGCTTCAACAACACCCTCAACATCTAGCCGTTTCACTCATCGGAGAACCCAATGCCCAGGTTGGTCACGTGCCACCACTGCCACATCCTCGTCCGCATCCCTGACCCGCCGCCCGGTGTGCAGATGGTGCCCGCCCGTGTGCAGTGGGAGAACGGCCAGGACTTCGTGTTCCGTGACGACCAGGGCCTGCCGGTCATGGTCCCGGCGTACGACCCGATGCTGGAGGACTTCACGGAGAAGCACCGGCACCACTACGACGACAACCAACTCGGCTTCTCTGGTGTGATCCAGGTGATGGCCGTCGACCAGAAGACCTGGGACTCGGTCGACATGGTGACCAAGATCAAGGACGCTCTGCACAAGCAGACCGGCCAGTTCTACCAGGAGTCCGACGAGTACAAGGCTGCCGCCATCAAGTGCTACAACGACCACGGTAACCCCGATACCACCACCGGTTGCCGGGACTACATGGCCGACACCAAGCGCATCGGCCCCGCCCAGTACGACGACGGCGAAGGCCACGTCGTGCGCGTGCCGAACAAGTACCGGCAGTACCTGTGCTACATCTGCCCCTTCCAGCAGACCTACATCAACGTCGAACTCCGACGCCGCAAGGGCATGTACACGGACAGCGGCCAGAAGGCCAACGTGTACCGGCGGCGTTGAAGTACGCTGAGGTGTTACGGAGGTAAGCATGGCCACGGTGGAGCAGATCATCTCGGACGACTCCTGGCACCTCTCCCAGGAAGCGTTTGGAACACCCGCCGCCGCTACCTCGTCGGCTCTCGCAGGCTCGTTCAGCGTCACCGGGGTGGTCGACCACGTCAGCGGCAACGGGTACAGCGGCATCTTCATCGCCTCGGGGCTGTCCTCGGGTGAACGCACCTTCTCGGCTCTGGTGATCAACCAGGCAGGGGAGGTGTCGGTCTTCCAGGGCACCTTGGCCGACGACGGCACCGACACCACCGTGCTCTCGGCCACGCAGGTGGCTGTCACCAACGGCGAACTCGGGGTGTTTCCCAACTACATGTCCTACAGCGGGACCGACTGGGGCTACTCGTACTTCGGTGCCGAGGGAATCGCCACCGACACCACCGTCACGACTCCCGAAATCGGGGGCATCATCCTGTTCCGCAAGCCGGGGGACTCGGCGGATCAGGTGACGCTGTCCCAGTTGTCCATCCATAGGGTCCTTTCGGGAGGTATCACCTTCCCGAACCAGGGTTCCACCAACGTCGATCTCACTGGCCTGGTGGATGACGGGGACAACGCCCTGCTCATGTTCACCCAGGACTCGGTCATCCACGGGCTGGTCGGGGCACCCTTCGGGGACTTGGAACACGATGTCGGCAAGAGCGTGCCGTGGACCACCAACTTCGTCAACGACCTCTTCATCTTGGACACCAACCGTGGCGACCCTCGGTACTGGATCGTGGAGTGGGACAAGGCCCACCGTGAGGCCAAGTTCGCCTCGGTCGGGGTGGACTACTTCACCGATCCGGTGGCCTGGAGGCAGGCCCAGTTCGCTGCCGCAGATGAGGCTTGGAACTACCAGGACGAGGACTGGGTGCTGTTCGTGGACGCCTGCGAGGGCCTCTCGTGCGACACCCGCACCGAGCCTGCCGACCTCGCCCTCAACCCCTTCAAGAGTTACATCCACACGGAGATTGCCCGAGCCATCACCAACGGGGTGACTTCCGTCTGCGTGCCGTTCTTCGCCTACGTGCGGGATGCGGATGTTCCAGATGGGCGCAGGTTCCTTGAACTCGCTGACCCCGAGGTAGTGCAGGACTGGCTCCAGCAGAGCGGGAGTGACGTGTCCCTGGACGAGGTCAACACGGTGATGTTCCATGCGATCACGCCGTACTACTACCAGCAGCAGGACTTCACCAAGCGTGGACTGACACGCCTTGTCCAAGTCGGTGCTCTCCGTAACCCTGCTTTCGACTGGTCCGTGATCGACACCCTGGGGCAGCCCGATCCTGACGTGGCCATCCAGATCATCTCCTACGCTTACGCCAGTTGGGTGAACCCTGCGAACGGCGAGGACGACGGCCTCAAGATGCGTGCCAAGATCAGTGCCGTCCGGTCCCTGTTGGGCATGCCGGTCGGCGGCGGTGGTGCAACCGGTACGGCGGGGCCGTTCCAGGTGGCAGAGAATGGCGTTCTGACCTGGGTTACCCCCTCTGCAATGCAGATGCAGCCGCTGCTGACACCCCTGTATCCCACGATCTTCCGGCTCAATCGCAGGTTCGGCACGTGGTACCCGCCCGGTGTGACCGCTCCCGAGTCGACCATCCCCCCCTACGCCTTCTCCTTCCCGCCGCCCACCGGACGCGGTGAAGCACAGGACGCACTGGTGCAGGCGTCGTGAACCCTCTCGCCATCCTCTGCCTGGAAGGCGTCATGGTGGAGGGCACCGACCTCAAGGCCAGCCCCCCGACCAAGACCGGGCGGCTGCTCTACGAGTCCTTCAAGGGGCAGTTCCAACTGCTCATCATCACCACGGACCCCAACGTCGCCCTGGCCAGGGAATGGCTCAAGCGGGAGCACTACACCGGGTTCGGATCGGTCTACGCCCGACCGGAGAACACCATCCTCAGCCCGGTGGACTGGAAGGTCAGCAAGATCAGAGAGATGCAGGCCGAGGGCTGGCCCGTGATGCTCTACGTCGACAGCGACCCCACCTCCGTGCGTGCTGCCTTCTTGGAGGGCGTGCCCACGCTCTTGGTCGCCACCCCGAAGTTCGGCAGGCCCGAGTGGAGGCCCGACGCTGACCGGAGTATCAAACCCTGGGATGCGCTCGTTGATACAATGGAGCAGGAGCAGTTGCTCAAGGCACCGGAGGTGTGACGACATGGCGTTTCTCTTGACCGCACTGACGGGGATGGCCGAGGGTGCCGCTGCTGCGACCGCCGCAGGTACTGCTGCCACCGCCGCTACCGCAGGCGAAGTGGCCGCAGGCGCAGGTGCCGCCGCCCAGGGCGCAGGTGCAACCAGTCGCCTCGCCAGCATGACGAAGGGCATCAACGAGGCCGCAGAGGGCATCAAGAAGTGGGGCGGGGTCACCCCCGAGAGCGAGAAGATGGCCCAGGAGCACCAGGCTCCCGCCAGTGCATCGAACGCCACTGCTGGCATGGGTGCAGGTGGCACCAGCCTGACGGGGTACTGACATGGTCAACGCCTTCCAGTGGATGAGGGACGCCGCCCTCAATCGCCCGGTCCAGGCGAACATGGGGCCGAACAACCCCCCGCAGACCATGCCTGCCCGCACCCGTGCGTTCCGCACGGCGGGCAACGTGGCCATCGCCGCCGTCAACCCCACCTCCCTCAAGACCGGTACGCCCACCAGCCCTGCCGGTCAGGCCATGGCCAGCAGCATCAACCAGGGTGTGCAGGCGCGCATGAACGCACCGATGCCGACTGCGGGTGCTGACATTGGCTTCTCCGTGGGGAAGGGCGGTTACCACAACGGTGCAGCCTGGGGTGTCGCCTCTCCGGCCTCCGGCCTCCAGTTCGCAGGTGCCTACGGCTACAACTTCGACATGGGTGCACGCGGCAAGACGACCATCACCCCCCGTGCCATGGAGCAGGGGACCACGTCGAAGGTGGATAAGTACGGCGACACCGGCTTCCGCCCCAACCCGAACTGGGTCGACCCCCGCAAGGACTGGGAGTCGGCCAAGTACTCCATGGATCAGAACTTGGAACACTGGGGCGAGGCTCGCCCCGGCCAGGGTCTGTCCTCTCCTCTGCGCCGGGACTCCGAGGGCAACACGCTGCCCACCAGCCGCACGACCTTCACCGGTTCCGGCCCTGTCGGCCCTCGTCGCCAAGCCGAGGTCAATGAGAACCTCAGCACCTGGGGCAGGCCCGCCACACAGGACGAACTGAACGCCGCCAACGAGGGCGTCAAGGAGTTCGGCATGCCGCCCGAGGACACCATCCTGGGCAAGGCACTCCGCAGCGGCAGGGACAGCAACCCGCCCGAGTCCCTGTTCCAGAACACCGAGAACTACAACCCCGACCGCACCCCAGAGTCTCCCAGACCGCTGTTCGCAGACAACAACGCTGAGTCCAGTTACGAGGCTCCGAAGGGCGGTATGGGCGGGCGTAGCAAGGCTGTGTTCCAGCAGCACGCTGCCGTGATCGAACAGAACCTGGCACAGAACGACTGATCGGACAACCCAATGTTGCTGTACTTCGCCGGGGCTGAGTCCCCGTCGCACCTGAACACCCTTCGTGCGGAAGGAGTGGTCAGGGTCGCCGTCAACGTCACCGCCCTCTCCCGCCGAGTGAAAGACCTCAGCGAGTGGGCCACGGAAGAGCGTCTGGGCGGGATGGAGTGGATTCTCTACGCCGATAGCCCCGATACGACCTGGGAAAGCACCCTTACGCTCCTGAGCGGTGCCATCGACCGAGGAGTTCCGCCGGAGGCCATCGTCGGTCCCTACTCCTGGGGCGAGGACACCTGGCTCGGGAACAGCGACCTGTTCTTCGCTCCCACCTGGGACGGCGGGGACCATGGTTCCCTCCGTGACTGCTTGGAACAGTACGGCGCAGTGTTCCTCCCCGATTCGGTGGTCGACAACGCTGCCTCGGCCCGCACTGCACAGGCGGCGACCGGGCACGGTCAGGTGATCGGTGCGCTCACCGGTAGGTCGAAGGGCCTGGAGAACTACAGCGTCGTAATTACATCGGCGTGGTGGGCCGTCCAGAAGCACGGTGAAACCCAGGTATGGGACCAGGGCAAACTCAACCGGTACAACAGCAAGGACAAGTTGGCCAAGCGTCAGCAGCACCGTGCCGCCATCGCCGCCCTCGGCGTGGACCCCGATGCGGTCATCGCAGACGACGCTGCGGCCTGCGCTCGGCTCGCCATCCGCTCGTGGCTCGTCTTGGAACGGGAGACACCCGCTCGTAAAAATCCCCCCAACACCCCGCAAGGCCAGGGGGTAGTAGTTGACAGTCCCGACTTCGGGACGGCCCTCAATGACGGATCGGAGGTCCGGCGACTTGATAGTGACCGCCTCCCAGGGCGGCACGCCGTCTTGCCAGTGATCGGCTTGGAACTGGCGGCGGTGGAGTCCACCGGCCTGGACGGAGCGGTCACTTCCACGGAGGTCGAAACCCTCGCTGTAACCCAGGAATCGCTGCGTCGATGCGACACCTGCTCTTTCTCCTTGCAGTGCCCCTCGTACGAGGGCGGGGCCAAGTGCGCCTACCACATCCCGGTCATCATCCGGTCCAAGGACCAGTTGCAGGGGGTGCTCCGTGCAATGGTCGAAGTGCAGACGCAGCGCGTGCTCATGCAGCGGTTTGGCGAGGAAATCACCGGTACGCCCGACCCCGACGTGGGCCGGGAGATGGACCGCCTCTTCAACATGGTGGAGAAGTGGAAGGACATTGAGGACAACCGGGACACCCTGGAGGTGAGCGTGAAGGCCAAGGGCCAGATGGGCATGCTCAGTCGCCTCTTCGGGTCCAAGGTGGGGTCCAACGCCATGGTGCTGGACAGCCCGATCCCCTCGGATTCGGTCATGGGGAAGATGACCAGTGACGACTGATGAGATACCGGTAGTAGTAACTCAACTATCACACCAGGGTATGGAAACGCAGTCACGGCTCAAAGGGGCCTATCGGCAGTCCTGGGGCAACACGTGGTACAGCAAGATTCGGGTGCGTGGGAAGTACCGCTACCTCGGCTCGTTCGACACGGAACAGGAGGCCCACGATGCGTACGTCAGGGCCAGCAACGTGCGTGATACCGTTGTGACATGAGGACGTTGCGGTCGGGACTTCACATCGAAGCGCAGTCCGTCCCGCTGGACTACGGTCGCCAGCCTCGGGAGGGCATGTCCCGCTTCTCCGTCGTGGACCCCGCCGCCCCGCCGCCCTTGCCGGGGCACACCTACTTCGCCCCCTCGGAGAACCGCACCTACACCAGCCCTCGCACCGGTCGTCGGCTACAGAAGCCGATTGTCACTCCGGTGCCGGGTGCGGAGCCTGGTGTGGTGTCCTTCGCTGACACCCACCGCTGGGGCGACGACGGCGTGTACATCGACTACATGGCCACTCGCCGGGATCAGCGCGAGCAGGGCCACGCCCACGCCTTGGTGGAGCACATCGCCCAGCAGTACCCCGGCACGATCAACTTCGGCAGAGTCATGCACCCTTCGGTGTGGTCGATGATGCAGGGCCTGGAAGCCCGTGGCCGCACCGTGATGGGCAAGCACGACTTCTGACGCGACACAAGACCATCCCCCTGGCCATGGCTCTTCGACTACAGAAGTCTCGGGCTGCTTCCATCCAGGTCGGCTGTCCCTCAAGGAGGCAGACCCGCCCCTGGACTTCGGCGGTCAGGTTGATGGTCTTGCGATGTGATCGCCCGGTTTGGACCCGGTTACACGTGTTTGCTGGAAGGTCGCCCCTCCAACCACCTGCCCTTACAGGGCCGCACATACGACCACGGGCAGAGCCTGGTTTAGTGACCGCAGGCTGGTCAGATTCAGACCCCGACAGGGTCGGGCAACTTCCAATCCTGCGGGCAGCAGGACGGGCAGGGGAACAGGTCGTGGAACTGCACGACGCCGCTGTCCTCTTGGAACATGCAGCGGCCCTTGGTGTCGACCGGCAGCGTGACGTACTGGCGGTCGTCGCAGTGCGAGCACTTGATGCGGCGGGGTCGGTCCATGTACAGAGCATAGTTCACTTGCGACATGATGTGATACCTATTTCCTCAGACAAGGGGGATGTCCGTGATCTTCGTGGGGCGACCCTTGGGTCGGTACAACTCGTTGAGCGTCCTCACCGACAGCGTGGGTTCAATGGGTTCGGGGAAGTCGGGCAAGGGCTTCGGGTGAACAGGCGACAGGGGGTCGTCCATGATGAGCCAAGCCGGGGCGGGGAGCGGTCGCCAGATGCCCTTGGCGTCCTTCCACTTCGTTTCGCCGGTCTGCCGCAGGGCTTCCAGGGCGCAGTCCCGGTCGGCCAGGATGCCATCGGCAACGTCCTCCGCATCCCTGCGCCACTCGTTGGCCCGTTCCAACGCACCCCTCAGTTGGGCCGCTTCCTGCTCGGCCCTCACCTTGTCGTTCGTGTAGGCCCGCACCCGGTTCACCATGCTCTCCAGTGCGTCCGCTGCCAGGCGCAGCAGGTCGTCCACGGGAATGTCGGTGACTCCGTTGGCCTCGTCCTCGGCGGTCGCACGCAGTTCCCCCATGACCACCGTCATGGCCTGCTCCCAGTAGTCAGTCACGGTCGACCTCTACGCCGGGGTCATATACCCGTATCAGTTCGACCACGTCGGGGTCCACGACAATCTCGGACTCACCGCGCTGCAACAGGTAGCCCAGCACGTCGTCCTTGTAGACCGTGGCGACCGACACCAGCGGCGTCGACCGTTCCAGCGAGGCGAACCGGCGTGCGAACCACACGGCCTTGGCCTCGTCCGTCGTCCACGACCAGCCGTCGTCCCGGTCGAACGTGTGGCCCTGGTAGATGGTGAACTCGTCGGGCAGCGCAGCCAGAGCCTCACGCCCTTCCTCGTTCATGAAGTGCTCCCGCCCCGGTCGGTCGTCCATGAGCAGTTCGACCCACTCGTCGTGGAACTCCCGAATGTTCTCGCTGTCGACCCACAGTTCGGCCAGCAGGGTCCAGTAGTCGGTGTCGTTGAGCAGTTCGGCCACCTCTTGGAAGGCGTGCATCCGGTAGGGCCGTTCGTGGAACCACAGGAACTGGCTGTAGTCACCGCTCTCCTTGCAGCGGGCGACGGCCTCCTTCTTGGCCTCGTACTGCTTGTTGATGTACCCGGCCATGCCGGGATGGAACGGCTGATGCACGTAGGGGTGTGCGAGCCACAGGCCCACAGCGGACTCCCGCACGTACGGCTCCAACTCGGGCAGCAGGTTGCCCTGCATGTCCATGAGCATCTTGAGTCCTTCGTCGTCGCTCATTCCCACTCCCACAGCCTCACACTGACGGTGTCGCCTTCCAGCCCATCGCCTTCGACCCACACCATCAGATCGTCCAGCAGGCACCAGTCGTTCAGCACCTGACGCTTGTTGGTCATGTTGCGGAGTTCGTCACGCTCCATCCGCTCGGCCACGTCCTCGGCGGTGGGGTGCTTCGGGGCGTCGCCCTCGGGCCAGATTTCGTCCACGGTCAATTCGATGTCCGCTTCGATGTGCACGATGAAAGTCGGCTGGTCGCTCATGACGGGCGCACCGGACGCTTCGACCGGGTAACCGGTGTATGGGCAGGCCCATCGACCACGGCGAACTGCTCGTTCGTTGTCGTCGCAGCGGGTGTCGGGGCGACCGTCCAGTTCGACGGCATCGGCACGTCGGTGCGACGGAACACGATCACGCCGAACGGGTCGTTGGCGACCCCTTCGTGACGAATCACGATCTTGGCCTTGCGGGCCGTGGCACGGGTGCGGATGATGCGCTCCATCATCAGCGGGTGGGTCTTGAAGTCCACGCCCTGTTCGATGCGCCAGATGGAGCCGTCGAACCACTGGTCCCACGGGTAGGACATGCGGTCCTGGGTGGTGATGTTGCTGGGCTTGGAGAAGTCGTAGGTGTTGAGTCGCTGTGCCATGGGTCAGAATCCAGTCGTTGCGTAGAGGGGCGTGTAGAGCAGGCCGGGAATCCAGAACAGGCCCAGCCAGAGGGCCACGGAACCGAATCGGCGGGTGGGGGCGACGAGGTCGTCGTCGTCGGGGCGAGCGAGGGACTCACGCTCACGGATGACCGCACGGCCAACGGCGAGGGAGAACACCGACACGATCATGGCGGGGATGCCGAAGATGGCCCACAGCAGAATCCACTGCAAGCCATGGCCACCGATGGTGTGGGCGAGGCACTGGATGCCACGCACCAGTGCACCGAACATCCAGAAGCCCTGGATGAACACCATGCAGAACCACAGCAGCCACAGGCCGCTGACGGTGGCGGCGGTCTTGGCACCGTCCATGTCGACGCCCAAGCCCTGCCGCTGGGCGGCTTCGATGCCCTTCTTGGCGGCGACACCGTAGACGATGCCGCTTGCCGCTCTTCCGATGTTCCAGCCCCAGGGCAGACCGTTGCCGGTCGTGTTGGAACTGCCTGACGGTCGCCCGCTCATCGTGCGTCCTCCAGCGGTGCGACCCACCAGTCGGCCTCGGTCCCGCTGGTGAGGGCGTAGTTGCCTGCCTCTTCGGGGTCGTTGAACGGGCCGGTGTACTGGAAGCCCTGGACGGGGTTGCCGGTGATGAGGATGTACTTGGTGTCCATGATGTCTCCGATGTGTGATCCGATGTTGTCACACTATCATAGGTGCAAACGCCTTTGCAACCCTTGCATTGTCATATCCCAAGAAATCTCAGATTTCTGCGGGGAAGTTGGTGGGATGCGGCGGAACGAGGAAGGCTGACCTACGGCTGATAGTGGGGTATCATCGGGGTATGGCAAGGGGCGAGGACACCTCCCACGATCCAGCACGGCAGATGCCGCTGAACCTCGTCCGTGGTGGCACGGTCTGCCACGTCGTGCACAACGACCCCAACGCCGGGGCGCACGTCCTCAAGGGTTCGTGGACTCCTGCCGTGTGCATGGGCACCCCGAAGAGCAACTCACCGCTCGCCCAGGGCGACGACCGCAGCCGCTGGCGTAACCCGTACACGTACGAGAAGGAAATCCACCACGTGAACCGCCACTCGGTGGAATGGGCGCAGCACCGTGGCACCAAGACCACCAAGCGGGGCCTGTTCGGCTAGTCCTCGCCGCCGCACATCTGTTCGTGCAGGTCGATGTACTCGGCCTTGAACTCGTCGCCGCACCACATGCAGAAGGCCAGCACGGGTGGCTTGGAAGATGAGTCGGTGTCCATGAGGAACTGGGCGATCATGCCCTCTGTCACCGGCTTCGGGTCATACCCCGGTTGGAACATGCGCGCTATCTCGGTGCTGATCGGCACATTCGCCACGGTCCAGCGGACCCCAGGATCGTTCTTCATCCGCCGCACTCGGCTTCGTGGGCGTCGATGTCGCCCGATACCTCGGCACCGCACCACATGCAGGTGTGCTGCACCACTTCCTGCTCACGCCACTCCTCGGCCTTGCCCAGCAGTTCCTGCCGCACCTTGGCGTAGTCGGCCATGTCCATCTTCTTGAGGGCTTCCCAAGACGATGACAGCGCGCTGTTGAAGTCGGGGGCACCCTCATGCACAGTGGGCCTCGTGTTCTTCGATGGACTCGTTTGGAACCTCTTGGCCGCACCACATGCACGCCTTGGTGGCCAGCATGTCCCCGTTGAACCTGGCCTCGGCCATCCACTTCACGACCTCGTCGGTTGGAACACGGTGCTTGTTGCCCAGGTGGTCGACCAAGAAGTAGTTCATGGGTCCCTGGACGAACTGACGGGTCATGTAACTGCCGCTCGTCACTTCGATGGGTTCCTGCTCCCCGACGAGGCCGGTGATCTCACGCTGCCCACGGAGCAGCGGCATGGTGTCGCCGTCGTACCACTGCTGCGCCAACGGCTGGATGTACTCCCACGCAGGCCAGGGTCCGATCATTCCCTCATCCACAGTGGGCCTCATGCTCATCCAGTGCTCGCTCGGTGGCGAAGCCCTTGGAACACCACATGCACGACCAGTCCGTGCTCCAGGTGGGCTTGGTCACCACCTTCTTGTAACCGGGCTTCCGCAGCACGCACTGGCCCTCCCGCCTGGAGTACCACGTCCACCCACGGTCGACCAGGCACTCGTTGGCCAGCACGTCCAGCACCATGGTGAGGTTCGCCCAGGCCATGACCCGGTAGCCAATCTCGTACGGCCCCACGTCGATGTACACGTGCCAGTTGTTGGTCGACGGCACCCAGTGCACGGGTGCGTTGAACAGGTGCCGGAACTGGGCGTCCAACTCGTCGGTGCGCTCGCTGTCCACGTCCAACATCGGCATGTGCAGCAGCCCCTGTCGACCGACCGCACTGGACAGGCAGTTGCTGACGCCATCGGTCACGTTCGACTCGGCGGCGATGCCGTTGTGATACCCCTCTTCGGGCGTGCCTAACAGGAGTTTCGACGGGTCCACGTGCACGTGTAGCCGCCTGCATCCGCCCGACACCGGCCTCCACAGGCCGTCCAGCGCGTAGGGCAGCAACTTGTTCATGCGGGCTTCCAGTTCCACAGGCCGATGTTGAACTCCTTGTCCGGTGGCCACGGGTAGCACCCCGCTCCGTACTGGTCCGACACGTGCAGGCCGTCGTGGTCGTTCCACAGCATCACGCCAGCGTGAACCACAGGGGGCGCAGGCTGGTCGGTGGGGTCGATGCGTGGGGTCGCCCACACGCGACGTTGGTCGCGCTGTCGCCACTTCGGGATGGTCATGTTGTGGGCAGGCCCACCGACGAGCAGCAGCAACTCGCTCACTTGCCGCATCCGTTCTCATGCAGGTCCAGTTCCTCTTCCGTTTGGAACACGGCGGCGCACCACATGCACGACAGGGGATCGGGCTTCGGCTCGGCCTTCACGGCACCCAGCATGCGCTGGGTGATCGACGTGTGCGGGTTGATGTGGATGTGGGTGCTGTTCGCCGTGTTCGTCGTCGTGGTGATCGTCAGTTGGTTGGACAACTTCTCGTCGTACCAAATGCTGCTGGTGTTCTGCCCCTTGGGGGCGGTGTTGGTGCTGGTGCCGTAGTTGACGCCGAACCACGCTGCCTTCTCGGCCTTCCTGATGTCCTTGGCACGCTCCAATGCCTGGTACAGGTTGTCCTGGTACTTGTTGTTGTACGACGCCTGCTGCCTCTTGTACGGGTCGACGGCGTCGGGGTTCCACATGGCGTTGTGCTGCATCGCCTGCAACAGCAGGCTGTGCACCTTCTCGTCCCTCTGCACCTCTCGGCGGTCGTGGAGGATGATGCACTCATGCAGGCCCCGCAACTGGCTGGCCTCGCAACTGGCTGGCCTCGCTGATGTGCTTGACCGGCTCGGCAGGGCTGGCATACTCCCGTTGGAACCGTCCAAAGGCCGCTTTCGACCCAACGAACACCACCGTGCGCTTCACTGCTTCGCTGCCTGCTCGGCGTTCCACTGGTCACGGGCCTCGGCCATGCACCGGGTCCACACGTCGGGGTGCTCGGCGCGGACCCAGGCCAGGGCCTTGGCACGTGCACGGGTCTGAATCTTGGTGGCAGAGTCCCTGCCTGCCTCTCGGTACTTCCGCATGTACTCCTTGGGGTCGTACTTGGGCTTGTCGGTGGGGGTGGTCATGGTGTTCCTCTCATTGCCAGGGGTAGTAGCAGGACCGGCCTGCCTTGCGCCAGAAGGTGCACAGGGCCGATGCCGCACGAATGTTGTTGGTGGGGTTCTTCAACCACGTGGCCATCTGCGAAGTCGGCACGCCGAACTTCGTGGACAGCCACTGGAAGTTGACGCGGTTGATCTGCAACAGGCCGTGGTCGTTGGTGGTCGACACGACCCACGGCGTGCACCGGGACTCCCGGTACGAGTAGTACGACATGCGGTTGACGTTCCAGCCTCCGCTGGGGGCGTACTGCGCCATCGTCGGCTCGTACTTCGTGCACTGCTGGTACGTGTTCCAGGCATCGGCGGTGGATGGCACTGCTGCGAACAGCAGGGCCGTGGTCAGCATGGCGGTGATTGCTCGGCGCATCATCGTCCCTTCCTCTCCAGCGTCCCACCTGTGGGGACGTTCTCGTAGTTCACGGGCCGGTTGCCCAACCGCCTGCGGGCCTCGTTGGTCCACTCACGGATGTAGCGGACCAGGGCCACTTCGATGGTGTCGTACTCGTCGGTCACTGCTGTTCCTCTTCCTGTTCGGCCAGCAACGTGTCTGTGACGGGTGTCACACTGCGCTGGTACTTGGCGATCTGTGCCGCTGCACCACGCACGTGCGCCGCCCCGCTGTTCAGCAGGTCGTGCGCCTCGTACACCTCGGCGGTGGGGTGCAGTTCGCGTGCTTGGGCCGCTCGGGCCACTACGGCTGCCATGGCCTGCACCTTGTCGGTGAGGGCATCCAACTCGTCAAGCAACGTCTGTGTGTCGAATGTCACAACGGTCCCTTCGGGGTAAGGGAGCGGTGGGAGGCTCCGACACCCCCCACCGCCCCAGGTCACATGACCGGCTGCTGGCTCATCTCCACGATGGCCGATTCCAGCAACTTGGCCAGCGGGTCCAGGGTGCTGATCGCCATGTACTGGTCGAAGCCCATCACGCTCATGCGCTCTTCCGTCGCCTTGGCAGAGCCGGGGTTGAACTGCGGGTTGTACACCGCACCCAGGAAATAGGTGCCCTCCGTACGCCACTCGTTCAGCCAGTTCTCCTTGCTGCTGAACTGTCCGTCCGTCATCACCAGCACGATGTGCTGGGCCTTGTCGTAACGCTGGTACGGCACGTCCTCCAAGGCTGTCTGCGGGTCGGTGCCGCCGTTGGCGGCGATGGTGGGCACGAACTCTGCCTTGTCCTGGCCGTCCCACAGCAGGGCGGCGTCGTGGTCCCACAGCACGACGGTGCAGGGCATGCCCAACTCGTCGCACGCCGACTTCATGGCGTAGGCCACCGTGGCCAAGGCCCTGGTGTGACTGCCCATGGAGCCGCTGTAGTCCAGCAGGACCGACACGGCCAGGTTGCGCCCCGGCACAATCTCGTCGGCCCACGACCGGAAGAACTCACGGTCGCCAGGCTGGCGGGTGATGTAGCGGGCCACGTTCAGCACGCCACGGGTCTGCTGCTCCTGCCACGACGGCTGCTTCTCCACGTTCACTTCGTGGAACGCCTGCACAATCTCCTGGGCCATGTTCGTGGCCTGGGCGACCACGGCGGGGTCCTCGTTCGGGGTGGTGGAGTAGGGCAGCAACTGCGAGCCGGTGTTGCCGTCGAAGATGGCGTGGTTGAACGCTTCCACGTCGCCCTTGAGGGCGTTGTCGGCGTTGCGCTCTTCCTCAGCCTGAGCCTTGGCCTCTTCCAGGGCATCGGCCATCGGGTCGTGGTCGACCGGCTTGCCACCCTTGGTGCTGCCGCTGGCGGGACGGTTCGGGCGGTCCTTGCCGCTGCTTTCAACGTCCTTGTGACCGGCGTCACTGTCCGACTCGTCCTCGTCGGACTCGTCGCCGTCGCCTGCGCCCTGGCCAGCCTCGTCGCCGTCGTCCTCGTCGCCGTCGTCCTCGTCGGACTCGTCGCCGTCGCCACCGGCCTGGCTGTCGCCGTCCTCGCCCTCGCTCTTGCTGGCCTGGCCCAGGCCCTGGCCCTCCTTGCCGTTCTCGTCGGGGGTGCCCTCGCCCTCGCCCTCGCCCTCGCCCTCGCCCTCGTAGTCCTGTTCGGCGTCACCCATGCCCTTCGGGGCCTGCTGGCCCTGGCTGGTGGTGCTGTACCGCCCGTAGTTCTCCATGCGTTCGTGGTCGGTGGGCGGGGTCATCACCTGGCGCAGCAGTGGTGCCAGTTCGACCAGGGCGTCCATCTTGACGGTGTTGGTCTGGCCCACGATGTAGGTCAGGATGAGGCGGTCGATGCGCCGGGTGAGAGTGTCGCCCCACACCGCCACGAACTCCGACCGCATCTTGCGACGCAGGTCACGCGGCAGGTACCGACGCCAGGCGATAAGCGGGTATGCGGCAACCTTGTGCTGCTTCGCAGCCTGCTCGTTGAACGGGTGGGCCGCAGCCTCGTCCTTGGTCAGCAGGCCGTGCACCACGAACCACTGCAACGTGTCCTCGTACGCCTTGCGCTGGGCGTCCAGGCTCATCGTCTGCTTGCGGTAGTCGATCACCATGTCGATGACCATGGGGGCGAAATACGCAGCCTTGCGGGGGCTGTCCTCCACCACCATCTGTTCCATGTACTGGTCCTCGCTGAGGTTCCAGGCGTAGTGCAGCAGGTTGCGCTGCTCCGACCACATCTTCCGCAGGGCCTCACGCTTGGCCTGGGGGATGGTGTTGTCGTTGTGGTACGCCGACAGACGGTCCTCCAATTTCATGGTGAAGCGGCAGTGGCCACCTTCGTGGTACACGGTGCCACGCACGATGCCAGCCAGTTCCAGCACGTCGATGTTGTCGGACTCCACGGGGTACGACACGTGGATGGACCGAAAGTCGGTCCACGCCGTCTTGTCCGCATCGGGGGACAGGTCGACCCGAACGGTGGCCTTCACGCCCTCGCTGGCCAGCACGGCGGCGGTGCGGGGCACCACCGACTTGCAGAAGGCCAGGGCCGTGTTGGTGACACGCAGTCGGGCGGGCGGCGGTGCGAACGACACGGGCTTGGTTTCGCGCCCCAGCAGGGCACGTGCCTCCATGGCACGGCGGGCCTGCTCGTCTGCCTGCTCACTGGCCAGTCGACGCCGCTGTGAGCGGAGTGCGTTCTTGGCCACGTCGGAGAGGCGGGGCGTCTTGTTGGTGGTCTTGGGCTGAGTCGGAGTTGCCATGCCGTCACCGTAGCCGCACAGCCCCGTGATGTGCAACATGTTCCGCAACATTGGCACGCCAGCAGGGACGGTGTGACGAACGTCACCTGACGATTCATGGCGTCCGGTGGCCCTCTACCAGTGATGGATGAATGCGAACACTGCGGCGGGTTGGGCATGGTGGCCGAAGAACCGACAGAGAGGCAGCGACGCGTCGCTCGCCGGTACGGGGCGGAGTGTCCCGACTGGTTCGACCGCACCTGCCCTGAATGTGACGGCTCTGGGCAGGCTTCTCCGTACACAGCCCTGTAAGGCTCTCTGACGGCCCGCACCCCCTCTGGGCACCAGCAGGTCACATTTCCGGCTTACGGGGCTGTACGGCGAAATCGCATCTGTCAAGCACTTTCTTCGACACCCATTTGAGCCTTATTCCGTAAGGGTTTCAGCATGTGCCTACTCACGAAACCCAACGGGCATAAGGCTCATATCGGGCTAAGGTACGAAACCCTTACGGCATAAGGGTTTCCCGAGGTGTGACGGATGACACACACGTCTTGCTTGTAACCGGGGTTGCAGACGTTACGGGGCTGTGCCTAGATTGCCGTCACCGACTCAGACACCTTCACGAAAGGCACAACCCCATGGCACTCGCCGCAGCACTCATCCCCGGCTTCACCTACCGCATCACCGCTGGCCCCCTGGCCGGTGCACAGGTCACCATCGTTGACAACAAGGCGTTCCCCGACAAGGACGAGAACGGCGACCCGCACCCCGAAGCCCGCAAGATCACGGTGCGCCTGGGCAACGACGAAATCTTCGTCATCCCCCGGCTGATCGACGCCACGCCCATCGCTGACCCGATGTGGACCCGCACCCACGCCGTGCAGGCCAACAGCCCGTACGAAGAGGTGTCGACCCTCGCCCCGGTCGCCGCTGCCACCGTCACCGCCACGGCTGAGGCCCCGGTGGTCACGCCGGAGATGTTCCGCGGTCGCAACGGCGAGTACAAGCCGCTGACGGACCCGATGGACCCCCGCCTGGACCACCTGCGCCCCGACACCTACAAGGTGACCAAGTACATCAACCGCGTCATGCCCAACGGCATGACCGACGTGACCTTCCTGTTGCAGTTCGCCAGCGACCTGTACCGCGAGGCGAACCAGGGTTACCCGCAGTCCTTCATGTTGAAGGGCGACACCCAGGGCGGCAAGACCTTCCTCATCGAAGCCCTGGCCGTGGCCTGGGCCAAGGTGCTGGGCTACCCCAAGCCCATGCCCATCTTCACCCTGTCCGGTTCCAGCGGCGTCACCGACTTCGACCTGTTCGGCCAGTCGGCTCCGTTCGTGGACCCGACCACCGGGCGGGAGATGATCGTCTGGCTCCCCGGCACCGTCGACCTCGCTGCCCGTGTGGGTGGCCTGCTGTACCTGGACGAGGTGAACGCCCTGGGCGAGCGAGTCACGTCCAGCCTGCACCCGCTGGTCGACCACCGTCACGCCTTCACCAACCGCAACAAGCCGGTACCGGTGCCGGGTGACGGCTTCATGCCCGAAGTGGTCGTGGCCAGTCGCAACCTCTGGACCGTTGGCACGTACAACGAGGGATACCGGGGTATGTCGGACATGAACGAGGCGTTTGCCAACCGCTTCCGTCACATCGAATGGGGCTACGACGAGAAGGTGGAGAAGGCCCTGGTGCCGTCGCCCACCATCCACCTGCTGGCCGATGCGCTCCGCACCGCCCGCAGCCAGAACAAGTTGCGGACCCCGGTCGGTACGGCGTCGTTGCAGCGTCTGCACATGGACGTGACCACCTTCGGCGTGGACATGGCCCTGGCCGTGTTCACCGCCGTGTTCAAGCCGCAGGAGCGTGAGGTGGTGCGGGCGATCGTTGAAGATCGCAGCATCAACATTCTCATGGCCGAAGAGTTGAAGGGGGCCTGAGTCATGTCCGACACCAGCACCCGCTGCGAGTGGTTCGCCCTGTGCGACCACGTCGCAGCCGGGGTGGTCAGCCACCCCATCCTGGGCGACGTGCCCACCTGCCAGCGTTGCGCCGACAAGTTGGGCCTGACGTTCACCGAATCCGATGTGACGACCGACACACGGTCGTTGCTTGCCGCCGAGAAAGGCCAGTGATGAAACTCAACCGCAAGTTCACCAACGACCGTGACGCCGAGGCGTACGCCAACCAACTGCGCCAGCAGGGCCACACCGTGACCATGTCGTGGCACCCCAAGGGTGTCGTGTGGGTGAAGGTGACGCCGTGAGTCGCCCGCCCTGCTCCGTCTGTGGCAGCACCCGCCACACGCTGTGCGGCACCACCGTGCGGGGCAGCGACCTGCTGCTCCCCCCGAAGCCCACGACCACCCGTGACGAGCAGACTGATGTGACAATCGACACACAGTCGTTGCTGGCACTCACCCATCAACTGGCTGCGGCCCTGCGGCTTGCCATGCACATGCTGGAAACGCCGGTCGCTCACTACCCGATGCAGGCCCCCGACTTCTCCCCGCTGGACAACGCCTGGGACAGGTACAACGAGATGCTGGGGGATGCGCCGTGAAGTTCCTCCGCATCGACAACCCCCTCAGCACGACCCGTTCCCGGTACGCCGTGATGGTCGACGGCGTGGTCGTGGGCACGGTCACCCAGTCCAGCAAGGCCACGTGGCACCGCAACGCTGTGTGGTACGCAGAGGTCGACGGGGCCATCGTGGGCCTGGGCCGCACCAGGGCTGTGGCAGCAGAGATTCTTGCCATCCATGTTGGTGCATCATGAGTGTCACACTGGAAGTCATGAAGTACGCAGCCTGGGTCGGTGTCGTCCTGTACGCCCGCTACCTGTTCCGCAAGGCATTTTGTGCAGGCGAGGCCAAGGGGATGGCTGAGGGCTACTCCGTGGGCTACTGCAACGCCATGGACAAGGTGCGGAACGCCATCCAGCACACCAACAACCTGGCCATCACGGCGCAGTCGATGGACGACCCGATGGACGCCCACCAGTACACCCAGGTGTTGCAGCAGAGCCTCATCGTTTCCCTGGGTGTCCACGACGCCGAGCGGGAGGGCTGGCTGTGACCTACGAATCTCGCGCCCGCAACCGCCGTGGTGCCACGCTGAACGCAGTGGTGCTGTTCCTCGCCGGTCTGCTCAACCTGTGGTTCTACCTGTTCCGAGGCCACCGTGGGTCCACGCTGTTCGTGTTCGTGTTCTGCATGGTCATGGGTGCCAACTGGCTCCGCATGGGAAGGAAGTACTACCGATGATCGGCAAGCCCCAACTCATGCAGGTGCTGGTGCAGCACGAAGTGTGGTTCGGCTGGGTGCACTGGCACGGCCTGACCTACGACCCCACGATGCTGGACAGCCTGCCGAACGGCTACGACGACCTCATCGACCCCACGGCATACCCCGGTATCGCTGCGTGGGAGTACCGAGGCGAGTGGTGGACCACGCCGGTCACGGCTGAACTGACCCTCGTCCGAGGCAACGTCACCCCGACACGGGACGACCTGCCACGGCTCACCATCAAGCCCGACTGGTGGGTCGATGACCTGGACCGCGTGGTCCACCGGCTCAACCATCCAGAATTGTGACAACAATTTCCCTTACGGGGTTGTGTGTTCCCACAGCCCCGTGATAGTTTGACAGCACACACCCGACTCAGAAAGGCATCCCATGCACCGCATCGCTCAAGCCCCCAGCCGCAGCCACAACAGTTTCACGCTGTCGTTCGGCCTGCTGAACCTGAACCTCTCCGTGCTCACCGGCACCGAGGACACCAAGATCGTCCGCAAGGAGTTCCTGAACGCTCCCGATGGTCTGCACGAAGTGGGTCGCTGCTCCTACGACAAGGCCACCAGCGAGGTGCTGGACGACAACAGCCCCAGCGTGATGAAGTACGCATGGGACGAAGCCACGCAGACGTGGGTCATGCTCTCCGATTGGGAGATTGAGCAGGCCACGTTCCCCAAGAAGGTCGCCAACATCGCCACCTTCGTGCCGCTCACCAAGTTGCGTCAGCAGTACCTCGTCAAGGGCATGGCCCAGGTGCGTGCCAAGACCAGTGGCCTCAAGGGCGCACAGGTCGTGCAGGCACAGCACGCTTTCAGCCTGCTGCTGTCGGCCATGAAGCAGCGCAAGGTCGCCGCTCTCATCTGCGTGGGCCTGCGTGGCCCCGCTCAGTACGCCGCCATCACGCCCGAGGGCGACCTGCTGTGGCTCCACCCGGCAGACGGCATCCGTCAGCCCGCACCGCTCCCCGTGAGCCTGCACAGCGATGCCGAGTTGAACATGGCCATGGCCCTCATCGACGCCGTGGGCGTGGAGACACCCATCCTCATCGACACCACCGCCCACGCCGTGGCCACGTACGTGGCAGCGAAGGCCCAGCGGATGGCCGAGGGCAAGGACGAGCCGGTCGTCGTGGAGAACGACGTGACGCCCGTCACAGAGTCGTTGGTTGCTGCTCTGGCACAGAGCATCGCAGCCCTGAGCAGTGAGAAGGTGGCGTGATGAATCACTACAAGTGCGACCGCTGCGGCGTCATCGTGGAGACAGAGGAAACCCACACCGACCTGGACGTGGCCCTGTGCCCCGGCTGCTACACGTGGCTGTTGGCCAAGTACGTGCCCGAGCCGTGCAACACCTGCGGCAACACGGGCCGCTGGCAGTCCACCACCGAGGACTCGCCCACCGAACTGGTCGACCTGGGACCGTGCCCCGACTGTGGCCTGGTGCAGGCTCACCCCTCGTTCGCACTGTTCTGCATCGAATGCGGCAGCACGCTGGACGAGCAGGGCCTGTGCATCGCATGCCAGCCGCCCAGCGGTGACGACTACCCCGAGGACGGTGTGCCGTTCGTCACAGAGTCGCTGCTTCCCGAGCAGACCATCTACTTCGACCCCGACGACGAGTGGGCCGATGGCAACGGGTGGAATGTCGTGGACGACGGCAGCGTCGCCGCCCGCTTCCCCACCCTGGTCGACGCCATGGGGTGGTGCGAGTCGCAGGGCCTGCCCTACCGCTTCCGTCCCAGCGTGGTCACCGTGCCCCGCAAGATCACCAGCGAGGAAGTCGTGGCCCTCAACGAGAGCCTCAAGGGGTGGGGCAAGTGAGCGAGCAGTTCACCATCAACGACGCCTTCGGCGTGGTGGAGCGTCACACGCCAGAGGTGAAGCACCGTTACACGTTCACCGAGGTCACCCGCATCAGCAGCGGACAGCCCGTGATCGTGTGGGCACGCACCTACGGCGAGGCTGTCACCAAGGTGGAGCGGTTGCTGAACGAAGGGGCCGTCAAGTGAAGCAGATCAACGACGCCTTCACCATGTCGTTCGCACCGGACACGTACGACGCACAGGTGAGCATGCTGCACCATCTCCACGGCATCACCGTCGACATGGTCTACACGTTGCAGGACGAAGAGCGCACCACCACCTTCATGGTCGGACCGATCTACGGCGACAGCGTGTTGCTGCACCCTTTCCCCGGTGAGACAGACCTCACGCTCCCCATCGCCAACATCATCCACATTCAGTACTGCTGACCGTCACACTCTTGAGGACAAGGAGCGTTAGACAGACATGAGCAACATCATGGACACCCAACTCCACCCCGGCGAGCGACTGGTCACCCTGCCCAACGGCAACCTGGCACTGCACATGCGGAACGGGAACGTGAGTGAGTACACCCCCGAAGAGTGGGCCGAGTACATCGCTGACTTCCACATGTCCACTGTCGAACTGATCGACAGCCTGCTGGCAGGCGTGAGCGGTCGCAACATGGTGCAGACCAGCGAACTGATCGACGCCCTGCTGGACATTCGCAAGTCGGCGGTGGGCACCGAGACTGGCCTGCGCCACGCCCTGGACATGTGGCAGGCAGCAATCGGTCCCTGCGACGACGAGGGCGGCGAGTGATGAGTGTGACACTCGCCACAGAGTCGTTGCTGCCGACGTGGGGCGACCGGCTGCTCTTGATCGGCATGCTGGCCGTTGCCTACGGTGCACTGCTGCTGCTGTTCAGGCGGTGATGAAGCGTAAGCCTGCATGACCCCACCCCTTTCGTCCTGACGTGCATAGACGTTGGTGGCCTTTCGGGATGGTGCAGGCTCCCCAGCCATGGGGTGACGGGGTCAGGACGGTGCAGGAAGCGCAGCCAACTACGTTGGCAGAGGTGGCGTTCGATTCGCCAGCCGTCCACGGTCCCGATGGGGACTAGGCAACTGCTTGATTGTCCACCGGACCTGACAGCATCCTGCGTAACCGGGTCCGAACCGGGCGGTAATCCACCGGCCCCTGTCCTGCCCATCCATCCAAGAGAAGGCGTTGAAACCGCCAACCACCCCCAGCGTTCCGCAAGTCGTCACGGCCCCTCACACGGGCGCACATCGGCTCCGAGTCGCTGCATGGGAGTTGGAACGGACTGCGTTGGAACTTGGAACGGGTGGCAGGCCAGGGGCTGGTGCGCGTTGGAACGTCCACGCTTGGAACGCTCTTGGAACAGCCCTGTTTGGAACGCTTGGAACGCATCCCCCCTGCCCAGGCATTACGGGCGCATATAACACGCAGGCACAAAGGTGGGGGTCGTGACGAAGGACAGGCTGATACCAGGCTTACAGAACCGTGTGATACCAAGCCCACGGGCAAACTCCTCCCGCCCCCCGCAGTGTGATACCAGCACGCCCCCACGGGCGTAGCCGCTGGCCGCGAGCCTGGCCGCGAGCCTGGGCCTGGGGTACGCTCGCAGCAGCACGCCGCCGCCTGACCGCCTGGGCGAACGGCCTGCACGGTGCGGGGCCGCAGGTACCTCCCGCACGGTGCGTCGCCCCGCACCGGTCCTGCGGCCCCGTGCCACCGGGCCGCACCGAGGTGCCAGCATGCACCGTGTGACGCCCATCACACCGCCCCGGCCCGGTGTGACGCCGGTCACATGTGACGCCCGTCACACCCGCCCGCCCTGTGACGCCCGTCACACGTGACGCCCGTCACACGTGACCGTTGTCACACTGTCGTTGGTTCCACGGTGGGGTTGCACCTAACGGGGCCGTGGCCCTACGCTGGCCCTGCCAGCACGTCGCTGGCACCGACTCAGGAAGGCCCACCATGTCCACCGACTCCGTCACTCTCACGTCCGCCCTGGCGGGGCGCACGATGCCCACCCGCTACCCCGACAAGGCGTGCCGCTACTGCGCCGCCACGCCCACCGCCGTCGCCCACCTGGATGGCACCACGTGGCACAGCGTGTGCGCCACGTGCGCCGTGTCGTACACCGCCCAGGCCATGGGCCTGCTGGCACGTGCCGAGGCCCTGGGCGAGTCGCTGACCGGCGACACGCTGACCGCCTACACCGCCGCCTGTGAGGCCCTGGGGCCGTCCATCGCCGCCGCCCTGGGCGTGCAGCAGGACGCCGCCTGTCGCCCCATCGTGCCGGGTCTGCTCACGCTGCTGGCAGGCTTCACGCCCACCCCCGTGCGCCCGAACAAGTACGCGAAGCCGTGCCACCGCTGCGGCACCACGGTGCCGGAGGGGCAGGGCCGTATCGAGATGTCGGGTGCGGGCACCAAGCCCGTGGTCTGGCTGACGTTCCACCTGGATGGCCAGTGCCCCGAGGCTCCCGCCGAGGCTCCGGTGCCCGCTGTCGCCGCTGGTCCCCTCGCCGCCACTGAGGCCACCCGCACCATCCGCAACAAGCGTGCAGGCAAGTGCCTGTCGTGCGGGGTGAAGGTGCCCGAGGGTAAGGGTTGGGCCATGCAGGGCCTGCCCGATGCACGTGGCTGGGCCGTGCTGCACGACGAGTGCGCCGACTCGCTGTCCAACGACCGCCTGGGCCTGGTGGGCCTGCTCACCAACCTGGGTTTCCGCATCCGCACGCTGACCGGCACCGACACCCGCGACCACGCCGTGCGCCTCGCCGTCGACTTCATCACGGGCGACGGCGACGGTTCGCAGCCGGTCATCTTCCTGCGGGTCTGCTGGGGCGTGGCGGGCATGGGCGTCGAAGTCGTGACCGGCGGTCCCGGTGCCGTGCACCGCACGCCCGTGGGCGCACGTCGTGCGTCGACCATCACCCGCAACCTGCTCGCCCTGAGCGACGACGCCCTGGCGAAGGCCCAGGCTGACTACGGGCAGAAGATGGGCGAGTGCGGGCGGTGCGGCGCACCCCTGACCGACGTGGAGTCCCGGCGCATCGGCCTGGGGCCTGACTGTGCAGGCAAGCACCGCCACCACTGAGCACGCCCGTGCGAGGCCCCGGTACCCACGTGGTGCCGGGGCCTTCGTCGTTTCGGGGCCTGAATCACACAGCCCCGTACAGGCCCCTGTGTGGCCCTGTGGCGGGCGATAGCCCTGTTCGGCCCCTGCCATACCCCCGAGCCCCTTACAGGGCCGTAGGGACGAACGCAGGGCCTGCGAAATGCCCCGCTCACCCAGGCGCAGCAAGGGTTTCCGGCGAATCGACGTTTGCACGAAGAACGATGTGACAACGGCCACACAGTGCTTGCTTGCCCCGCCTGGGTTGTCACAACGCCCTACGGGGCTATACAGTGCGGCTCTCCGATTCAGTCACCTTCATGAAAGGCAGTCCAATGTCCATCTTCGGTTCCCAGGTCGCCACCGCCACCGCCGCCACCATCGTCCCCACCGCCGCCACCGTGGTGGCCCAGGGGCAGGCACAGCGTGCCGCCATCATCGACGCCAGCAAGGCCCTGACCGTCGACACGCCGGTCACCATCCCCGGCATCACCCGCCCGCTGTACGACCACCAGCAGGCGGCAGTGGCGTACGTGCAGGACGCCATCGCACGCTTCGGCGGTGCCATCGTGGGCGACGACATGGGCATGGGCAAGACCGCCGTCGCCCTGGCCATGGTCGCCCTGTGGAAGTCGTCCGGTCAGTACGGGCACGGCCCCGTCATCATCGTCACGCCCCCGGCGAACCTGGGTGGCTACCAGCGTGAGATGCGCGATGCGTTCCCGACCCTGAGCATGCACGTCGTGCAGGGCCGCAAGCCCCTGTCGCACGTGCCGCACGCCGATGTGGTCTGGATGAGCGACGACGCCCTGACCATGCGGGCGCACCTGACCATGGCGTCGCACGACAGCAAGGGCAACCGGGTCGAAGTGGCCAGCCGCCTGGTGCAGGCTGCATGCGCCTACATTCGTGACGAGGCGCACCGCGACAAGGGCGTGGGCGGTCGCCCGCAGACCACGAAGAGCCGTGCAGCCACCAGCCTGCTGGTCGCCCAGGCCATGCGTGACGCCGGTCGCCCGGTGCTGGTGCTGACCGGCACGCTGACCAGCAACCGTCCGGTGGAGGCCATCGTCCCCATCCGCATGGCGGGTGGCAGCACGCTGCTCAAGACCATCGCTGAGTCGACCACCGAGCACGGGTTCCTGGTCCGCTACTGCACGGGTCGCCAGACCCTGGTGGGCGGCAAGGTCAAGTCGTCGTGGGACGGTGCGAACGATCTGGACGTGCTGCACGCCAACCTCCGCAGCACCGTGTACGTGCGCCGTGAGAAGAGCGACCTGGGCGAGGGCGTGCTGCCGCACTTCGGCTGGTCCATCGTCCCCATGGCGTTCAGCGAGGCCCTGCTGGGCACGCTGACTCGCATCGAACGCGACATGCTCGCTCTCATCGAAGAGCAGCACGGCGTGTCGGCCATGCTGCGGGCCGCACGTGCGGAGGCCATCGTCCGCATCACGAAGATGCGCCAGGAGTTGGGCCGTGTGAAGGCTGAGGCCGCGGTGCGCTACGTGGTCGACCTGCTGGACGAGTCCGATGGCCAGGACAGTGCCGTGGTGTTCTACGAGCACGGCACGGCCCTGGACGCCCTGCGGATGGCGTTCATGAAGGCGGGCATTGTCACGTGCGAGATGAACGGCGCAACCAGCGACCGTCGTGCGGTCGAAGATGCGTTCCAGGGTCGCCCCGCACTGGTCGCCGCTGTGCAGGCCGCTGCGGAGGCTGGTGACCACGTCGCACTCGCCGCCGCCAACGCTGCGCTGAACGAGGCCCCGCAGGTCATCCTGGCGCAGATGCAGTCGGCTGGCCAGGCTGTCACGCTGACCGCCGCACGGCACGCTGTGTGGGTCCAGTTGGGCTGGTCCGCTGGTGGCCTGGCCCAGCAGCGTGACCGCATCCGTCGCTGCGACGACATGTCCAAGGCCCGTGCGGAGTCGGGCGTGGGCGTGCAGTTCCACGTGCTGGAAGTGGTCCGCACCGATGGGCGCACCACGTTCGACGGCTCGCTGTGGAAGGTGCTCGAAAGCAAGGCGAAGGCGTGCGACGCAGTGAACGCAGGTCGCGAGGTCACGCTGTCGGACGACGACGTGATGGAGGCGGCACTCATCGACTGGTACGCCAACGCCCGGTGAGGCGAGGCCCCGCACGGGGCGCAGTGAATCGGAGCCAACGCCCCGGTGCCCCAGGTGGGTGCCGGGGCGTTCGGCATACCCCGGTATCGACCGTCGACCGTGGTGTGACAACCGTCACAGAGTCCTTGCTTGCCGGTCGACCCAGGCCCACGGCGCACCGTCGCAGTGTGACAACGCCCGCACACAGCCCCGTGTGTGCCCCGCTGCTGCACGATACGGGGCTGTTGGGTATGCCAGGGCCAGAACAGGGGGTGAGGCCCGCAGAACGGCGCACAGGGGTGCGTACGGGGAAGAGCCTTACGCCGCAAGGGATACAGGGGTATCGGGCGTGCATCGCCCCAGCCTGTTGGGCACAGCAGGTTCGGCGCACCTGCTGGTGGCCCACCACTCATGACAGAGAGAGAGCATGGATGGATGCACAGCACCACGCCCACCGGTCACGTGTCGCAGTGTCACAACGCTCACCACGGCACGCCCCCACGCCCCACGCCCACCGTGGCACGCCCCGCCCACCGTGGCTAGTTGCCAGTGACACACCGCCCACCCACGTGGCCCTACGTTCGGCCCCAGTCAGCCCCGGTATCACAACCGGCGTCGTGCCCCAGGCGTGCCCCAGGCGTGTCGCTGGGCGGTATCACACTGGGCCGTGTGCGTGCAATTCGGCGCACTGGTGCTGTGCCCAGTGCATACCGGCGTATGGGGAGCCGATGCGACGCACGCCGATCTCCGTCCGGCGACTCCGGCATGCGACTCCGGCGACCTGCACCGCCCGGTGCCGAGCGCACCGCCCCAGGGCCGGTGTGACCCCCGTCACATTATGATGCGGCCCGCCCACGGGGGGCCGTAGCACACACGACTAGCCCATGCCCTATACGCATGTGAGTAGTGCCCTTGGAGCGGAGCGTTGTGATACTTGCGTGAGGCGCAAGGTCGTGCCCTGTTGTGACACTCGGGAGCCTCCGTCGTGCCCCGTTGTTGTGATACTTGGGGCCTCCGAAGGGTCGCTGCACTCGTCACGGGTAATTTCGACCTCCAAGTGCAGGATTCGGGGGCCTCCCCGGTCCCGATCCAGGGCGTTTGCTCTTCCACCGGGTCGAATCCTGCCTCCGTGGTGCGTGTTCAGCGGGTGCCCCGGCCCTTCTGGTGCCCAGGAGTATCACAACAGGCACTTGACAAGGGGCAAGGGGCACTGTTATGTCGCCTTGTGGACTCTCCGGTGGCGTAATGGGGGTATGGGGACCCGCAGATGCGCCGGTTTCGGTTGCCCAGTCAGGTCCCAGATGGCCCAGAGGGGGTTTTTGGGGGTCATAGCCACGTTTCAGGGCGAGTGGTACTGTCAGGAGCGTGAAACCGGCCCGCCGAGACAATCCGAGGTTCGTGCGAGTGAGCCGTGGGCTTGCCGAAGTGCGCCCCGAAGACGTGCGGACGCACGATCTTGGCCCTCACTGGTCGACGGAGCCGGAAGTGGCGTGGAACTTCGCCCTCAGCCGGGATTCGGACGGCTATGCGAGCGAATGGGACGACGACGAGGCACCTCGGCACGGCACGGTGGTGCACGGGATGGTCCATCGTCGTCACATCATCAAGCCGGGGACCTCCGAGTTCGAAGGCTGGGAGGGGATGGAAGGCGTGTTCGGGCCGAGCGGGCCGGAACGGGAGCAGACGGTCCGTCCTGGGGCACCGGTCCACGTCGAAGCCATGTACTGGGGGTCCGATGACGACGCTGCGAAGCCCGAGTACATCAAGCACCCGCAGTTCTTGAGGGGTCGGGCGTAAGGTGGGGACATGAGGCCAGCGCAGCGTGGAGGCGAGTCCGATGGTTTCGAGACGCTGTACCACCTGACGAACCGCAGGAAGTTCGCTCTGGACCCGAAGAAGGTGCCCTCCGACAACGCCATCTCCATCCGAGGACGGACTCAACCTGGCCTGTACGTGGCCAAGAACATCGAACCGTGGTGGAACGGGCACGGGTACCACCGCCCCTACGTTGCCGAAATCAAGGTCCCTCACGGTGTGGCCCATGACGAGCGGTGGAGCGGGGAGAAGTTCATCCCCGGCGAGCACATGGGGCAGGCGTCGGTGAGCAGGGTGATCCCTGCGGATGCGTGGGTGAGGGAGCAGTGGCAGTCCCCCGGTTGGGTGGAAGGGGAAACCGGCAAGGCGTTCGACACCGGGGAACCGGTGGACCACTACACCCGGTACCCCGACTATCACTACGACGGACCGGACGTGCGGGACTTCACTCCCGAACAGCATGCCCAGCACATGCAGAACCTCCGCACGTACCGTCGTGCCTACGGAACGTAACCGGGGTATCAACCCGGTTCTTGACCACCTTCTGTAGTCCCTCTGAAGGCCCATGTAAGCCCTCCACTTAGGGGGTGGTATCCCCCCAGGTCAGGGGCCATTTCTGACGTAGTGGATTGCTTACATGGGCCTTACAGGGGCCTACAAGGGTCCTGTTCATAGGAATGACGGTGGGGTATCGTCATGGCATGAGGGCTGGCCAGCGCATCGACCCCTCCCACCTCGGTGGGTTGGAGGAACTGGGGCTGAACCACCTCATCCGGCCCGATCAGTTCATCAAGGACCGGGAACTGAACGACGTGCTGGGCGAGGCCAACATCCTCAAGCGGTCCAAGGGTCCCGTCGACCTGGACAACGTGTGGCCTGCGTTCGAAGGTGATACCACGACGCTGCAACGCCATGAGACGCTGCGGACGAGTCAGGGCTACCTCCACCGCCCCACCTTGGCCAAGTACATCGTGGAGGGTGCCCCCGAGATGGACCCCGACTATCCCGGCGAAGAGGTGCCCTACCACCCCGACGTGTTCTCGTTCGGTGACCGCGGGAATCAGTGGATTGACGAAGGCCACCACCGCATCACCGCCAGCCGTCTTCGTGGTGATAGCAGCCTTACCGCCAACCTCGGTCACGCCGGATGGGACAAGCCCTGGCGGAAGCCCCCGACCACCCCCGCCAGTCCTGTTCCTGGGACAGGGCGTGGGGTATCGTTGTGACATGAGCGAGCCGTCGACAGGCCAGTGGGCTGACACCATCGGACAGGGCCTGGAGCGCATCAAGGCCAAGATGGACCTGGGTGTCGGCCCCCGTGAGTTCACGTTCGGCAACAGCCGTGCGCCGGGTATGTCCAGCATCCACGTCGGAGGCAGCGCAGTCGCCCACGGGTCGAACCTCGGTGGCCAGTTCATGCTGAGGGGCATGCTCCCCGACGAGCGGGGCAACCTCACCGACGTGAGTGCGCGATCCAAGCGTGAGAACGGCGGCATGCGTGACACCCTCGGCATGGTGTCTGGCTCCCACGGCGGGCAGACCCTTGTCGAAGACTGGCGGTCGGTGGTGTCCGGTGGTGATGCCGTTCGTTCCGCAGGCGTCACCGGCCACTTCGGTGAGCCGGTCCACTTCAACCAGAACATCCCTTCCGAGGAGATGTTCCAAGGGGTGAAGAGCCACCAGGAGAACGTGGCCCCCACCGAGTCCGACATGGCTGAGAACCGTGGGCGGATGCAGGCCCGAGTCGACCGTGGCCGGAGTTTCGGCCTCGGCAAGGAGGAACTCCCGGTCCTCGCCAGTGGACGCCGTGGCGCGTTCCACCTCGGGACCGGGGGCTTCCGGTACGTGGAGGACTAGATGCGCCCGCCGCTCCGCTTCTCCTACACCCCGACCACCCCCTTCCAACGCCCCGGCCACATGATGGGCCACGGGGCCGTTCGTGCGTTGATGGAAGACGAGGACGGTCGCTGGTCGACGGTGGGGGCGTTGACCTTCCAGGCTCCCGAGGCGTGGGAAGACATTGACGAGCATGCGGGGACGATGGTCAGCACGGCCCAGGCCAGGATCGTCCAGGCCGGTGTGGCAGAGGACTACCAGCACATGGGCATCGGTTCGGAACTGCACCGCATCGCCAGCCGGGAGTTGGGTCCCGGCATCACGCTCGCCCACTCTGGCTCGCTGACCCCTGCCGGTCACGCTTTCGCCAAGTCGACGGGCGGGCACATCCCCCGTGATGCCGTGAAGGGTCCGACCCTCACGGACCGTGGAAGGGGCTACCCCTCCCTCGTCGCTTCGGACGCCTGGAGCATCGCCAAGGCAGGACGCACTCGTCCCGTGGAGCCGTCCCCTGCCCCCGCACCCGGTCCCCGCACTCGCCGCCCCAAGCCGCAGTACGAGCAACTGAGGCTGGACCTGTGAGAGAGTCGTCCCGCCTGTTCGACCCCGGTCCTCCCGTCCCGCAGCACCAGCAGCGGGACGCTGCCATTCTCCGTGCGAGCGCACGGGAGCACGGTCAGTCAGTGGCCGACCATGTGCAGTCCCTGCACCGGGCGGGCGTCTCCCCGGCTGCTGCCCCGATCAAAGCCCCCTTTCACATCAGCGAGCAGTTCACGACGCTCCCGATGTTCCTCTCGGCCACCGACATCCGTGACGACTACGTGGAAGCCTCGGGTGAGGCGCAGAAGAACCGGGAGCACATCGGTGACCTGTGGGACCGCAAGGAGATGGAGTCCCGTGCCCCGGTGGAGGATCGGCGTCCGAACGAGGACTTCACCGAGATGAAGAACTACCCCTGGGGGTCAGGCGTCCACCAGGCCCTCAAGGAGCAGGGGTACGACTGGTCGAGGCCGGTCAACATCGTCCACCGGTCACGGACCGGCGAGCGTTTCATGGGTCAGGGCTACCACCGCGTCGCTGCCGGTGCCTCCCTGGAGGAAGAAACGGGCAAGACCATGTTCATGCCCATCAACCACATCGAAGACGACTTCTGAGTTACGTCATGACGAAAGTCGGGATGATATGAGGTACTACCGCAGACACGGCATCGACGCCCTTACGGGGAAGCCCGAGATGTCGCAGATTCACGCCGTGCGTGATCGGCCCATCTACGACGAGGAATGGGACGATGAACGGTTCCCGGCGGTGACTTCCAGCATCCGCTACTCGGCGGGCACGAAGGACAACCCCCACGTGTTCGACACCCTCTTCGCTCACCACTCCCTTCGTGGTGCCGTTCCGACCGTTGCGGCCCTGACCCTCACCGAGCCGAAGGCTCACTTCTCCCCCTCCCAGCGAACGGTGGCTCCGTCCAGCAGCCTTTCCCGGTTCAGCAGCCCCTTGGTGCTCCAGGCGCAGAAGATGGGTCTGGTGGTCCCCAGTCATCACAACACCAACGCTTCGGTGACCAACTCCATCGGGAGCGAAGCGTTCAACAACTCCATCTCCTGGGACGACAAGGACCGCATGGAGATGCAAGCCTCCGAAGAGATGGGCGATGAGGGCGACTACGGCTGGTCCACCTGGCAGGAACTGCACCCCTCCGAGATCAGCGATGCCCGCTCCATGGTGCGCCGGGTCTTGGCCACCAGTCCCCGGTCACAACGCAGGACGGCTCTGGCTGCTCCCGCCCCCGGCTTGGCGACCCCCGAACCTCCCAGGGTTCCCCGTGAACGGCCCCCGCTCGTGCGGGCGATTCCGTACTCCGAGAGGCCATAGCCGGGTATTGGGGTACCCCCGAAAACCCTACTCAAAACTACTTCGCTAGAAATCGCATGTTTTTACCCCCTCTGACCAGGGCTTATGTACATGACTTTCAATAAAGCCAAGTTCGCGTTTCTTAGCCTTGAGGCTGACGTTGTTGTGACAACGTCATAGTCGGGTTACAGCAGGGCCATCCGAAACGAGGTCCAACATTCGTTGTACGCTGGCCTCATGAGGACTCGGCGCAACTTCGACTTCACCAGCATCCCTGGTGAGTTCGGCTCTCAGCCGGTGCCGGAAGGCAGTGTGAGGGTGAACCACTACACCTCCCCTGACGCCATCGACAGCATCCGGCAGCACGGCCTGACCATGCAGCACGCCCACGAGTCCTACGCACGGGGCGGGACGGAGTACCCGTCGATCTTCGCCACCGCTGGCGCGCCGAAGGAAGACCTGCTGCGTGCGCGCCCGGTGGTGGAAGCGCACATCCCGGTGTCCAGCCTGGACATCGGGTCGCACACATCCGCCAGCGACCTGGAGTCACGCCACTCGGTGGTGACCACCAACCAGGATGTGCCCCCCGAGAACATCATGGCCGTCCACCAGCCGTGGCACAGGACGTTCCGGTACGTGCAGAACGACCCCGGCATGGAGAAGAACATCATGGCGGGTCACTACAACGACACGGGTGACGAGGGCACGGACGAGGCCATCGACGCCACCAAGGTGGTGCTGGCCGGGAAGGTCATGCTGGGCGGTGCCCTCAGCGGGAAGCAGTGGACCGCCTAGTTCGACAGGCGGTTGTTCCAGTTCTCCAGGTACGCCTCTGCGGCCTCGGTCGGCATCGTGGCCACCGCTTCCTGCATCAACTGCGCCTCGGCCACCAGTGCCGTGAGGCTGGCGATCATGTTCTCCACGACTTCGGGGGCCATGGGGACGGCGATCTGCTCGTCGCCCACGCCGACCATCACGACGACGTTCACCTCATTGTCGGAAGTGAGGACGAGGCCCGCCCCCATGCTGTCAGCGATCCTCTGGTTCCCATTCGTGTCCATTCGCAGAGCCTACACCTGTGCAAGCGGTGTGGTACCGTTGTCATATGGCGAAGGGTCAGTCGAACATCTCGGGTGCCATCGGACGCTCCATCGAAGCCGCCAAGAGCATCGGGGCCAACTCCACGCCGCAGCCCAAGGGCTTCCGCGGGTCGGCGGCGTACGAGGCCACCAGCACCGACTTCGGGCCGTGGATCGAAACGCCCAACTCCACCAGGGTGTCGAAGTACCGCTACGACTACCTGAACGACACCATGCAGGTGATGTGGAAGAACAACAAGAAGGCCCGCACCGGCCACTCCAGCCCCACCGACGTGTCGGGCACGGTGTACGGCGCAGGCTTCGCCCGCCAGGGTGAGCGCATCTACCACGACCCCCAGGCGTGGGCGCGCCCTTCGGTGGCCCCCACCGGGTCTGGCCAGACGGCCATCTCCCCGGTCACCTACGAGACGTTCCGTCAGTTCGCTCGCTCTGTGTCGAAGGGCAAGTCGGTGAACAACCTGCTCAACGGCATGGGCTACAAGGGCATGTCGATGGACGAGTACTCTGCCCCGTCGAACCCCCGTTACCGTGCACCCTCTCGTACGAGGGACTCAAAGTAGGAGAACACATCGTGGCCATCAGAGTGCGTGGCATCGGACCGGTGTACTGGGGCTATGACCCCGAACACACTGGGTCCGCATCGTCGTATGCGTGGGTCGTGGAGACGACGCCGCCCTATCGGAAGTCCAAGTGGGGCCACCTGTTCGCCTGGAAGGGCAAGGCGGTCCACTTCGGCATCTGCACCAGGGAGAAGGACCCCAAGGAGATTGCTCGCTGGGAAGGTGAGGGCATCGACGTGACCCCCGAGGAAATCGCTGAGTGGCGCGGCCCCAGCAACAGCGAGGATGTCCCGTTCTGGCAGGGCTGGGAAGAGCGGTATGGGAGTGTCCCCGAGGAGGCATCGTGAGCAAGGTGAGCGACGTGGACGAGGCCATCGACGCCATCCACGACTACATCGAATCCCTGGAGCAGCAGGTGGAAGAGTTGCAGGCCCGCATCCTGGCCAACTCCAGTGAGTCCCTCTCCACGATCATGAGCATGCAGGCCGAGATGGAGCCAGACATGATCTACAAGCACCAGTGCGGGCACTGCCAGCGGTTCTCCCCGCTGCCGTTCCTCATCCCCGACTACGTGTTCACCATCTACGAGGCGAAGAACCGATGAGCAATAGCTACGCCGAGCAGTACGCCAAGGCCAAGGCCGATGGCGTGGACTACCCGATCCTCCGATGGAATGCCAAGATGGACGCTGTGGATAGCTTCGCTGCATCACGGGAGTGCGCCGCAGCGATGCAGGAACTGGACCATCTGCGTCAGGCCCTGTCCCAGCGTCTCTGCCAGGGCATGTGCGACACCGAGGGTGGGCCGCACGTCCACCTTGATATCTGATGGGCCTGCTCAAGAAGAAGATTCCCATGCCCGAGGCCAGCCGGTTCGACCGCCTGGACGACGCCACGCTGTACCTGCTGGTGGAGCAGGCGTTCTCCATGTCGGGGCAGTACCTGCGGGAGGCCAACGCCGCCACCGACGAGTCGGTTATGACACACCTCCACAACTGCGATACCGCCCTTTCGGACGCCCAAGCAGGCATCCGGTCCATGCTGCGGCGCAAACTTGCAATAGCACAAAGCCTTTGATAAGGTGCTTTGCATGGATGAACCGGAGCAGTTGACTCTCTTCAACACGCACATCGACTACACGCTGCGCCTGTCGACTCCGCTTCGCACCGAGGACTGGCCCTTGCCCGCAGCGGCCACGCTGGAGGAAGCGGCTGACGCTGCCCACGGCTTCGCCGTGTTCCTCATGTTCTCGCAGGGTGTGCTGTGGGACGGCTCCTTCGACAACCCCGAGTCGTACCAGTTCGGCGGCTTCGACCAGCAGGGCAACCCTGTTCGGCTGGAAGTGACGATGCAGGACTCCTACACCGATCACAATGGGAACCGCCTGTGACCGACATCGAACTTCGGGTGTCTGCTCTGGAAGAGCAGGTCGGGCTGCTGCTCAAGAGCCGTCCCGGTCGCCAGTTGAGGCCCATCGTGGCCTCCGAACCCCACGTGTGTGGCCTGGACCCGTCACGGGACTCGTCCACCTGCCCCGAGGCGTCGATCTGGCGTCGGTCGAAGGGCTGCAAGGGTGACGCCTGCGTGGCCGTCTCCAGCCAGTACTACAAGGACTATCGCGCATCGAAGAAGGTGAGCAGTGGCGAAGAAGTCAGCACCGAAGGGTGACACCCGTCCATACGAGTGTTTCGACCCCGAGACGGACAAGATGCTCGTTCGCTGCTGGTACGAGTCCACGGCGAAGGAGTACTGCAAGATCACCGGGGCCAAGTGGCGGAAACGTCAACCGGGAAGTTGACGTTGCCCTGCGGGAGGGGTAAAGTCATCTCCACTGAGTTGGTTCATGCTGCTCCGGCAGTGCGGGTCGACTGAGTCGGAAGGCGGTGGGTCGGGGAAACCCGGCCCATTTCCTTTTTTCAGGTGGTCGCCACAACTAACGGGGGCCGTACCACTGCTGTAGTGTCACATCATGGTAGATGTGCCCTTGGATATTGAAGACCTCGGGTTTCCCGAGGAATCGGTGTGGGAGGAAGCGGTCGACAACGACTCCCCCACAGATGAGCCGGAAGACCAGTCTTCGCCCGAAATCGAACTGGACCCCGAGATGGCGGGGTTCGTGGACGAGTTGTGCAAGCGCATCATCTTCTTCTGCGAGGAACTGGCAGGGTTCGAACTGCGCCCCTACCAGCGTTCGCTGGCATACCGCCTTATCGAATCGCTGATCATCGGTGACTCCGAGGAGATCACTGCGCTGTGGGCACGCCAGTCGGGCAAGTCCGAGACGTTGGCCACCGTCCTCGCCGGGTGCATGGTCGTGCTGCCCAAGTTGGCGATGACCTACCCCCTGCTGGAGCGGTTCAAGCGTGGGGTGTGGGTCGGCGTGTTCGCCCCCGTGGACGACCAAAGTGAGATTGTCTTCGGGCGCATCGTTACCCGGCTTACAAGCGACCGGGCCTTCGAAATCCTCTCGGACCCCGAGATTGACGAGAAGCCCGATGGCCGCTCCAAGATCGTCAAGTTGCGGTCGGGGTCGTTCTGCCGCCGCCAGACGGCCAGCCCCCGAGCCAAGATCGAAGGCTCGTCGTACCACATCATCGTCATTGACGAGGCCCAGGACTGCGACGACCAAGTGGTCCGCAAGTCGATCCACCCCATGTTGGCGGCGTACGCAGGCACGATGTGCAAGATCGGCACGCCGTCCTACACCAAGGGCGACTTCTACAAGGCCATCAACCTCAACAAGCGCAGGGCCACCAAGGGCAAGAACAGGCCCAACCACTTCGAATACGACTACCGCACGGTGGGCAAGTACAACCCCTACTACGCCCAGTTCATCGCCAAGGAGAAGTTGCGCCTCGGTGAGGACTCGGAAGAGTTCCAGATGTCGTACGCCCTCAAGTGGATGCTGGAACGAGGCATGCTCATCACCGAGGACGAGTTGGACTACCTCGGTGACCCCTCCATGCAGTTGGTGAAGGGCTGGTGGCGCACCCCGGTGGTGGTCGGCATCGACCCGGCCCGTGTGAAGGACTCCACGGTGGTGACCGTGTGCTGGGTCGACTGGGACCACCCCGATGGTGCGGGGTACCGAGAGCACCGCGTCCTCAACTGGCTGGAGATTCACAACACCGAGTGGGAGGAGCAGTACTTCCAGATCATGGACTTCTTGGACCAGTACTGGATCGCCTACATCGGTGTGGACGCCCAGGGCATGGGGTCGGCGGTCGCAGACCGGCTGAAACGGCTGTTTGCCGGTCGGTGCGAGGTCATCGCCTTCAACTCGGACGCCAAGAACCAGGCCGACCGCTGGAAGCATCTCATCGCTCTCATCCAGCGGCGCATGGTGGTGTACCCCGGCCACTCCAAGGCCCGCCGAACCAGGGTATGGCGGCGGTTCCGCCAGCAGATGATCGACGTGGAGAAGGTCATGAAGGGCCAGTACCTGCTGGTCCAGGCACCGGAGAACGAGCGGGAGGCCCACGACGACTACGTGGACTCGCTGGCCTTGGCCTGCATGTGCAGCCAGATCGAAGCCACTCCGACCGTTGAGGTGTATGACAGCCCGTTCTACAGGGGTTAGTGTTGTGTCATGAGTCACCTTCGTGAGAGTGATCGGCCCGCACGCGGGTCCGTCCCCCCGAAAGGGACGATGGTCTACCGAGGGCAGCGCGGCACCCCCGGCTCCACCGCAGGCATCCATTGGTCCACCAGCCGTGACGTGGCCAGGTCGCTCACCCGCAGTGATGCTGATGAGGTCATGGCAGTGGAGTTGACGGACCCCGAGAAGCAGGTGATCCCCTACGGGGCGTTGCGCTCTGCCTACTACGACGAGAAGCGAGGCCAGCCCGAGGAAGGGAACATGGCCTGGATGCAGGGGTTCCCCTCCGAGGAGGAGATTCGCCTTCGCCCCGGTGCACAGTTCAACGTCAACGGGCGGGAAGTGACCATCGACAACACCAGGGGCCACATCGTCTACCCGAACTTGCACAACTACGCTGCCACTCCCGAGGCGTCCCTCCGTGAGTGGGGTCACGCCGTGGGGGAACTGGGCCACGTCCAGACCTCCATGCTGGACAGCGTGCACCCTGGCCGGGGTGATACCCCCGCCGCCGGGTACATCCCCTCGCTGGACCTGCACCCCGGCAGTTACCCCGATGCGTCGGACGCCTACTACGGCGACCTGCTCAAGTTCGGCCACCACCCTGACGCCCCCGAATGGGCCACCCATGAGGGCCGGTCGATGGACCAGTACGTCAAGCCCGCCAAGCACCGTGAGCAGGACACTCCGGCAGCGCAGTCCCGCCGAGAAGCCTTCGGGCAGATGCAGTTCCCTGGGATGGAAGACCATGCCTGACCTCCCCCGTGACGCCTACATCAAGGACCAGATCACCAGGAACCGGATCAACCGGCAGCCCAAGCCCTCTGGCCAGATGGAACTCCCCGGCATTGCCAACGACGCGCCGCTTCCGTTGGTCCCCGGCACCACCAAGCACTCGCCTGAGCAGATGGAGGTGAACCGCCGTGGCATGGCCATGGTTCGGGGCATCTTCGAAAGCCGCCGCAACGCTTTCACGGCAGGGCAGACGCCCGCCCCCTACATCGAACACCATGACGGAGAACCACCCTGCATCGGGTGCTGACCACGGAGAACAAGATGACCAAGTCGACCGAGTACTTCAACTGGCAGAAGGCCACCACCGCCGACCCGTACTACGGGAAGGGACCGGCTCCTGCCCTGGTGACCCTGCGGGACTTCCTGTTGTCCCGATACGGGGGTTTGAACCTGGGCATCTACGGCATCCGTGAGGTCCGTGGCGGCGGTCCGCTCTCCAGCCACGCCTTCGGCGCAGCCTTCGACTGGCGGTACATGAACGCCGACCAGACCGGCCTGGTGGGTCGCGCCAAGATGCTCAACGAGGTCATGCCCCTGCTGATCAACAACAGCAAGGAACTCGGCATCCAGTTGATCGTGGACTACGTCGGCTGTCGCTCGTGGAACGCCAGCCGTTCGGGCGACCAGTACGGCGGCTGGAAGCCTGGCACGCCCGACAGTCACGGCATGGGCCAGTCGTGGGCCGGGTGGCTGCACATCGAATGCAACCACTCCGAGTGGCCCGATGGTGCAGCGGTCCCGAACAAGTTGGGCCTCGTCCCGCCCCCCGGCACACCGCCGCTGCCCCCGGTCAACTTCCAGATGCTCCAGTTCGGCCTCACCGTGCTGGTGCCCTACGACCAGCGTGGCGTGCTGCGCCTCGGCTCCAAGGGCTTCTGGGTGGCGTTCGCCCAGGCGGCGTGCAAGAAGGACGGCTTCGGTATCACCATCGACTCGGACTTCGGCAATGCCACGAACCTCGTCATCAAGCACTTCCAGACGAAGAAGGGCCTCTTGGCAGACGGCATCGTCGGCCCCAAGACGTGGGCTGCGCTGAACGCTGTCGCTTCGCGTTGATGACACACTGCGGACTTCCGCAGGTGTAACATCCGTATCACAGTCCCGCCCAAGGAGGCTCCCATGGCATACCCGCCGCCCGAAGTGCAGTACGAAGGCGCAGTCGCCGTCAACAACATCCGCCGTGGCCCGCTTCGCTTCGAAGAGGGTGTGGCGACGGACACCGACATCCCCAACGAGTTCGGTCGTGGTGCCTACGGCGACACGGCGGGCGACGGTCGTGGCCGCTCGTTCACCGTCCGCAAGGACCCGATGGAGACGACCCGCGAGCGTGCCCACGTCGGCAGCGCAACGTGGATCGAAGCCCCGACCATGCTGTCGGACTTCGTGTACGGCGTGACCGCCGCCCACGGCCTCCCCGAGTTCGAACTGGAGTACGGCAGCGAGCGTCGTCTCTACCGTCCGAACATCGCCTGCGTGCAGGACTGAGGTTCCGCCATGACCTTCGCAAACGGTGGTCAACGGGATGAGGGCAACCCGAACCGACAGGTAGGCCCAGCCCGCCACCCCCTGGCCGGGGGCTTCGTCGGTACCTACCAGGGCAGTGTGGGCAAGACCGGTTACTTCTCCGCAGAAGCCACCGGTGGCAGCGCATCCGACAGCCACGGAATCCCCTTCGTCGGTGACCGGGAGCACATGGGCGACAAGCCATGGGCCATGATCCCTGGAAAGGGCTTCACTCCTCCCGGTCAACTCCCCCAGTCGTGGTCGGCCCACGTCTACGACCCCGAGCGGCACGGGGGTCTTCCCGGCGCACCCAAGTAGGGGGACGACATGACCGTCAAGAACGGGGGAAAGCGAGACGAGGGCAGCCCGAACCGCAAGGTCGGGCGTCCCGCCTTGGACCCCAAGGAGTTCCCCAACTTGCCGCCCGAGGCCCTGTCCCTGGCACAGACCGACCCCGAGAAGTTCAACCGCATGTACCCGCTCAAGTTGCACGACTTGGGCATGCTGCGAGGGGTCTGACCCGTGTTCCAGCACCCCGCCCTCCAGGGTGCTCAATCGGCACTCAAGCAGTTCCAGACGGCCCCTGCGGGCCGACCGGTCAAGAACACCCGCCCGCTGATGCTCCGGTCCACCGACCGGCTCGCCAGCGGGTGGACGTTCTTGAACGATACGCCCCCGCCGATTCAGGCTGCGATGGACAAGTACATCAAGACCGCCAGCCTGCCTCCCGGCCTGGCCCCCAAGAACGCCGCAGTGCTGGAGAAGCACCGTGCTGACCAGATCAGCAAGGGCTGGCGCAACCCCACGAAGAGGTACTGAGATGGCACGCACGAGCCGACGAGGAGAAGCGTTCCCGCAACTGGGTGGCGACCCGTACCCTCACCACCGCACGGACAAGGCGGGGAACCCCAAGTACCTCAAGTCGGGTGCGCCCGACATCGCCATCCACTTCACCAGCCACCCCAACTTCAAGGACCCGTCGACCGCCATGGCGGCGACCGGCAACTTCCTCCACTCCATCGAAACCGCCCCGGCCCACACGGTGGCCAGCGGCATGCAGTGGTACCCCAAGGTGAACGACGCCGTCCGCAAGGGCATCTCCACCCGAGGCTTCCTCAGCGGCCACGGTGACCGCCTGTTGGCTGGTTCCGGCCTGGTCGCCGCCGTCAGCCCGAACATGGACTGGGAGAACAACAACATCGACGCCTTCAAGGAGTTGAAGGGCCTCCGGTCGTCCCACTGGGACACGATCATGGCTGGTGATGGGCGCGACAACAAGGCTGCGGACGAAGCCGCCAAGGCGGTGGTGCGGGGCATGTCGATCAGTTCGGCTCCCCTGGACAATCTGCGGAAGGCCGGTCGCATCATCCGTGGTGAGCACGTGGAGTCGGTGCTGGACCCCAGCACTGCCCCCAAGACCAACAGGTTCGCCCACAACATCGCCCACCCCGATGACCCGAGGTTCGTCACCATCGACGGTCGTGCCTTCGACACGATGACCAACCGCCTGCGCCCCTGGGAGTACGGTCGTGGCATCTCGTCCGCTGCGCTCACCCGAGGTACGTCGCGCTACGAGGACGCTGAGAGCATCGTGCAGGGCGTGGCCCACTCCATCGGCGTGCACCCGTCTGCGGCGCAGGCCATCTCCTGGGAGCACACGAAGTTCAACCTGGAGCGGTCCAACAACACCCGCCAGCAGGGTCCGAACCGTGTCGGCCAGCCCTACTTCGACCCTCGCTCAGGACTTCCCGTCCTGCACCGGTAGGCCCTGCAATGCGATCAGCGGCACCTCGGGTCGGGCCACGTCATCGGGGTCCAGGCCAGCAGCGTCGAACGCTGCCTGCAACTTGGGCAGCGCATACCGGGCTTTGCGGAAGAGGTCCGCTGCCTCCCCCGGCTCCATCGGCCCGTGCATCGCATCCAGCAGGTCCCACAGGACGGCGGCATCTTCGGGCTGCAAGGCGACGGTCAAGGGTGTCATGCTGCCAATGTATCAACGGCATTCACCGTTTGCAAGACGGCATGTGCTGTGATAGTCGTCACGTTGGGCTACTCTCTGGGGTGGTGACACACCGATGAGCGGCATCTCCTTCCAGTCCCCGTCATACCGGGCTTCGCAGTCCGATCTGACCATTGCCATCAGCCCGCTGGGTCTGGTGGAACTGGCCGACGAAGAGTTCGAAGTCCACGGGCCTCGCCTGAACCGCTACGCCAGCAACTGGGCCTGGTACCTCGGCCACCACTGGGCGTACCGGCGTGAGGCTGGCGAACCCCAGTTGACGTTCAACTGGATCAAGGCGTTCAGCGACTTCCTCACCAACTTCTCGTTCGGCAAGGGCGTGAACTTCCACAGCCCCGAAGCCACCTCGGCCATCATCCCGCACGCCCTCAAGCGGGTGTGGGAGGTCGACAACAACAAGCCCGCCATCCTCACGGAGATCGGCCAGTTGGGGTCGGTGTCGGGCGACGTGTTCGTGAAAGTGGCGTATGAAGAGCCGTACATCGACGCCACAGGGCTGCCCATCGACGGCAAGATTCGCATTCTGCCGCTCAACCCAGCGTTCTGCTTCCCCGAGTTCCACCCCCACGACCGCACTCGGCTGATCCGCTTCAAGTTGAAGTACAAGTTCTGGGGTACTGCTGGCGACGGCACTCGGCAGGTCTTCACCTACGTGGAGTTGATGACCGAGGACACCATTGAGGAATACATCAACGACGAGTTGATCGACGCCCGCCCCAACCCCCTCGGGGAAATCCCGGTGGCCTTCTGCCCCAACTTCCCCGTCGCCAGCAGCCCCTGGGGCCTCTCGGACATCCAAGACATCATCGGCCTGAACCGTGAGTACAACGAGAAGGCCACCGAAATCTCGGACATCATCAACTACCACGCCTCCCCGGTGACCGTGATCATCGGTGCCAAGGCGTCGAACCTGGAGAAGGGTGCCAAGAAGGTCTGGGCCATCGGCAACAAGGACGCCAGCATCCAGAACCTGGAGTTGCAGACCAACTTCACCGGCCCCCTCGGCTACATGGAGTTGCTCAAGCAGGCCATGCACGAACTGACCGGCGTGCCCGGTGGTGCCCTCGGTCAGTTGCAGCCCATCTCCAACACCAGCGGTACGGCCCTCCAGTTGCAGTACCAGCCGCTCATGCTCAAGCACGAACGCAAGAAGGTGCAGTACGTGCACCTGTTCGAACGCGTCAACTCGCTGATCATGAAGCACGCCTTCCTCTACGCCCCGCACCTCACGGAGTACAACCCCTACATCTCGGGCGTGATGTTGAAGCCCGACCAGTACCCGAAGTTGGACCCGAGGGACCCCCTCTCATACCGGACTTACGTGGACTGGCCGTCGCCCATGCCGATGGACACGCTCATCAAGATCAACGAGATTCAGGCGAAGATGGCCATGGGCTTGGAGTCGAAGCGCGGTGCGCTGCGTGACCTGGGGACCCAGTTCCCCGACCAGAAGATGCAGGAAATCTTCGAAGAGATCGTGGAGGACGCCAAGGAGCAAGGTGCCCTTGGCCTCATCCAGGCACAGATCGCCCAGTTCACCATGCAGGCCACCGGCATGACGCCGGATGGTCAGCCTCTGGTGGTGCCGGGGCAGGTGGACGAGAACGGCAAGCCGATGGGTCCCGCACCCATGGTCGACCCGATTCTCGCCCAGGAAATCATGACCAGGGCCTACCAGCCGATGCCGCCCGAAGTGGTGGACTTCGAAGCGGGCGACCCCTGATCAGGTGAGATGTTGCAGTGGTATCACCTCAGTGTGATACAACTCAGCAACCGGACAACACACAGACCAAGGAACGGAACCAATGGGAAACCAAGGAGACAACGGCACCGGCTTCATCGTCGGCGCAGAACCCGCCACCCCTCGCATGGCCAACGACTGGCCGACGCAGACGGCGGCACAGGCAGTGTCACAGCCCGCAGTGGTCGTGGCCGACAACGGCCAGCCCACTGGCCGGTTCTTCACCGAGGAAGACCTGAACAAGGCTCGCCAGCAGGAGAAGGACAAGTTGTACCCCCGCATCGACCAGATGGACCAGCAGTTGAAGGCCCTCCAGGCCGAGCGGGAAGCAGCAGAAGCAGCACGCAAGGCCGAGGTCGATGCCGCTGCCCAGGCTGCGAAGGAGAAGGAGGAGGCCGAACTCAGCGTTCGTGCCCTGCTCCAGAAGAAGGAACAGGAATGGAACGATAAGTTCCAGACCATCGAACAGCAGCGTGAGCAGGACCGGGCCGTCTACGAGATGGAGCGTCGCCTGGCTGAGACGGAGAACTACAAGTTCGCCCGCCTCCAGCAGGATGCGGAGTTCATCCTCCCCGAACTGCGTGACCTCGTGAAGGGCAACACCCCGAACGAGATCGACGCCAGCATCGAAGAGATGAAGGCCCGCACGGATGCCATCATGGGCAACGTGGCCGGTGTAGTATCACAGCAGCAGCAGCCGCCGCAGGTGTACCGTGGGGCAAGCCCCACCGCCCCTCCGGTCGGCCCCATGGAACAAATGTCGACTACACAACGACTCACGCCGGAAGACATCCGGTCAATGGACATCGAGACGTACAAGAAGTATCGGGACACCCTCTTGGCTTCGGCCAGTCAGCAGTACCGGGGTCGCCCGTAACCGGGCTATCCCACCACCCACACCGGGGCCAAACCCCCGTCCCAGCGTCTTGAAGGAGACACGAAATGGCAGTCGGAGACGGCCTCGGAGGCCAACTTCCCATCACCTCCGGTATCACGGGCACCACCCGCGTCGGTACCGGTGGCAGCAACAGCCAGTACACGGCGGCGGTCGGTTACGACGCCGGTAGCGGCTTCAACAACACCGGCCTCGGCAACGCAGCAGGCATCACCACCGGCACCAGCATGATGGGTCCGGCCATCCAGACGATCTGGTCGAAGGAAATCCTCTTCCAGTCGATGCCGGTCCTGCGTTTCGAGCAGTTCGCCGTGAAGAAGACGGAACTGGGCGTCATGCCCGGTCTGGTCGTCAACTTCATGCGCTACAACAACCTGCCGGTCCCGGCGGGTCCGCTGGTGGAAGGCATCCGCATGCGGACGCACGCCATCACGGCGAACCAGTACAGCATCACGGTGCAGGAGCAGGGCTTCGGCGTGGCAGTCTCGGAACTGCTCCTGAACGCCTCGTTCGATGACGTGATGGCCTCGGCCAGCCGCCTCCTGGGCCGCAACATGGCCCTGTACATGGACACGCAGGCCCGTGAGACGCTCCAGCGTGCGTCGTCGGTGGTGTTCGGTCGCCAGAAGCCGACCGCCATCAACACCGGCTACGGCGTGTACGAGCCGGGTACGGCGGCGACCACGGTGGCTGCGGTCACCGGTGGCACCGACTTCTACCTCCACCCGCACAGCGTCAAGGACGCCGTGGAGGTGCTGTCCAGCAAGAACATCCCGCGTCTCGGTGAGACGTACGTCTGCTTCATCCACCCGCACCAGAGCCGCCGTCTGCGCGACACGCCGGAGTGGATCGAAGTCACCAAGTACGCCGCCCCCGGCAACTTCATGCTGGGCGAGATCGGCCGCATCGGTGACGTGGTGTTCATCGAAACCACGCAGATCGGTGCGCCGCTCGCCGCCACGATGGACACCGACGACAACGCCTACCTCCCCGGTGGCAAGACGGTGGAGCCGACCCAGCAGAACCCCGACTTCCGTACGGACCTCGTGGCCGATGGTGGCATCACCGCCGTCCCGGCGTCGTGGGAAGACGGTCGTGCCGACGGCCAGACCGGTGTCGACGCCGTCGCCACCCCCGGCTGGGGTCAGGCGTGGGTGCCGAGCGGTTCGGCCTACGAGGCGATCCTCCTCGGTGACAACGCCTTCGGCCAGGCCGTGAGCCTGCCCGTCGAACTGCGTGACGGCGGCGTGCTGGACTTCGGTCGTGAGCACGCCCTCGCCTGGTACTCCATCTGGGGCTGGGGCCTCATCACGGAGTCGGCGGTCTGCAAGATCGTCACCAACTGAGCCACGCTCATCGGATTCAAGGTGGGGGGCTTCGGCCCCCCACTACCCGATCTTCAAGAGGAGACACCGCATGAGCATCGTCGCAGTACATGGCCCCTCCACCTGGGGGGACAGTGAGGACCAGGGCGGCAGCATCGGCAAGCCCGACAACATCGCCATGCAGGAGCAGCCGGGTACCGCCACCGGTACGGCCTACGCCGCCACCACGACCAGCACCGCCACCTCGGCGGCTGCCGTGACGGCCACCGCCACGTCCCAGGCGTTCCGGCCCACCCGCGTCACGGGCTACTGAGGCCCACTGTCACCGTGTTACGGTGACGCACCGATTCACCAGAAGGAGAACCCATCGTGGCAAAGAGCCAGACCCCCGAGGACAACGAAGTCACCACCATGTCCGACCTCATGGGCAACACCCGTGATGTCATCGTGGACAACATCACCGAGGTGCAGGAGGTGCCGGGTCCGCAGTCGGACACGCTCATCATCCGCATGAACACCACGCTGGACGACTTCACGTACGGCAACCCGAACGTCCACTACAAGTTGGAGGCCGGGAAGCGGTACAAGATGCCCCGCCACATCGCCCAGTACCTGGACGGCCTCGGTTACGTTTGGCACTGAGGTCGTAACCGGCCTATCAAACTGACGAGAGCGAGTTCCGATGACATCTCACGGCGGGTTCCTCATCCCGAATGCTGACGGCGTCAGCAGCACGAAGATGTCGGAGCCGGATCAGATCGACTTCAACATCCTCGGCAACAATCGCTGGGGTGTCATCTCGGGCTGCGGAATCAGCATCTCGGGCACGGTCGCCTCCACTGTCGTCGGCTCCAATGGCACCGCCCTCGTGGACGGTGCCATCGTCACGCTCACGGGTGGGCAGAGCATCACCCTCGGAGCAGGCGGCTCACAGCCCCGCTTCGACCTCGTCGGCGTGGACTCCGCTGGCACGCTCGTCAGCGTCGTCGGCACCCCTGCCGTCGACCCGGTGTACCCCGATGTCCCCACCAGCGTCACCGTGCTGGCGGCGGTGTACTGCCCCACCGGCAGTTCGACGTTCGACGCCACGTACACCGACAAGCGGAACATGCTCCAGCCGGTGTTCGTCTCGACGGTCAACGGCACCGGGCCGGTCCTACTCAACCGATACTCGGGTAACGATGTGTTCCGTATCGACGGTAACGGTCGTTTGGAGTGGAACAACTCCGACACGTACCTCTACCGCTCCAGCGCAGGCGTCCTTCGGGCGCACTCCGACCTGCTGCTGGACGGGTCGCTGACCGCCACCAACGGCACCTTCTCGGGAGATGTCTCGGCGGTGGGCGACATCATGTCGTCCAACCTGCGGATCGGTTCGACGTTCCCCACCGCCCCCAAGGGCACCATCCTCCAGTACACAGGCGGCGGCTCCTCGCAGGGCAAGGTCTACATCCAGACCTCGGCCACCTCCACCATGAACTGGGAGGAGGTGTCGACTTCCAGCACGGCCCACCAGCCAGGTGACATCAAGCAGTCCACCCGGTCGCCAGCGCAGATGCCGGGGTGGCTCCCCTTCGTCGGTCAGACGGTCACGGAAGAGCAGCATCCGTCCCTGTTCCTGGTCGATGGCCTCCAGCAGTTCATCGTGAACGGCAGTCCCCGCACGATGACGCTCCCCGACGCTCGCAACCGCGTCCTCATGTCCACCGATGCCTCGGTGGGCGTGACCGGTGGCAGCAACAGCGTGACGCTCACCAAGAGCAACCTCCCCGCCCACAAGCACGATGTGTCCGTCCAGCCTGCTGGCAGCCACACCCACCCTGCGACGACCTCCGGTGCAGGTGGGCACGCTCACGGCACGCTGGCTGGTGGTGGCAAGCACTCCCACCCGGTCGTGGACCCCGGCCACAAGCACGGTGCGGCGAACATCGGGCAGGGCTTCATCACGGTCAACGTGGCCGGAGACTCCAACCTGGACAGCGTCCAGTCGGACATGTCGCACTCCTGGCGCACCGGTCCGCAGGAGTACACGGCCACAGCCAAGACCGGCATCTCCATCTCCTCGTCCGGTGACCACACGCACGTCACCGACAACGTGGCGAACCACACTCACCCGGTGAACGTCACGGCAGAACCGGCGCACAGCCACACTGCCTCTGAGGTCACGGTCGGTGATGGGACGCCGATCAGCGTCGTTCCCCCGTACCTCACCGTCTACACGTACATCAAGGTCTGACCGTGGACACGACTACGGCCACCGCCAGTGCCGTAGCCATCGGTGCCTCCATCGTCGCCAAGGATGGCGTCAAGGTCACCGGTCGCTCAGGCTGGGGTGGGTACACTCGTATCACAGGCTCCACGGTCCAGTGGACGGAGGTAGGTGACACATTGCCCGGTCAGCCGATCTACGATACGGCGGTGCCCTTCTTCGTCTCGCCCACGTCGCTCACCGACATCACCATTGTCGGTGGCCGCACGTTCGATGTGACAATGGAGATCACGGCGGTGCCCAGCCTCACAGGGGGCACCATCGTGGCGCAGGTTCGCGCTGACGCCCCGTACGGGATGCTGCTCGCCACCATGCACGCCGAGACGGTCGATGCCACGCATGTGCGCTTCTGGCTGTCGCCCTACGAGACGCAGTACGCCACCGGCCACGGCTTCTACAAGGGCGTGTGGGATGCCGAGATTCGCCTCAACGGCGCAGAGGTCACCATCGTGCCCCAGAGCAAGGTGACCCTTGTCCAGGGCGTGACCCAGTTGGACGGCTTCTACCCTGACCCCGTGCCCGCCCTCGGCGTGGCGTTCGACGCTCGTGTGGAGGTGGTCGTTTGAAGTACGTCACCCTTCGCAACCTGCTCGCTGTCGGCTCCCTGGACTGGGAGCAGGGCGTCATCATGGCCGTCGTGCTGGGCAACTACACGTTCGATGAGGACGACGCCAACCTGCACGACATGCAGTTGGCTGGTGCCACCGTGCTCTCCCTGGGTCGCCTCAGCGGCAACGTCGTCACCGACGACGGTTGGGCTGCTTCGGAGTCCGTGCTGCTCCCGGTCGTCCAGTCCGGTGGTCCCTACGATGTCGTCCTCTTCTTGGATTCCACTGGTGACCGCATCGGGTACCTCCCACTGGTGTGCTTCCCTGACGCCATCACCACCGCTTCCAACGGTGACGTGGTGCTGCGCCCTGACGGCGTGCTGGTCGACGGAACCATCGGCAACTGGTTCAGGTTCTGATGAGTGCCACCGCTCCCACCCAGGAAGGGATCGTCCTCTCGGCACGGAACCTGCTGCGCGACTTCCCCATGTTCTTCGAAATCGACCTGGGTCCCGCCGTGACCAGCACCATCCGCCTGCCCCACCCCAACGTGGAGGGCAGTTCGTTGCAGGTCTACACGGCCCCGCAGCCTGGGCCGAACGCCCCCGAGACGGAGCACCTTGCCCTTGCCCCGGTCACGGCCTGGACGGTGGACGAGCGCAACGGGCTGCTCAAGTTCAGCACCACCGATTACCAGGGTATGAGGGTGTTCGTAGCCGGGTATCACTACGAATGGTTCCTCGACGCCGATCTCTCGTACTACGCCGCCGCCACGGTGTCGGAACACTTCTTCCAGCGTGACGCCACCTCGCTGGCCGACATCAGCGGAGTCGAACTGGACGTGATCGCCATGGGCACGGTCGTCCGTGCGCTGTGGTCGCTGGTCACCGAGTTCAGCACTGACATCGACGTGAACAGCCCCGAAGGCATGTTCATCCCGGCCCGCCAGCGGTTCCAGCAGGTCTGGCAGATGCTGGAGTACTGGGAGAAGCAGTACGACGACAGGGCCAAGAGCCTCAACGTCGGCCTCCAGAACATCGACATCTTCGAACTGCGCCGGAAGGCCCTCATGACCGGTCGCTTCGTGCCGATGTACGTGACCCGTGAGTACGACGACCACAACCCGCCCGTACGTGTGTACCCCCCGATCCCCAGCCTCAGCACCACCGAACCGGGGTCAGGGGTCGGTGGAACCGAGGTATCAACCGTGGAGGAAATCGGGCGTGAGTCCGCCGACCTCGGATTCGGCGGCTGGCAGTCCGGTGGTACGAACGGGGGCATCTGATGGCCATTGATGTGCGCCGTGAGGCAGGACACGTGGCCCGTGAGTTCACCCGGTACCAGAACACCATCGGTGAGTCGGTGCTGTGGTTCGTGTTCGACGTATCCGGCAGCCAGTACGACTCCGTCTACGACGAGGCGTACCGCCAGTACCGCCCCGGCCTCAAGGTCCCTGTGCTGTGGGTCGACCAGCAGGAAGCCGGTGAGGACTACTCGCCCGAAGGCCGTCGCCCTACCCAACGCCTGCGCTTCGCCGTGGGTGCTCGGCAGTTGTTCGAACAGGGCATCTCGGTCACCGAGGCTCACCAGGAGCGCATCTCCGACCAGCAGGTCAACCCTGTGTGGCGGGAGGATCGCCTCAACGACATCGTGTACTACGACGGTCGCTTCTACGAGATCAGCAACTTCCAGATCAGAGGCCGTCTCCAGGGCGAGGACGTGGTCATCGGCGTGTCCTGCATCGAAACCCACACCGCTGACGAGTTGAACCTGGACGCCGTCCCAGCGACGTGGTTCCCCGTGCCGCCGCTCACCTCCCCTGAGCAGCCCGACCTGCCCAACGTCTCCTACGGTCCCACCGAACCCACCAACCCGCAGGTGGGCGACATCTGGATGGACACGCAATGAGCGAGGAGAACCGCTCTCAGTACTTCCACGGCACCGTCTCTCGCTTCCGCCGAGGCGATGTGATTCTGCCTTCCGCCGTCACCCGCCGGTCCCCGACCTTCCCGGCTGACACCGACACCAACTTCGCCTACGCCACGGCCGACCGGAGCAACGCTGCCGCCTACGCCGAGAAGGCGTGGAACACCCAAGAGCGTGGTGTGCCGAGGGTCTACCGGGTGGAGCCGCTGGGCGGCGTGGAAGAGGACCCGCAGTACGGGCCTGACGGCCATCGGGGGAACTACGAAGGGGACGTGCGGAGCAAAGCCGGGTTTCGGGTGATGAGCGAGCACCGCCTGCCCGAGTTCGCGGATGAGGACGACTGGCGATGAAGCACCCTCTTTTCCCTGGTCAGACCTTCGGGCGGGGTGTTGTCACGACCGTGGAGCGGCGGAACGGAAGGCGTGGAGCCACCTTGCGTTGCGAGTGTGGCAAGGAATACTGGACCCAGGCGTCGAACTTGTACAGGGAGCCTGGGACCGTGTCGTGTGGGTGCTTGAAGGCCGAGAAGGCACGTCGCTCACGTATCACCACATCGAACGACGCATGGTGTAACATCGTCGTCGGATACTGATTGAGGAATTGCATGAGCAACGCATCGGGGCATAGCACCGCTTTCAACGCAGGCATCGTCATCGACATGGATCGTCGCTGGCAGTGCAACAGTTGCGGGCGGCAGCACGTGACGAAAGCCTCCACGGAAGGTGTCCAGGTTCCGCTCCACCAGTGTGCGGGTCTGGCAGGGACGTGGGTGCCGTTCGTACCCGCTGGTTCGGAGGCCATCCTCCGAGTCGAAGAACGCCAGGACTACATCGGCAAGGACACGCCCTTCATGGACGCCAACGGTCGACCCATCATGGCGGTCTACACCCAGCGGGAGGATGGCGAGGATTGTCACATCCTCGCACCCACCGTCAACATGAACATCGAAGCCTCGTAAGGAGCACCCGTCATGGCCTTCACAGCCTCCGCCATCTTCCGTCAGACCATCGCAGACACCCTCGCCGGTACTGCGGTGTTCGACCTCAACGCACCCTCGGACACCTACAAGGTGGCCCTGTACAACAACACCGGCACCCCCGACAAGGACGCCACCGCCGCCAACTCGGCGTACAACGCCGGTCAGTGGGTCACCGCCAACGAGGTGAGCCAGTCCGTCACGTGGCCCGCAGGCGGCGTGGCTCTCGCCGCCATGACCGTCACCACCCCGGCGACCGGCGTGATCCAGTTCGACGCCCAGGACACCGCCTCGGGTGCCTCGGCCACCCTGTCGAACGTGTACGGCTCGCTCGTGTACAACGACACCAAGACCACCCCGGTGGCCGACCAGGGCGTCTGCTTCAACTACTTCGGTGGTGCGAACAGCGTGACCTCGGGCGTGCTCACCGTCGTGTGGAACACCAACGGCCTCTTCCGCATCACGGTCTGATCCATCTTCCCGCCGAAGCCCAGGGGGGTTCGCCTCCCTGGGCTAACGCTCGTTTCACACACTGGAGCATCCATTGGCTGACATCGCTTACAACCCCACGCAGGTCATCCAGGCCCTGTCCGACCAGATCGCCACCCTGACGAGGGACAATGCCATTCTCGTCTCGGCGTTGCAGGTCGCTCAGTCGAACCAGCAAGCGCAGGTTCCCACACCGGGTCCGCACTACGATGATCAGGGAATGCGCCTACCCGACTGATAGGGGAGTTAGAGAGTGACCACGTTCAGCAACTTCCAGGGCGGCACGCTCTCCTCACAGTTGCTGACTGCTGGCACCGTTGCATCGTCAGCGGGGTTCGCCTCACTCCCCGAAGTCGTTGCCCCCAACACGATGTGGGTGGTGCTGGACCCAGGGTCCCTCAACCCCGAAATCGTGCTCGTCACCGCACATGCGGCTGGTGCCACGACCATCACCAT